TGCGGATCATATGGCGATAACCGGGCTGACCGCCTGTGCTTTATGCGCGCCTCTCTGCTGGCCCGGTTGGTTTATTGCGGATCATATGGCGATAACCGGGCTGACCGCCTGTGCTTTATGCGCGCCTCTCGCTCCCCCCCTTTTTTTATGTAGGCAAGAGGGGGTAAGACAGCAAGGTGGGAGAGGAAAGAGAGGAAAGAGAGGAAAGGACGACAAGAACAGCAAGAGTGAGCGCGCAAGACAGCAAGCTAGAACAAGTAAACAAGAGAGAGAGAGAGAGAGAGAGGTGCGTTCTCTATGAAGATCCCTCACCAGTTCACTACGTTGTCCGCCAAGCTATCCGCAGTGGCGGCAATGTCTGTCATGGTTGTGTCGATGGGCGCAACCGCAGCTACGGCAGCAACAGCAACATCCGCGAGCGCAGACAGTGTAGGCGGTACTGTCGGTACTGTCAGTACAGACAGCCTGCCCACCCCCGTGGCAAGTGGCTACCAACTCACGTTCCATGATGAGTTTGATGGCGACAAGCTCGATACGTCCAAATGGGGCTATCAGTACGGTTGCTTCGATCCGGGTCAGCGATCGCAAGCCACGTACACTGACAGCCCAGATAACGTTTCTGTGCACGATGGCTATCTGAATCTAACTGCGCGGTACTCGCCCACGAAGACTAAGTGGGACGGTTCGCAGATCCCGCGTACTTGTAAGAACGGCAGCACTGTGTACGATGCGCCGTTTACGTCGGGCATGATCACCACGAAGAAGTCCGATGGTGCTGTGCTGTATGCTGCGCCTGCTAGTGGTTTCTATGTCGAAGCGCGCATCAAGCTTCCAACTGCGCGCTCATCGTGGTCGTCTTTCTGGACTACTGGTAGCAAGAAGGAGCTGGGTGGCTGGCCGGGTATCGGCGAGGCTGATATTTTCGAGTCCAAGGGTTACGACCCGGAGTACTTGATGAGCAACACGCACACGCCTCAGGCTGGCAACCCGAAGAAGTCCGAGCAGCACCAGGGCATGATGCACGGTGACACGGCCACGTCTCAGAGTGAGTTCCATACTTACGGTATGCTCAAGACTAGCGACGCGATTGAGTTCTACTTCGATGGCCAGATGACACACCGTGTGAAGATGAGCGATATCAAGGGTCCGAACCCGTTCGTCGACCCTGATAACAACTACATCCTGAAGTTGAACCAGATGGTGGGCGGTAACTACTTGACCAATGCCAAAGATTGGTCTGACAAGACCTACGTCGACGCGACCAAGTTCGCTGATGACTACAAGGGTGGTGCTGATGGTACAGACTTCGCTGGTTCGACCATGTATGTTGACTACGTGCGTGTGTATGAGCCGAAGACCGAGTCTGATCAGCCTGCTCAGCCTGTTGATCCGACTCCGGTCCCCTCTCCTGAGCAACCCTCTCAGCCCGCCGAGCCGACCCCGGCACCTGCACCCGAGACTCCAGCCCAGCCTGAGAACCCGGCTCAGCCCGAGCAGCCTGCGCCCTCTCCGACTCCTGCGCCTGCGCCTGAGCCAATGCAGCCTGCTCAGCCTGTTCCGGCTAAGCCACAACCAGCACAGCCTGCCCCTGCTGTTCCTCCTGCCCCGGCTGTCCCTTCCCAGCCAGCAGACCAGGCCCAGCCTTCTCAGCCTGCACAGTCTGAACAGACTCAGCCTGCGCCTGAGCAGCAGCCTACCCAGCCCAAGAAACAGCAGAAGCCTCACCCTGATCGTTTGGCGAACACGGGTATGACCTCGTGGTATCGCCCGATCGTTGTCGCGTGGAACAACTTCTGCTCGTGGATCACCAGCTGGTGGTTCTGGTGACGGATTGATCCGGTGATCGCTGAGCCACGAGCTTTGCGAGTGAGAGCCTTGAAAAAAGAAAGCCCCTGCGGGCGTCAACGCTGCGTCATTAAGACTGAGCAGCGAAGACCCGCAGGGGCTTTCAGGGTTTAGAGAGAGGAAAGTGGGGTTAGGGATGGGGTTAGGGAGGCTAAGTGAGCTTAGAGAGGCTAGGTGGGTTTAGCTGCGTGGGCAGACAGAGCGAACAGAGCTCAGCCCACGAAGTAAGCGATGGTGTTGGCGGTCAGGAATATTGCACACCACACGACGAGCGTGACACCAAACAGCCTGAGGCCAGGGGTGGTGTCAGCGTAGATCCACCCATAGAGGTTGGTGAGCTTGTTCTTCAGCATGGTTCGGTTCCTTTGTGTATCGAGAAAGGTGTGAGACAGAGAGTTCTGTCAATTCAGGATTCGGGGCATCGATAGATGCCCTATTAACAAGAGGGAGAGGTATCCTTGTTGTGGCATCAAGCCAAGCAACAAGAATCCAAGAGTTAAGGAGAATGAATCATGAAGGTCAGGCAGCCAAGGGTTGGTTATATCAATCCGAAGACACTCGAAGTTGAGCCCTTTAACGATGGTGGTAGAGACGCTGGTGCTTTGGAATCAGTCGAGAACATTAGCTCCACTTTGGTCGGAACGGTTGTTAACTGTATGACTAGTTTTAAGTTGGGAACTCCGGCGGAAAAGGTTTTTCCAGTGTTGTGGGCCAAGTATAATATCAGAGGTCTAGATGACAATTCCATTATCAATGCCGTTCATTCGTTTAATGGTCGTATTAACCCTGATAAGGTGACGATCCAGAATGTGAGAACAATGGTCGAACGTTCGGTTAATTTCTCCAAAAACCTCGAACGTGAGGCACCTGGTTCTTTTCATGCTTTTATGATGTCGGGGTCTCGTCCAACGCAGGAGGATGTACGTGAAGTGCTCAGGTGTTATTGTGCGGAGATTCGTTCGGCTCGCGCGCATCGATCCCAGAATATTCGCTACCTGGCTATCTACAACCCACGTTTGAATGAAGTCTATCGGGTTAGGGTCGATCATATCTCTGGGGATGCGATTACTGCTGTTGAGAAAGCGCTCTGATTAGATACACCGAAAACATAGCCCCTCTGAGACAGCGCTCTTGCCTGTTTATTAACAAGCAAGGATACGTCCCAGAGGGGCTATCTGTGTTGTTGCGGTTCTGTGTCTCGTCACAGATCACAGATCAACGGGTCGGAAGTCGTTTGCGAACAGGTGCTTGGCGCACTGCAACGGCGAGCACTTATCGAAGTACCCCCAATGCTTCAGCCCGCTCATGATCTGACACGCGGCTCGCAACACAACTGGCTCCCTGTAATCCCACGACTTTTCATCGCAGATGGTTTCCGGTGTGCGGTCTTCGAATGGGGTGGGCCGCACATCCAAGCAGTCGATCTGGTTGAGATTCACGCCGTACACTGTCGGGCACATCTGGATGTAACCCGGCATGATAAGCGACGGGAAATCCCACGATGTGTCGCGTCGCTCCACATCAGCCTCGCCAGCCTTTTGGCGTGCCCACTTGTCCTTGGTGAGACCAGGCAAGTCGATCTGATCCACAGGTGCTGTGACGGCCATCTTACCCAGCTTGTCTGCGTTGTCAGCAGACTGGGCAGAGTTAACAGTGCATGCCATAGGACGGCACTCGGCGGGCGAGTGCACAGTGTTCCTCTTCGCTGCGTACGTGAGAGCGCATTCGATAGCCCATTCACCGAGGACGCGGGGAATGACAATGCAGCCGCCATCATCGTCGCCATAGCCCCATCCCCAGAAGAGCGCGCCCTGAACGGGCTCGTCCCGGTACGCAGCCGACTCGTAGATGAGCCTGTCGCGCTTCGACGGGATGAGCACAGAGCCTTCCCAGTAGCGATCACCGTCTGTATCCTCATCGAATGCTTCGACGAGAATGCCGTTGTATCCGAGGTCGTAGACCTCGGCGTGCCGGTGGTAGTACCTGACATCTTCGAGTGCCTTGATGAGCTTGCTACCCTCGTCCGTCATGGACAGAGCTTGAATCATGTAGTGCGAGGCTTCGTGGTTGACGTGGTTCAGCATGGTTGTGTTCTTTCTTAAGAGAGATGAGAGTGTGAGCTAGAGAAGCTCTATCAATTCTGTTATCGGGACATCGAAGATGTCCTATATATAAATATATAAGGGACAGAAGATATAGATGGTTGAAAAAATAGCTCCCATACCCCGCCGCGTTCTCTTTTGAGCGTGTGTCGCCACACTGCTCTAAGAGAGGGTAGGGGTATGGGAGCTATCGTGGTTTAGCTGCCCGGCCGCCCGGCTACTGTTCGGCTGCTCAGTCTTCGTACTCGTAGTCCAGGTATTCCCTGTAGCTACGGTAGCTACTACCCTTGAGGGCGTTCTTGAATTCCTGACGCTTGCGGCGCTTGGTGGCACGCTTGGCTGCTGCCCGGGCTCGGCCCGGGGCATCGCCACAGCAGACGCAGTCGCGTCCGCCAGGGCCATAAGGGCACGTACACCCAATCATGAACTCATGAGTGGGGCTGGCCAGAGCCAGCATGTCATCCGCGTTGTTGACGAGAGTGTTGTTCAGGCGCTTGTTACGACGAGGCATCGCCATAACCTTCTTTCTGTTTGTTTATGGGGTTGTTGTGGGTGGGGGAGTGAGAAGAGAGTGAAAGGGTAGGGATGGGATCGTCAGATCGCGTAGCGGTTGAACCTGGCGGTCTTATTGGACGTAGCAGGGTAGAACCTGAGCAGGCGCTCTGTATTCTCGTCCCAGTGCTTTAGCAGCGTGTCGAGCTCGCCCATGGTCTGCCAGAGCTCACCTTCAGTGTCGCGATCGAGACTCATCCCCACGGTTCCATAAAAGACGTTGCCGCACTTCTTACGAAGATTCATGATCTCCTGCTTGGTCGGATGTACACTCAGTGTCTTGCACGCGAGATCCGTGAGCTTGTCCCACATCATGATGGGCCGCTCACAGCGAATCCCGTCGTGCTTGTCCTGAATCGCCATGTCCTGCACGATAGGCGTGAGATCGTCGATCATCTGATCGAACACATCATCGTCGTTAGCCTTGCCATCGGCAATGAGCTTGTCTTCGACCTGAGGGTAGATGTAGCCGCGCATGATCACATCTGCGCGGTGATCTCGCTTCATCCAGTCAGGGATGGCGGCGACCTCAGGAAGGTGCAGCACAAGGTAGGAAGTCCAACGCATGGTCATGGTGGCGCTTCTTTCTGTTGAGAGTGTGGGTATGTGGGTGTAGATCAGATACTGTATCGATTGAATCGTTCGGGCTTGTATGGGTGGAAACAGAGAGGGTAATCCTTGCCCAGTTCCCAGAAGAGAGTGGAGATAGAAAGAGAGATCTATCATTTCTGCGATCGGGACATCGAAGATGTCCTATAGATACAGAGAAAGAGAACAGCAGAGAGAACACACCCCTTCACTGAGTGCGCTTAGTTGCGACTACGAACACGCTTGCATATTGCCTCAGTGGCGATGTAGCTCAGGAGCGTTGAGAATGCGAATGTGGCGGCTGACATGGCGGTGTAGTGCCATGTGCGTGCGGCGACGACGGGCATGTGCCCTGCGTTGCATCTGGTTGGATGCGGTTCTGGGTTTGGTGGGTTTTGTGACAGGTTGGTTGCTGCGTGCATGAGTGCGGCGTTCATTTGTGCTGCCTTTCTATTGCTGAGGTCTGTTGCTGATGCTGCGGGGGGGTGAGCTAGAGTCCCCCCCCCCCCTTCCTTCCTTCCTTCTTCAGTGTCTTACCACGTGAGGCGGAACATGATCGGGTCTGGGTACAACCGATCGAGTTTCAGGATCGTCCCAACGAACTGGGCCGTGCGCTCCAAGAACGCCTTGTAGTCCTTGAAGTTAACCTGCCCAAACATCTCAAGTGGGACTGGGAGATTCATCTCGATTCCGCGCAGAATCACGTCCCCCGACTTGTCGTCGTCCGAGTACGCAGCGTTGCTCAGAGCGTTCAGCATGGCGTGGCAGCTAGAGACGAGATCATCGAGCTGCCCGAAGTTGCTGATCCGGTAACCCTGGTACAGGTCGATCCGCTCAGGGTTGTCGTTGTATTCTGCGGCAGTCTTGTTGAAGAAACGAGACAGGATCTCAGCCTCTACCTCGTTCCACTGCACGAGCAGTTCCTCGTAAGGCATCTGCTCGATCACGTTGCGCATATCGCCCAGCTTCATCGACGCAGTGAGATGCGCAGCCATAGACGGGTACATGTGCGTGAGTGCAAGACTGCGCAGTTCCATCTGCGTGTCGGGAGGGACATCCGAGATGTCTCGGAGGTAAACAAGCTGTGCGCCATTCATGGTGGCGGGCGTTCCTTTCTTTCTTGCGGTTACAACTGAATCACGAGCTGCGGACCCGGGTAGCTTGGATCATAGGCTCGATGGATGTCATCGATGAGGTGCCTGACACCCCATTTGACATGAATTTTTGATGTGCGATTTCCATATGCGTGAGTTTTCCTTCTTGTTAGTCAGTGGTGTTATCGGGCGCTGTGTTCTTGATCAGATCCATGAGGTGACCCAGACCAAAACGTAGGAAGAGCATTTCGTTACTCTGTGGTATGCCATAGGTGTGCATCTCGTCGATGACGCTCTTGTCGATGTACTTGCTCTTGACAACGAGCTGGACACCGAGCTGGATGGCGAGCGCGCGTAGCACAGCGATGACAACGCCGCCAGTAGCTGCGTACTGATCGAACATCTGAGGAAAGTCGTTTTCGACAGTCTTCATCATCGACAGGCTCAAATCCACCGGAATGTACCGAATGTGGTACTCCGTGTGGAGATGACCAAGTAGTGCAGACACCGTGAGCGCAGTTTCGATGCGCTTGTTGTTCCCATCAATTGGATCGATTGAATCGATCGGCTCAGTCACGTTGGTAACTGTGATCGTTAGCCGTGTGTAATCGGGGATGCCCAATTCCGAGCTCTGGATGAACTCAGTGCACACGTTGTGAGTCTTGTCGTTCCAGTCGAGCTCAACGGCGTTCAGTACGTCAAGGTAGAGTTCTTCGCCGTTAGGAGCAGAGTTGAGTGTTGCCAGTAACATCTCGGTGGTCTCACGCGAGAGTGCGTCGATCTGTGTTGGAAGATCGCAATGGCGATCGTTCATATGTCGAAGTCGCATATTTGCGCTCCTTTTTCTGTTAGGTGTGTTATTCGATGAATGTGATTCTCGTGGCCCAGGAGCGGATCAGATCTGCGCTGACCACGGCACCGTCGGTGATTCGACGCCACTGCTTGTCGAATCCTTTGATGAGATGTGCGATGTATGATCCGGTGTCATCGATATGCATGATTTCAATGGCTGTGCCGATCGGTAGTTCATCGATGTTCATGTGTGCCACGGTTCTTAGCTTTCCGGTACGTAGATGATCATGAGCTCGGCAGCGTGCTCGAATACGGCTCGTTATCCTGCATCTTCTTGTCGGCGATCGCATCGAGCTCGTCATCGGAGTACGCATGCGGGTATGCGTCGCGCATTGCCTGCTTGTGCATCGCTCGCTGGATGGACTCAGGGATACCGTTCAGGTTACGACGGTAGTAGAACATCATGCTCAGACTCATGATTGGGCCTCCTTTGCGTGAAAAGTTATGATCGGAACATCGAAGATGTCCTATAGGCATAGAGACAAGATGAAGAGAAGAGATGGAACAACATACCCCTTTACTGGGTGAGAACTCAGCAAAGGGGTATGAGTGTGGTTGTCAGTCTTGCATCATTCCTTGCACCATCTTGGTCAGCTGGTGAGCGATGGCACAAAGGCCGTTCCCATCGAGCGGGTAGACTTCGCCACGCGAGCCCTCCCCTTCACCGAAGAAGTTGCTCTCGTAGAGGTAGATCTCACGGGCTGTGAGATCAATGATGGGGAACTTCGGATAGTTACTATCCGTCAGCACCGGCTTGATCTGCTCATCGTTCGTGAAGAGAGGTGCATCGTGCGCCGCAACGAATGACACCGGCTTGATGCCCGAGCCGGTCTCTTCGTCATCTTCTGCCGTGAACGCACGTGCGAGGATGCGTACGAAATAAGACTCGTTTGTGATTCGCTGCAAGCCGTACTTGTAGCATGCTCGTAGGGCGTCAAGAACAGCGTTCATACCGCCCCAATGCGAGTAGAGAGTGACACCTGTCACCAAGTCAAGGGCGTGAGGCAAGAGCTGCTTGTCGGGGCTGATCGGCTCGTTACGTCGCCAGACAGGCGTCTGGTTGATGACATGCTCGATCTGAACACGATCGGTGATGATTACCATGTTGGAACGGTTGCCCATGATGGGCTCCTTTCAGGATTAGAAGAATGGGAAGAGGAGAGAGAGAGCGGGGAATGGAAGAGTGGAGAGTGATTAGCTGTAGTTGCCACGGATAGTAGGAACAACGACGGTCTCTGTTCCGTTTGCCTTGCTTTCGTCGCACTGCGTCTTAAGGGCATCCCAGTCAACACGACGATGTTCCATCATCGCAGTGATGAAACGGTGGAGATGCCGCGAGGTTGTCTGCGAGTGGTCGAATGCGTCGTTGCGGACGCGCACAACCGAACGAACCGAAGGGATCGCCTTGTCTGCTGAATCGTTAGAGACGTAGAGCGAAACGAGTGCGACGACCGTCCTGTACGAGTAGACCTCGTACTCGTGCTCTCCGATGAGATTGGTACGGCAGACGATGGTGAAGTTTGTCGCCACCGGAATAATCCCATCTGGTTGATCAGTGATGAGCTCTCGTGCGGCCTTGTCGATCTCTGTAAAAATGGTTTTCTTCATGGTGTGTTCTTTTTCCTTTATATGATCGCTATTGATATGTGCTGTTTACTTGCGCTTTTTGTCGGTCTCGGCAGGGATGAGGATGGCGACGGAGACGATGAAGTTCCAGACCATCGCCACAAAAAGAGCCTTGTAGTCGTCGTCAATGATTGCTCCAACCAGAACGCTTACCAACATCGCGTTGATAATCGCTATGGTGAGGCGAATAACGGTTGAAATGTTGCACATGTTGCTACCTTTTGGTTGATGTTGGTTGATGTTGGTTGATGTGGGGAGACGAAGAAAGAAAAGAGAGAGCCACTACGCTCCCCTTTTTCTCCTTTTCAGTCGTTTGCGCAGGCATCGCAGTACACGGCCTCGGTGAGGCCCAGGTACTTGATGCTCTTGTCGGTCATGTTGGTCCAGACGGTGCAGCCGCATTCGGTGCAAAAGATGGACATGGTGGTCTCCTTGTATGTGAGCTTCTGTTCCTAACTGGTCACAATCCGCGCTACACAAACGCAGCACAGACACAGAACCAGAGAAGATGATCAATCTGTTTATCGGCGCTGCTTGCAGCGCCTTGGCCAACCCCTTCAAGAGATGATAAAAGAGACAGTAAAGGACCGTAGAGAGGTGTGCGCTATACTGGTAATCGAGTCAATTTGTCGCGTTACTGCGTATATATGTGCTACTGTAGGCGCTGCCTTCTCAGGCTCAGACTGTGCGATCGTCCCAGTCAACCGTGCATCATACGTTGATCTGCTGCGAGAAGGCGAATAGTAACGCCTGTGGTCAGGCGTTGCGTAACAGCAGGTCTGTTTTTGACTCAACAACAACAGAAAGCGAGGTACGATGACTTCTCGTACGACTAAGCACAAGGGTCGCAAGGCCGTGGCGACCGCTGCGCTGGTGGCGTTCACTGGTGCAGCTCTTTTGGGCACAGGTGTGAACCCTGCGCTCGCGGATGGCCCTAATGGTGGTTCTGGTGGCACTCCTGGTGGCAACCTGGGCGCTGCTGGCAGTCTTGATATCCGCTATGCATTCTTCGACGATGCTGTTCCTAACCCTCAGGGCGGCGCTGCTTCGGTTTCCCAGGGCTGGGGTCAGGACAGTATTGACTGGTTCACGGGCAAGGCCGGTATCACCGGTACTCCTATGGCGGCTAAGCTTCAAACGGCATGTACCGATGCCTTGAATGAGGCTATTGCCCGTGGTCAGGCTGCGGGTGGTAAGGATGTTCAGGCCCGTGTGGTCGGCATCATGTATGCCATTAATAATGGTGTCAACGGTGGTGGCGCTGCTCGTGGTAAGCAGCATTTCTACGATAAGGTGGATGAGTGGAGTAATGCAGGTTACCCCGGTCTTTCCAACCGTTCGATGGAACTTGGCAGCTTCATTAGTGATCTGGCTCGAACCGGTGCTGATAAGGGTTCGGCTGCTGCTGACGACGGGACTGTCTCGACCTCCTGTGTGGCTGTGAACAGCGAAGAGCCCGAGGGTATCTCTACGCCGCCTACCTATGACCTGACGGTGACTACTGATCACGCGTCGACGGTCACGGAGGCGGGTAGCACGACTCCTGTATACGACACGATTCACGCATCGCGTGGTGACTCGACGTTTGCCGAGAACATCGACGCTGAGGTCGTTTTGACCTACGAAGGCCCAGAAGGTGAGGCCAAGTCCGTCACGAAGACTGTGTCGATCGCCAACAACGGTGACACGAAGTCGCCTGAGTTCACTCCGGCTGACTTTGGCTGGACCTCTTGGCCCGCAACGGGCAATGGTGAGGACGGCAAGACGTTCTGGTTCGATGTTCACGTGGCCAAGCAGGGTCACATGAACGCGGCGGTTGACACTGCCGATCGTGAGGCTTCTGAATCGTGGACGGTGAAGCCCAAGAACCCCGTCAAGGTGCTCACCAACGGTGAGACCGGATCTGGCCTGACTGAGAAGGACGTGTTGGCTGCCAACATGTTCTATAACGCCAACATTACGGCGCACAGTAATGGCTATGCGTCGCAGCTGACGATCACCGACACGGTGAACACTGCTGATGTCTTTATCGGTGGTAAGGATGCAGACGACGCAGGTCGTGTGCAAGTGCTTGGTCCGAACGGTCAGCGCATTAAGGCTGACGTGACGATCGATCGTTCCATTGAGGGTAAAGTCGTTATCACTGGCACTGTGAAGGACATCGTCGACCAGGGTAACTACACTCTCGTGGTCCCGACCTACACGTTGGCGACGGGTGCGGATTATAAGATCCCGGATGACTCGAAGGTCTGCTACACGGCTGCGCAGGATCACTGCCTCGTCGGTAACTCTGCTGAGACCAGAAAGGTGACGCCGGACCCCGATAAGGTCTGGACCGCTGATGAGACTGAGGCGCGTACGACTGCTGATCCCGAGCGTACGAACCAGAAGGGTGTTGATAACAAGACGTTCCTGCCCGGTGATAAGGTCAGCGCCGTTGTCAACGACCACATCACTACGTACCTCCAGTACGCGCTGGAAGAGTACAGCATTACTGACGACTGGTCGGACGGTCTGACCTACGTCACGATGGACGGTGCTCCGAAGGTCTACTTCCAGGGTCAGGATGTCACGGATCTCTTTGAGATCACGAACGATACTGCGAAGGGTGTGACCACTGCGAAGGCGAAGCCTGAGTTCCTGGCCAAGACGGCGCGTCTGACTGAGCCTGGCGAGGTGAAGCTCGTCATCTCCGGTCAGTTCCGTCGTGACTACGACACTGACGGCGAGAACAAGCAGCTCATTAATAAGGGCTCTGTCACGTGGAACAACGAGATGAAGGTCACCAATGAGCCGCCGATCTTCACGGTGACCCCCAAGCCCGCGATCGACGTGGAGAAGTTCACGCTGGACGAGGGCCTGGAGGCTGGTGACCGCGACGAGGCCGATAACGCTCTGACGCTGAAGTCTGCCCAGGGTAAGGGTGCCGAGACTCAGATTGGCTTCCTGGTGAAGAACACCGGTGAGGCTGACCTGGTGAACGTCTCTCTGACCGATGCGACGCATGAGGGCACCACCGGTAACGTCACCGGTATCGTTTGTGAGATCCCTGCTGAGCAGGCTGTTGCTGATCCGGCGAATGCCGGTGTGACCGGTGGCGCGACTGCGCAGACTGTGAAGGTTGCTGGCGATAAGATTGGCCACCTGTTGGTCGGTCAGTCTGTGTCCTGTGTTGGCACCCTGACAGGCGTTGAAGAGGGCACGCTGCACAGTGACACTGCCACTGTGACCGGCGAGTCCATCCACAATGGCAAGAAGGTCTCTGACTCTGACGACTGGCACGCGAAGGTGAACTCTCCTGAGCAGCCTGCTCCGAAGGGCGCTGTGACCGGTAAGGCCGCTGGTGCGAACACTGGTCTGCTGGGCGTTCTCGGCGCTCTGATGGCTGCGATCGGTCTGGGTGGCGGTGCTACCTGGTTCGCTCGTCGCAAGGCGCATGTTGCTGCGAAGCACTGATGTGCTAGTATGATCACTGACTCTCAAGAAGGTGATCAGTACGTAACCCCCGTGGTAGCTCCACACTACTGCGGGGGTTACGTGTATCTACAGCATCCGCGCTGTGATAGAATGGCTCGTGTACCAGTAGAATCGACCAAGAAAGAGGTCTCACTTATGACTGCCCCTGTGATTATGATGCCTGATGTTGACGCTGTTCCTGCCCTGATCGATCGTCGCGATGTGCCCACGTCGTTGGTTGGTTTCGTCGGTCTGAAACGATCGGGCAAAGACACTGCTGCGCAGGGTCTGATTACCCGAGGCTGGAAGCGCATGGCGTTTGCCGATCCGCTCAAAGAGATGAGCATGAACCTGCGCGGTGTGTGGGTGCAGATCCCAGATGGTATCCATCTTGCTCGGGCTGTCGGTGGTACGCCGCGCTATGGTGGCGGTTTCGCTAAATATCACGAGGTAGTCGATGCTTTGGGTATGGAGAAGGCGAAGGATCTCGTTCCTGATGTGCGCACTGTGCTCCAAACGCTGGGCACAGATTGCGTGCGTGGTACGTTGGGCGAGAGGACGTGGACGGATCTGACCGGTCAGCGCGTACAGGAAGAGCTCGCGCGCGGTGAAGCTGTGGTGCTCACCGACGTCCGGTTCGATGAAGAGTTTGCTCTCACGCATGATCTCGGAGGCATCGTGATTGGCGTGTGGCGAGGGGATCAGAACTCGTTGGATCAGGCGCTGGCAGACGCATCTGTCGGGGTGCCGTGTTCTTCGGGGGCTGAGCACATCTCAGAGACCAACGCATATGGATTGCTCCAACGTGCCGATGCCGTGATCTGTAATTGCGGATCTGTCAGCGACCTGCAACGCGCGGTGTGCGACGTGGTTGATTAAGCTCATACATGGGCTTGTGGCGCTTATCTGGTCATGATGTGACCCGGTAAGCGCCGTTTTGCTTGATGTATGAGTCGAATTGGTGTATGATGAGCCATAGATGACCAGATAAAACCATCTGGTGTATTGCGGTCCATCGTTAGCCCAGATAAGAACCTGAAATGGAGGAACCTGTTTATGCCGCGACGTTTTAATGGGTCTATTCCTAGGCCCCAGTCTCGTCGTTTTAGGGTCTCTGTACCCGATGCTGACGAATCTGTTCTTGAATGGATCGGAGCGCAGTCCGATCTCAGTGCCTCGGTACGCGCACTGATCCGAGACGCGATCGAGCGCAACGGATACCGAGATGCGACGTGTTATCCCGTCCAGCAGCAACCGCGTCGGGGGCGTCCGCCGAAACAAGCAGAGCAAGTAGATCAGGCCGAGCAGTCGGAGCAGTTTGTGACTATTGACGGGCATCAGATTGCCGCTCAGTCGATCGGTATCTTGATGCCAAAGGCGGAGCTGGATCGCGAACTTCTGATGGTCCCTGCGTCGCATGATGGTGAGCTAGATGAGACAGTCGAAGCTCTGCCTGAGTCTGATGTTGCTGATGAGTCTGTTGAATTTGATGACTCTGACAACATGGCGGATGCTAATACCGGCTCTGCACACGAAAACGCTATTGAAGATATGCTCGGCGCGCTGCGCTGATTCCAGACAGATAAGAGAAAGTGAGTACACATACTATGGCTTCTTCTGCAATCCCTACGTCCTTGAACACGATGACGCTTCTTGGCGGCATCGATGTCGGCAACGGCTACGTCAAGGGTTTGGTGCGTGGTGGGCGCACTGACAAGGCTGGTAAGCCTGTCATCGACACGATCGATTTACCCAGCGGTGTGGCGCTGATGACCAGGCCGAACTCTCTGCCGAAGGCTGATGTCGAGGCGACGGAGGTATGTGCCGACGACTTCTACAATGACCTTGATGTGTCGTTCTCGTCCCCGATGGTGAGCAACACGTATCGCCATCTGTTCGGCAAGCGCTCTCTCACTGCGAACGGCGCGTTCGATGAGTTTAACGTCGTAGGCCGACGCTCGAAGGCTGAGCAGGAACTGTCCAAAGTGCTGATCCTTGGGTGCTTTGCTGCGAAGGCGCTGCGTGACTACGTGGCTGTTGCGAAGGCTCTGCCTGCATCGGAGCTCATCGTCGACGCGCGCGTCGCTGTCGCGCTGCCGATCGATGAGTACATGCGTCATCGCACGGGTTACAGCGCCGAGTTTATGAGCGCAACGCATCTTGTCACTGTCCACAATTTTGAGACGCCTGTGACGGTGCGGATTACGTTCCGCGATGTTGTCGTGATGGCCGAGGGTGCATCCGCGCAGTGGGCCATCACGGAGAAGGGCGTGCCGCTCATGCAAGCCATGCTTGCCGACGTGCGTTCGCGCGGTCTTGCATTGGAAGGCGTGAGCGCGGAAGATATTCTCGCGGCTCGTAACACGATTGGTATCGACATCGGTGAGGGAACGATTAACTTCCCGGTGTTTACCAACGGCAAGTTCAACGCAGACGCCTCTGTGACGTTCGGTGAAGGCTACGGCACTGTGCTGACCCGTGCGTTGGAGTCCATGGATGCCGAAGGCTTCCATACGGGTTTCACCAGTCGGAAGCAGCTGGCGGATTTCCTCCAGCGTGAGCCCTCGTCGTTGAAGCGCAACTTTTACAACAAGGTGCGCGCCTACGTCGATCGTGAGATCGAGTTTTTCGCCCGAGCTGCGTCTGACCAGTTTGGTCGTGTACTCAGTGTCGTTGGTGCCACAACCGAGGTTGTGTTCGTCTTTGGCGGTGGCTCTGGCCCTGTGAAGAACGCTCTGTATCCGCTCTTGCTCAGCAAGGTCGCAGAGATGAATACAGAGGACGCAATGCCGGTTCTCTACCTGGATGCGTCGTACTCGCGCTCTTTGAACCGTGAGGGTCTGTACTCGATTGCTCAGGCGTCTGCTGGCAGGGCTGGGGCTTCTAGTAAGGTCAGTAAGCGTTCGTCTAACAAGAACAGTAAGAATGACAAGGGTGGTGAGTGAGTAGATGTCTACAAGCCCGTGGGATGACGCTTTGCGTCGTTATGCGACGGCAACGCACCATGTAGACGGGGCAGACACTGTGATCGATTCTGATGTGGCGGCAACTGGTGATGAGCCTGTTGCCGCCACCGGCGCTGTTCTGCCTAGTTTCGATAGCATCGTGGGTGGTGACGGGATGGATCTCAGCAAGACTGAGTCTTTGGTCGTTCCGTCGACGCTCGACGAGGTGTTGCACGATGCTGGCGTTGAGCAAAACAAGAACACCACTAAGCGATCGCGTGGCAAGCTGCGCCGTGTCATGACAGTTATCGTGTGGCTTCTTATCATGAGTCTGATCTGTAGCGGTTTCTATCTGATCTATCGCGCACATGATGAGGCTCAGGTCGAGGAAGAGCTTCCGGTGCCTACTCAGACGTATCAGGATGAGGAAATCTCTACTGAGCCTGTCGAGGCTACTGATGATGTGCTCACCCACGAGTGGGATGTTGTGAATGCCGACTCTGATCAAGGGTCGAACACGTGGGAGGTGAACACCGAGGATTACCGGATTAGCACGATGTCGGTTGCTCGTATGGCTCCTGGATCTGTGTTCATCCCGGAGTCTGGCATCTACTTGGAGCTTCAGCCGTCTGACACGTTTGAAGCGTCGAACTATGGCGATCTTCAGACCATCCATGTGCCGACCAACGTGCACCGAGGTGTGTGGTACTCAGCTGGAGCACCTCTCACTGCATCTGATACTGGAGTTCTCACCGGTGTTCGTCCTGATTCCTCCTCATCTCAGTCTTCCGACTCCGTGATGTCTGGAACACGCAGTGGTTCTGAAGGCCAGGAGAGCCAAGTACGACAGCAGGTGAGTGCACAGGGAACAACGTTGATCGCTTCTCATGTGGCGTGGACAAAGCGTCACCGTGGGGCTCTGTATACGATGGCTACCGATGTCAAGCAGAACCAGCTCATCTGGGTGAAAGGCTTCGACGGGTCGCTCGCCACGTGGCGTGTGAACGGCATGTGGTTTGCTGAGCACCAGGCGTTTCCGGAGGACTACTTTAGCGCTACTGGACCTCGCCGGTTGGTGCTCACTACGTGCGGTGGCCGAGTAAACGACTACGGTTACTATCAGCAGAACGTGTTCTTGGTGGCAGAGCCTGTAGCTCTGGAATCAGCAACACAGCAGTGATGTAGTCACTGCGTAAAGCAATCCCCCGTAGCAACGGTGTGCAACCGTGCTACAGGGGATTGGTGTTGTTTGCGATATTCTCTTGTGTGTTCGGTTGTGATTATGATTGTGATTGTTGATCAGAATAACACGTCTTTACTCAGAAAGGCGGGTTACCCTGATCGAACCCGCCACCGAACGGATCAGATGCATCGAGCGCATCGTCCGCGAAGACGGGGGTCTGGGGGGCAGGAGTAACAGCAGCAGTAACAGCAGCAGTAACAGCAGCAGGAGCAGACTGTACAGCCTGAGCAGCGCGGTTCTGTGCGTCCTGCTGGGCGGCACGCTTGGCGAGACGCTCGGTGGTCACCTTGCGGTTCTCCAGCATCTGAACGTCGGAGACGATCAACTTTGTCACGTAACGACGCTTGCCGTTTCGATCGACATAGGAGTCGGTCGTAACGCGGTACGACACCTCCACAAGGTCGCCCTTGTGAATCATGTCAAAGACGCCGTTTCCACGGTCGTTGGGGATGAAGCGTTCTACGGACACCGCGTCGGTGCCGCGCTCGCCACCCGCATTCACGAAATCTTGATCCACCAGAACGGTGAATCGAACCGTACGGGATCCGTCCTGGTTGTTAAAGAGGTGCGGGTCGGACGCCAGGCGTCCAATAGCGACACCGAAGTTCTTGGGGTTAATACGTGCCATTTGTGTTTCTCCTTCTTATGGCTAGAGTTAGATCGTCTTATGATCTCTAACGATCTTTATCAATAATTATCTGAGTACATCTGTGATGTACGAAAAATACTCTTAGTCTTCAGAAAAGACTGTTTCCGTTCTTCTTATTCTCCAAAGAGCCTGTGTGTGCGGATCTCGATGATCAGCTTCATGGTTGGTCGATAGACACTATCGATGACAACGACGGGCGCATCATATGCTTGTAGAAGCTTGAAAAGAATGCCGTTGCCCATGTGGACGAACTTGCAATAGCTCTCTGAGAGCTCTTGGATGACGGCTTCCCATCGGGTCATGTTGCCGTCAAGGAGCATGAGCTCCCAGTCAGCAAATAGTCGGCTGATGATTCCTGAGTAAGCAACTTGTCACCCCCACTCCTCTCGACAAGAGTGACGAAACACGGGTGACCCATAGTCAACACCAGAAAGGAAAAACTGTGTTGACTAGCTCCCGAACTAGGATTCGAACCTAGGTTACCGGAACCAAAATCCGGTGTGCTGCCACTACACTATTCGGGATGAAGCCAAGTGCGTTACTTGGCTGGGTTAGTCTTGGATAAGCGATTAATTGAAGACACGGTGGCCAGGATCAATGATCTCGTAACCATATTGACTACATATTGTATTGAAGGTGTCTTCATTGTAGTAGTTACCCTTGTTGTCTAACCAATAATAGGTTAGTTCGCCAAGTATGAGAAAGAACGATTTGTTCAACCGTTCGATACGCACCAGGGCACCGCTGCTGAGTCTTTTCAGGTAAATAATCTGTGGAATGAACACAAGTGCATCCTTAATAACACTTAGAAGTGAATCGTATGGGATCAAAGATGATTTCGACAGGCCAATACAGACCTTCAATAACATCGTTCAAGAATCGGTAAGCGCTCTTTGTTTCGCCTTCGGTGTTTGTCCACACACTATGGAAAAGATAGTTCGCTCAATGGATTGCTTTTCATAGCAAAGTTCCTTTTACCCTTCTAGTAGTACTTCGACACAACCCCCATCATCAATCATCTTGCACAAGAACTCGTGGACACTGTAAGAGACAGACTCTTCATCAGTCCATGCTCCTTCAAGGTCCATCATTCCGAAAGGGCAGCTATAAAAGTAAGTGTGGTCGTTAAACCTCACGACAGTGCCAGCATCGAGAAGCCCACAGTAAGGACGGTTTGAGAGAGCAGTGGTGTCTTTGTCTTTGACAGGAATTTCAACATCGCGCATCTTCCACGTTAGTTCACAGTACAGTTCGTTCAGTTCATTGAGCAGGTCTGTGTTTGTAGTCATTTTTCAGAACCCCCAATCTTTACTTGTTTTCCTTCATGATGGACTTCATGATCTCTTCGACAGCGCACGTACTGCAACAATTATTGTCGCCCATGCCCTTTTCGATAGCGTCTTCTAGTGCGGTTTTGAGCCAGGCTTCGGAGACGGTAAATGTCCCATCTTCGTTACGCTTGATGCCGATGTTATCAACCATTGGTCTATCCTTCTATTTTTTGTTTGTAGTGTGTATAAAGAAAGCGCCGGAATCATTACGAATTTGAGACCGGCGCTTTCTTTAGTCAGTTGGTCTCGTACATGATGTCGACTCCGAAAGCGAGCGCGGCCTGGTGCTCTAGGGTGCATCCACGCGTCGTGTCCCATCCGTCGCACATGTAGATCACGTGCGCCTTCGAGAGACGCATCAGCGCGAGGCCCATGTGCCACAGTGCAGGGTTGACGACATCGTTGTTAACGTCGTACTTGAAGTCTTCTTCATAGACAGTATCGATGGGCTCGTAACCAGCTGCCCGGACGGCAGTTTCAGCCTTTTCTCGCTGCAACTTGACCTTATCGGGATCGACGCCCTTCATGGGCTGGGAAATGATTGCGTGTTTGGTAGGCATGGTGATGATCCTTTCGCCTGTATCGTCGGAATGGCGGGATTCGAACCCGCGACCCCCTGCTCCCAAAGCAGGTGCGCTACCAAGCTGCGCCACATTCCGTACTGTGTTGTTTCGTGTTGGCAGGTTTGCTCTCCAGGCCCCAGATCACCTCTGTTAGTAGATAGGCCCGAAGAGCAAACCAGATGCGGTAAGTCATTAGAAAGGTGATTTCTAATGGGTCCGCTACCGTCCTCAAGATTATCTCCCTGGACGGGGTTATGTGGGGGATGCTGTTCTGCTATCTATCATCGTAGTAGAACTTGACCAACAGAAACTCACACACAAACGCCCAATGGCGCAATTGTTGGTCCTCGGAGTGCTACCCCGTACGCGATCCCCCGATCGCGGTGTCCAGTGCATCCGCTTGATCAGAGCGGCAGGAACTGAGTCCTAATCATCCAGCATTGCCCGGACACATGGTGGTCCCCTCGGTGGGATTCGAACCCACAAGCCAAAGGCGGCGCATTTTGAGTGCGCTGTGTTTGCCACTTTCACCACGAGGGGGCGGTGAATATTTAGTTAGTACCAGTGTACATTACCTCCCCCGGTACATCTGTGATGTACAGGGGTACAAACAAACAGACATACACAGGGGAGGGGGGCAATGCGATCATTGTCTACTGATCGTCAGTTGCAATGTCGGTGTTCTGTGCAACATGTGTAGCCTCGTAGGCATCAATGACGCTCTGGTTCAACATGCCTCGTTTGGCAACGGTAATACCGTTCTCCAGTGCCCATGCACGGATCTGAGCGCTCTTCTGACGCTTGATACGAGACGCCTCGCTGGAGCTGCGCGACTTGCGCGAAGCCTTCTTCTTGGTGGCGCGCGCACGTCGAGCGTGCTCGATGTAAGGTGCGAGAGCCTCGTTGAATGCAGCTGCGTTGGCCTCAGAGAGATCGATGCTGTAGTTCTTGCCACCCACGCTGAACTCGATGGTGGTGGTAGCAGGCGAACCGTCGATGTCGTCGACGAGTTCGACGCTCGTGTGTTCCTTGCGCATTGTTGTTTCCTCTTCTTTCTGTACCTGTTGTCTCGGTGAAAGATGAGGGAGACCCCCCGAGAAGCAATTCTCTGTGTGGGGCCTCCCTCATCTCTTTGCTGCTATGTCAGCGACTGTCAGTTGTTGTTCTGTCGACGACGGACCAGCAGCAGAATGCCACCGGCAGTCACGAGCGAGGCAACACCTGCAATGAGCATCCCGGTGTTGTAAGCCCCGGTCTTGGCCAGACCCGTGATAGCGCCCTTTGGGGAGCTCGGGGAGCCCGGCGTAGGTTGGGCAGGGGTGTTCGTCACAGGCGTAGGCGGCTTAGGCTGAGAGGGGGTCGGAGTCTCCTTGGGCTCGGGCTTCGGCGCAGGCGGGGTCACGCTTGGCTCAGAAGGCTTCGGCTTGGGGGCTGGAGTCGTAGGAGGCTCAGTCGGAGGCTTCGAGGGCTCGGGAGTAGGCTTCGGCTTCTCAGGAGTCACAGGAGGTTCCACCGGAGGCTCCGAGGGCTTCGGATCCGGCGTAGGCGTCGGAGGCTTCGAGGGCTCGGGAGTAGGTGGGTTAGACGGCTCCGGAGTAGGGGCCGGGGGCTCAGACGGCTTTGGCTCCGGCGTGTTGGGCGGAGTCGTCGGAGGCTCAGAAGGAGTAGGCGGTGTAGACGGCTCCGGAGTCGGTTCCGGGGTGGGAGTCACAGGAGGCGGCGTTACCGGCTTCTCGTCCTCCCCCGTTTCGGCACCGGAGGAGCCCTTTGCCTTCCAGGTGACGGTGGTGGTAACCTCCTCGTCGTTCACGACAGCCGTATTAGTCATCGTCTTTTCGGGCGTAACGACGGTCACGCCGATGCGAGCCAGGTGATCCCCCGTGAGGTCACTCGGGATTGTGAAGGTGACCGACTTGCCATCCTCACTCTTAGTGATTGCGGGCTTGTTGAGCAGAGGGTTGGTCCAGTCGCCGTTGTCGACGGGAGTCAGCGTGATGCCAGTCTTGAACGTGGCATCATTCCTATTCTCTGTGATCGTAACCGTCTGTCCAGGCGCACCTTGTGCCTGGATGTCGCACCAGAACTGGTAGGAACCGTCTGCACTCTTTCCGTTCGAGTAGCAGAACTTTTTGTTGCCGGGTGTGGTGGGTTCACCCACCACACCCTTGCCCAGACCGACGGTGTACTTCGTGTTATCCACGATCACGTCAGTGGTGGTCTTGCCGACGCTATCCTTGTTAAGAGTGGCTTCGAGCTTGACGAAGCCATTCTTAATGCTACCGTTGCCGCCCAGAGTCTGGGCGATGTCTTCCGTGACGGTGCAGGTGAAAGCACCGTTGGCGGCAACGCACTTACCGATGGTTTTTTCGGATCCGTCCAAGGCGGTGGCCTTCAGGTCAACGCCGTTGAATCCGTTTGGGATCTGGAGACCCTCGCCAAGAGAGACAGAGAACTGGGCACCCTTCTCGACCTTGTTACCCGCGTAGTCGATACGGATGTCAAGCGGAGCGTTGACGGAGTACTTGTCTCCGTAACGACCGTTGATCTCGGTCTTGGTGATCGTGATGCCACCGGTTGCCGATGACGTTCCAGGCTCGGTCTTGATGATGCCGTTGTTGCCATCAGCGGATGTAGAGACGGCGGCAGTGTTGCCCGCGTTGTTGGTGGCGTTGTCTGCCTCGCCCACGGCAGCATAGGCTGCGATTGGGCCAGTAAAGAGGAGCGTCGTAGCGACCACGAGGGTCAACCCGGGACGCTTAAACGTATTGCGAGTCATGGAGTGTTTTTCCTTCCTTCATGATCATGTGTCGTGACTGTGGATGATGGGTTCATCCCCAGAGAAGATCCTTACGCATCTGTGATGCGTGGGGTCGTTCTGATCTTAGTTTACTTGATAACCGAGGATATTTACAGCGGTGTGAGAGATCAATCGAAGAATGCGCAGTTTCCGCCAAACTTCTGAATAAGAGTGTCGCGGATCAGTGGTACTGGTGCATCATCAGGCACGCGGCATGTGATGACGATCTTGTTACGAGGTGCGGAGGATGTACCCAGAACTGGTATGATCGTCCCACGTAGCTGCTTGGGCACGATATTGTAGTTCTTGACGAGAACCGTGTGTACAGCGAGCGCCTTGCTTTCAATTTCGGCGCTGGATAGATATTCGTATTCGCTCGGTCGGCAATCACGTGGGAATGTGATAGGGAACTCAACGCGAAGCGTGGTGTAGCGACGTGGCCGAAAGCGCTTGATGAGAGTGATGAGAGACATGGTGATCCTATCTGTTATTTTCTTTTTTAGCCCACTGGAGTTAGGAGGATAGTGTAGAGAGAATGGTCATCAATACATAGATGCCAATGGTAAGACCAAGGATACCAATGAGGATGCGGCGTTTCGTTGGCTTTTTGTGGCGACGAATGAACTCTTTGTATTCATTTTTGCGCCGTTTGTACTCGCCGTATGCTGGTAGATATGGGTCATAGTTACTTTTACTTGACCAGTGCTTTGGTCCCATGTATCGCCAATAGCGCATACGTTCTTCATTTTCGTATGCGGGATTGGCGCGGTATTCCTTTTCGTACGCATCCGCTAGATTAGATTATATGCAATACTTTCTATGCAATACTTTCAAGTCTGCCGATGGCAGGAATTGTCCGGTTGATGTAAACTTCTTGCTGCTGGCGTTCGTACGCTTTGAGCAAATCGTCGATGTTGTTGGTGTTTGGGGATGCTATGTATACAAAAATTTCGTAATTCATTTCTGAGGTTTTTGTCTTCGTTATTCCATCGGCTTGATAAATGTTGCGATATCGACCATGATAACGATTAGGCAGACACTCATGATGATCGCATTGGTGATGAGATATTTGATGTTACGTGCTTGATTCGCAGGCTTTGTTACGGCCATGTTGCGTGTTAGCGTTCCGAGGGTGACGAATAGGAGCGCGAATAGCGTGAGTACTGCGACACAGGCGGGGATGGTTGCGTTCATTGTTATAACACCCCCCCTCTTTTATACAATGGTGAGTACAAGTATTGTTGCCATACTTGCCATACTGAGAATTGCAACAATGAGGCTCGCTCCAGCATAGATATACTTTGCCTCTAGGAAATTTTTGAAAAATACCAATAGGCTAGGGATAAAGATGGCTAGGGCTGTCATCATTACTAGCGCGTTGAGCATCTCTCTCTCTTCAGGGCCAGACGAGCCATGCGTCTGGCTTCGTATTGATGCGTTCAAGCATCCATGCGTCATCGTTTTCAACTTCGATGTTGTTACTGTCGATCCACAGGGTGAATCCATCGCAGTACGTCTTCATGTACCGGATGCCTTCGTTGTTTTCAACGATAGCGCCGATGGCAAGCCTGTTGAATGGGACAGTGAGTGTACTGAACAGCACTGGCGGATACCTGTGTTCGACCTTGTCATAGTAGTCGAGTCGGCACGATGTCCATTCGAAGTTAGGCATGTTGGCTTTGAAGCGAATTCGTGAGGGCAACTCGATAGTGACGCCATCTCCGCAATCAACGGTGGCGTATTCGCGGATTTCATCTTCGTCGCTGATCTGGTTAAGAAGCCAGACGATGTCTTCTGCCGAATAGTGGCGCATTTCGTCATAGCCTACCGCGTCGGGTACAAGATTTAGATTGTATACCCTCGCGGACAGCCACTTGGGAATCTTGATAGGAGTTTCGGTCATGGTTGTTCCTTTTGTGTGTGAGTTTGTGGTTGGTGCGCTTGTGGTGGAACGGCGGCGGTTATCCACCGCCGTTCCAGGGATGCCACAGATCAGCCGAAGTGGACGATCGTGACGTTGCCGTTGGCGTTGCGAGCGAGTTCAGCCACAGCGTTATCATCGAGTAGCTCAGCCATGGTGTTGACCCACACACTGTGACCGTGGTCGTCATGGTCGATGAGAGCGTGGAGGAACTCGTCACCCTCGATGGTGATGACGGTTCCGAAGGGAAGGTCGACTGCCTTGTAGGTACTCTGGAGCCCGTTGGGATCCTGAGCGGTGAACAGGTCTTCTGCGAGCACATCGGAGTCGGATGCGGACTCAGGCTCTTCCTGCTCGGTCTGCTCAGCAGCACCATCCTCGATGAGCGCTGCGATCTTGTCCAGGTCGATGCCGATGGCCTCAGAGAGAGCCTTTCGGGCATAAGCCTGCTCGGCATTCTTGAGCTGGTTCTGGAGGTTACGGAGAGCTTCTTCGGTGTTCGTGAAATCGAAGTCAGACATGGGTGTCCTTTCTTGTTGTGTGATTGTGTGAGGTAGTGGTCTCTTCACCTCTACCGATGCAATTCTATTGCATGGAAACAGAGCATAACTCAGAGAGAGCCCCGTTACCGGTTGCTGCACTGTGTACTCTGGGTACTGAGCAGCGTGGTAACGGGGCGTGTGTTTAGCGTCTTGCACTTAGTTGTTGTCGTAGCGACTGTAGGGGTGGCGCTTCACGTAGTCCTGGAAGCCGCTCAGCACAGCCTTCCAGGTTCGACGACTACCGAATATCCGATCGAGCCCAGCCCAGTACTCGGGATTATCGGAAGAACCGATGGTCCGAGAGCTTTGTTTGTATGGGCTGTCGCCCATCTTGTCGACACGGGTGACGATCAACGACACAGTGCCGTCTTTGTCGAAGTTCTCCCACAGTGCGATGTGGTAGTAGACGTAGTTCCAATCATCGAACCACGTCTGGCGACGCATGTAGCAGTCTTCAAAGAGGCCGACATCGGGGCCGACCTCTTCCCACTGTCGCCAGTCGATATCAAGAGGGATATGGGGCATATGTTTTCTCCTATTTAGTATTCGGCGTATTTACAGTGGCTGCAATTGCAACCCTCGTATTCATCCCAGTCGACTTCTTCCTCGTCGTCACCGTTGTATTCACCGACGTTCGTGAGGATGCCGTACCAATCATCGTAGAAACTCACTCCGAGTACCCCATGATGGTCTGAACGAGGTGGTCGTAGTCGCCGGACTTGGCTTCTGCGATGACAGCGTTGATCTCGTCGTCGGACCAGCCCTCTTGACGAGCGGCGCGCTTCCATCCGCCGATGAGAGCGAAAGCGTTGCCGTCAGAATTGGCGATGTTGAACTGGACCGTTTCTGCGTGTTTCATTGTTGTGACCTTCTTTTTGGAATTTTTGTTATGGGATTTGGTATTAGCTCCAGAATATTTATTTAGTTGGTGGTGTCGATGATAACCATGACAGGTTTCATCTCAAACTTGTCATAGAATTCCTGGACAGTCAGCTGGGTCTGCTCGCCCAGCACCAGCCATGGCCGCTGAGCAACCACGACACGTCGACACGCAGCATGTCTGCGATTAGGTCGAGGTCTCCAAACGTGAGATCCAGTAGCTGACCCGTCACCGATCGAATGACGTTGTGATCAATGTTTGGATAGATCTGGTCACTACGTGAGATAACCCGATCGATGAAAGCCTTCTGCGCGTTTTCACCTGTGATGTTGTCGATGTTGATAGCCATGGTGGGGAGAACCTTTCCGGTCTTAGTTGGTCGGTGCAGATGTAAGAGCATCGATCGTCTGAGCAACCGTGTCGCAGTGCTCGCCGTCGATGATGTAATCAGTGGCGGTGACGATGATGGTGATCGGATCTGTGCTGGCGATGTTGTTGACGTGGGCATGGAGAGTGATGACCCCGTTGTCACGGGTCACCACATCAAAGGTGATGTCTCGCGCCGCGATCACCAAGTCGAACACGAGCTCGTCTGCGCGATGATCGTGTACGTTGTAAGAACGGTCGGATCGAGTGTTCTTCTGCTTCTTGGCCATGATGGTATGGGCCTTTCTGGTAGGTATATCAGTGGGTGTATGGATCGAGTGTTCGATACGTTCCATGGGTGGGATGATTGGGGTTATATACCCACAGACGTTGGTTCCACACAACAAGGACAGGGATTCCTGCTCGCTGCGCGAGGTCGACGCAGTTCCACGTGCCTCGGGATCCGGGCCCTTTGGGTGATCGGGGAACGCGAGGCAGAGATCGGCTCCTAGCTCAACCATCTGCTTATTGCGGATGGGGCCAGCGGCTCTGCCGTACTTCTTCCAGTCGGCTCGATGGATCTCAGCCTGGAGATTGAACAGGCGTTGTCCGTGGAGAGCCGCTTCGGTGTCGGCTCCTGTTGCACCACCATGGACGATGATGGGGTTCTTCCGAGTCTTGTCAACGATGTCCTGCACGGCGATGAGCAGTGCGTGAGAGTCATACGGTGTCCACTGGTGGTTGCGAGAACCGGTGATGAGCAAACGGGGCAAACGGGGCGTATCAGACATGGTGTTACTCCAAACAGGGAAGAAAGGGAAGAGAAAGAGAGAGGTAGAGAGGGAATCAATACGATTACCGGCACACGGTAGTGTGCTCATCAAGAGACAAGCCGGTGCTCGTTGTAGTAGTCACGCATTGCGTCATGAGTGATGACTTCATCGGTGGTGACAATGGGGATACGCGACAGATGCGAGAGTGACGATGTGTGTCGTGCATAAGCGTCCACCCACGGGAGCTCGTGACATACTTTGTCGCTTAGTTCAGCATGGGCCATGTTGCCGATCGCTGCACACACATCATCGACGAGGATGCGTTGTGTATCGTTAAGGGCTGATGGGTCGCTAGAGGGCAGTTCTCCTGGTCGAATCAAGAGTTCGTCTCGATGGAGACAGTAGAGTTGCGGACACACTGGACCGACTATCCACGCATGGAAATCCTCTGGGAACAGAGGGGATCCGTGTTGAGCGAGATGTGCGGCTTGAGCGTAAAACGCAAGCTTATGGAGCTTCATCGTCACCATCGTGCTCTCGTGAGTGAGGATGTATGCGGCGACATCCACGATGGATACAGATGTAGTCATGGTTCACCTCTTCTTTCTTTTGTCTTGTGGGACTGTGTCGGAGGACGGAGATCATGATGATGCTCGTCACACGAGAGTGTGCCAAGGCTCTGTGTTATACTTAGTTATCAGGAAAAACGAAGAGCCACAACACAGGGGTGGAGCAAGCAAGAGAGGGGTTGCGATGGCCAGAGCACAGGCGAGAGAAGCAGGTGAGCCGATGGTTCGGCTCAATGTGCGTATGCCGGATAGCGTGCGCGACAAGGTGGATTACTGGGCCGAGAAAGAGGGCCTGAGTGCCAACGAGTTCATCATCGAGTGCGTCTTGGGCCATATCGCCCGTAAGAATGGCGACTATGATCTGCCTACATTGGAGCAAGCGCGTCTCTCTCAGCTTGTTGATGCTCAGGTGTCACTGGCTAGCAACGTTGCCAACCTGGAGAAGACTGTCATGTCTATGGCGTCGACGATCATCGGTCTGACACGTGGCGATAGCTATCTGTTGGATGATGAAGACGGTGAAGAGTAACAAGAGAGTGGTGGTGGGTTTATGAGTGATTTTGAATATGAGGGTTCATCTTCGTCCACGTCTGCGGTGTTTGACCCGTTGTATGCGGCTCAGAAGCAGCTGCGTGAGCGTATGAACCAGCAACCGGCGGTTATATCGGCGCGTTCTGCGCGTGTTGGTAATACAGCTACAGATGTAGCGTTGAACGCGCGTCGTCAGTCTGGTGGCGGTGCAAACGGCAACAATAATGCTGGTAACGCTTCGCCAGCAGGTGCCTCCGGTGTGGGCTCGACGCCGCCTGAACCGCAACGCAATGAGCCTGATGATCTGATCACAGAGTCTGAAGGTACTGTCAATGCCGGTGTGGATACCGGCGCTGCGCATAATGCTGACGCTACTGCGAGCCTCGATGAGAAAACAGCATCCGTAGAAGAGGCTCATCACGACAAGCAGAGCAATGAGAGCAGCGATGCCCAGCCGCAAGTTGAGCGCGTGTATGAGCCTGCGCCGATGGTGCTACGTCATCGTGATGGTAGTGAGATCCCTACGATTATCGAGGGTGATGTTCGGTTCACTTTCGATGGTGATGCGACAAGGCCGCGCGATTTACCTGCCATCATCGTGCAAGCGATTCGAGACGAGCTGACGCGCTTGGGTGCGCCAGAGCTCGGTGCTGCCCCGACGCCAAAGACGCAGAATAAAACGCTGTCATCGGGTTCGCTGATCACAGCGTTGGCGATGAGTGCGCTCGACATCGAAATTCCCGGTGTGGATGAGAACACGAGGCGAGCTGCTGAAGTGTTGCGCACGGGCCAGGGCCGCGTGGCTGCGATCGAGATGAAGGTGGAGCAGGTGCTGGATAACCAGCAGCGGGCTCAGAAGGATCTCGATGTGATGACGAAGCGTGCGCTCAGCGCTGAGAAACAGCTCTATGAGCTGGAGCTCATGCTCACGTGGCTACTCGTCGACAAGACGGAGCCGCGTCTTTTCAATCAGGCCACTGCAACCTCGATCGATCTCACGCACAAGACTGTTGTTGATGCACGTGCGAAGCTTCGGGATAAGGCCCGAGAGCTCAGCAAGGATGAGTCCGTGCAACGCGGCAATCTGAAGATTGTGGAGTAGCTACTTGGTAACCTCGGTGGCCGTATGGTTTTATATCTGATAAAATGTACTGGTATACGAGGCTTTTCGAACCTTTGAACGATTATAGGAGGTTATATGGCGGTTGGAATTCTCACTGAGAAGCCCAGTGCGGCACGCAATTTTGCGAAGGCGCTTGGTGGACAAAAGGGAACGTACAATGGTGAGGACTATGTGATTGCATTTGCGCGTGGTCATTTGTTTGAGCTGAAACAGCCGGTGGATCAGGTGGATCCATCGAAGCGTACGAAATATGCGTCGTGGGCATTGAATGATTTGCCGTGGGATGTAAATGATCTCGCTTTTGAGCGAGAGAAAAAGGACGGTGTATCGAAACTTTTGTCCGATATTCGCACAACTTTGCGTTCTTGCGATTCTCTCGTGATAGCGTGCGATCTCGATCCTTCAGGTGAAGGCGGGCTCCTTGCTTGGGAAATTATTTCTGAGCTCGGACTTGGCAATAAGCCTATTTATCGCATGTATTTTACCGATGAATCCCCAGCATCGATTCAGAAGGCGTTTGTTTCGCGTAAGCGTTTGACTTCGATGGAGGATCACGATGAATACCGGATGGCTTGGTTGCGCTCTCGCTGGGACTTCCTGTCCATGCAATGGACTCGTGTCGCATCTCAGCTCGCTGGGCAACGTACTGTGTTGCGTCAAGGTCGACTGAAGTCGGCCATGACGGTGCTCGTGGGTGATCAGCTCAAGGCTCACAAATCGTGGAAGAAGGTGCCGTTCTACGAGTCTCGTTTCCGCGATGAGAACGGTGTGATGTACTCAGACCCGGATGCTCAGCGTTGTGCTCGTGAGAGTGATGTGGATCTGAGCGGTCTTTATGCATCGAGTGTGATGGTTGACTCCAAGACGATGAAACGTTCTGGACCACCCAAGATGTTGGATCTTTCCAGTCTGTCAGCATTGCTGAGTGCCAAGGGTGTGAAGGCGGCAGATTTGCTGAAGATTTACCAAAAAATGTATGAAGACCAAGTGGTCAGTTATCCGCGAACTGCGGATCTTCACGTCACCAAGGAGCAGTTTGCGGAACTCGTGAGCAACGCTCCTGCAATCGCACGTGCTGTCGGTATCGACCCCACTCTGCTCACGCACACTGCTGCCAGGTCGACTCACGTCAAGGACTCAGGCGCACACGGTGCAAACCGTCCTGGTCCGAATGTTCCTGCGTCGCTTGCAGAGGTGGAGAACAAGTACGGCAAGACGGGTGCCATGATCTATGAGCTGTTGGCTCGTTCCGCTCTCGCTGTCCTCGCAGAGGACTACGAGTATGAGTCCCAAAAGGGCCACGTCACTGATTTCCCGTCGTACACGGGCTCGTGCTCGGTGCCGAAGAAGCCGGGGTGGAAGGCTGTTCTCGGTTCTGCGTCGATGGCAGACGACGATGACAACGAGAACAATGTGACGGGTTTGGGTACCCAGGCAACGCCATTCGTTCATGAGGGTGTGCCGCCTCGTCCTGCTGCGCCTACTGTTAAGTGGCTCATGAAGCAGCTGGAGCGACGTGATGTGGGTACGGGTGCAACCCGCACCAGCACCTTTGCTGAGGTGTCGAGCTCGAAGGCTCGGTACCCGCTTATGAGCGAAACGCGAGGCAAGATTAACCTGACGGAGCACGGTGAGATGAGTTACCGGCTGTTGCCGGGCACGCATATCGGTGATCTGACGATCACGGAACGAGTGTTCTCTGACATGAAGGCTGTGGCCAAGGGTCAGAAGAACGCAGATGATGTCCTGGCTGAGGTGGCCGGACTGATCACAGACGACATCGCCGTGATGACGGCGAATGCACAAACTATGCGAAAGGAACTTGGAATGAGCGAATTTGTGGAGAAGGAATACTTCGAGGGAACGTGGGCACCTGTTAACAAGCATGTGAAGTTCAACCGTACGTGGAGTGGTCATCGCTTCACGGATCAGGAGTGCATGGATCTCTTGTCTGGTAAGGACATCGAGATCACCGCGACTTCCAAGAAGACTGGTAACGACTTCTCTGTCGTTGGTTCTCTCGAAGAGAGTGAGTTCAAGGGTCGGAAGTTCGTTGGCTTCAAAGCCGATTTCTCCAAACCAACGGCTGCGGCAAAGAAGGGCGTTGCGCCCAAGTCGATGCTCGGTGTGAAGCTTACCGATGAGCAGCGTCAGCAGATTGAGGCTGGTAAGAAGGTTCTCATCAAAGGCATGAAGTCTAAAAAGACTGGAAAAACCTTTGATGCGTATCTGTCTTTGGAAGATAAGCCGGATGGAACGCGAGGTATTGCGTTCTCGTTCGATAAGTGATCTCATAAACGTAAGAGGGAAGAAAGGAGGAACGCGAGAATGGCGAAAGATCGTTATTCCATTCCTGTGTCGTTGGATCGTACGATTCTCGATCACGAATTGACGCTATCAGGTAATTCTATGCGTCTCAAGCCTTTGCCGATGAAAGTGATCTTTACTCACATCGGTAGCATTGTTGTGCTCATGTGGTTGCTCATGGGTACACCTTTGAAGGGTGCGAGCTTCGGATATCTTGTCTTTATTTCGGTGTGGTGGATTGCTGCCACAGCGTATTTTGCTTCGTATTCCAAGACAAAGGAAATGCGCGGCGAGATGATCACGGTCTTGTTCGATTATCTACCGAAGGCATCACGCAAGGTTTTTACTCGATCCGATTCAAGTCCTGGTCAATTTCACTCGATTGTCGGCATCAAGAATGTTGATGAGAAGACTGGTTTCATCACCTATGCGGATGGCATGGTAGGCCAAGCGTATGCGGTCGTAGGATCCGCGTCGTGTTTGTTGTTTGATCAGGATCGTGATGCGATCCTGAATCGCAACGATCGTTTTTATCGTAAATTGGAACCGGGTGTGGAATGGGTGTTCATCACCACGAAGGAACCTCAGCGTGTTCATGCCCAAGTTGCTACGCTGGAGAAGCGTAATCGTCGTTTACCTCCTGAGGCTCGGGATCGTGAACTCGTCGCTTTAATGGATGAGCAGTATCGATCTCTCAAGAGTTATGTGAGTGTTAGTTTCTTTAGCATTCACCAGTATCTCATTCTCATTGCTCGTAATGAGGAAGATCTGCGTAAGGCACACAATTTGCTTGATGCTGAGGTAGCTGACTCGTCTCTCGTGTTCAAGGAGGTAACGATGCTCACGTATGATGAGACGATCGATCTCCTCGCAACGCATTATGGGACTGTTGCCACCAAGTAGCGCGTGGTGTACGAGATCCCCCGCAACCCCGGATGGAGACATCCGGGGTTGTCGTGTATCTAATGTGGATCAATAGTCGTTACTCAGTGGGATTTTGCCTCGTTTTCGTGTAGAATAGACTGAGGAACGACCATAATCGGTTGGCAATGAATTGTTAGAACCAAGAGAAAGAAAGGGTGTTATCTGTGGCGAAGAAGGAAAATGTCGCACATGTGGCTAAGGTTGATGGGGCGTCGCCGTGGAGTATGGCAACGTCGCGTGTTCGTGCCGCTAGTGCTTCGATTGCTGCTGATGAAGCACGTGATCGGGTTGAGGCTAGGCAGCATACACTCAAAGGTATGTCTCGCAAGGAGCGTAAGGCTCTGTTTGCGAAGACGAATGGGGCGACGTTCAAGGATTACACGCACCTGCTCGCGGTGAAGCCTCGTCAGGGTTATGTGTTCCACTCGGATTACTTCGAGATTGACGGTGGGGTTGGTTGTATCCTGGGGTATTTTCATGACGAGTCCGCTCGTGATGAGCTACCCCCGTTCTGGGGCGTGAGTCTTATTCCGTATTTGCCCGCGAATGTGACGGCTATTCTGCTTCAGCAGGTCTCTCGCGTGACTGAGTCGTGGCTCAAGGTTAAGATCAAGGCATCCGAGCGACTTGATCGTCTCGACGAGCAGGAGCAGAGCGCAAATGGTACGAAGTCGACTCGTCGTAAGGCGTCAAAAGTGTCTGCTGAGGTTGAGCAAGCGATTGCTGAGATCCAAGACGGCGCTGCGTATTTGTCGGTGCACTACCGTATCCTTCTGAAGGCTCCGACTCTGGAGATCCTTGACGATGTGATCGATGATTTGCGTCGTAAGTACATTGATACGGTGGGTAATTTGTCTATCGCACCGCACCATGGCACTCAGCGACAGGAGTTGGCTACGTTGTTTGCACCCAATGCGTCTAAGAAGGGGAAGGGTTTTCATTTCACTTCCACTGAGCTGGCTGGAGCTTTCAACCTTGTCACTAACGGTCTGAACGACCGTGGTGGCGAGTTCGTCGGCTACATGGTCGGCGATGTAAATAACTCGGGCGTTCTTATGGACGTTGATCTATATAATCACCATGTGGTGGTTGCTGATGATGAGAAGTCGCGTGCTGAGATCATGAACAGGGCTCAGGTGGCCGATATGTGGGCCTCAAAGATCTCGCAGGCGGCACTGATCAATAACAAGCGTGTTGTGCACATCATTCTGGATGGTGCTGATCTGACGGGGGTTCTTGGCCCTCGTATGGACACGATCACTGCGCGCATTGATATGTCTCAGGGTGATGTGAACCCGTTTGAGGTGTTCGGTGATCGTAAGGATCAGCTCTCGCTGTTCTCGACCCATCTGGAGAAGATGGTGCTCATGACGGAGCAGGTGTATGAGCCTACTGATGCCGATCGGACCATCATTCGAGGGCAGTTGAAGGAGACTCTGGAGCAGTTTTATGTGGATCAGAATATGTGGGCGCGTAATGCGAAGGACAATCAGGATCGTTTGCGTCTTGTGGGCGTGCCCCACGATCAGGTACCTCAGCTGAAATTGTTCGTCACGTATCTGGATCAGCGTTACAAGGCTTTGGTTAGTAAGACGGCTCGTGACAATAAGATGTTGCATGCATACTCTGTACTGGCATCTGTCTTCAAGTCCATGCTGAGTGCAAACGGTGACCTGTTCAACGTCATCACGAACGATGTCATTGACGGAGCTAAGAATGCTCGTCGTGTCATCTATGACTTCTCAGCTCTGGTGGATCGTGGGGAGGGTATTGCTATGGCTCAGTTGGTTAATGTGCTGGCGTTCGCAGCTTCTACCTTGGGTGAAGGTGACACTCTCATCATTCACGGAGCTGAGCTCATTGATAAAGGTGTGAAGCCGTACATGACCGAGCAGTTCCAGCGTCTTTTTCGGCGTAACGCTCGTGTCGCTCTGTGTTACAACGGTATCAAGGCGATGTTGGAGGATTCTGATTTTAATCATTTCGACGAGGCTGATTGGACGGCTCTTGGGGCTATGAGCGACAACCTGGTTTCTGTGTATGAGAAGAAACTCGCGAAGCAGATCCCTGTCGACATGAAGAAGGTTATTACCCGTCGAGGGGAGGGTCTCACATTCTTGCGGCGAGGGACGGTGAACGTTGTTTTCAAGCGTGATCTTGCGCTTGGTGTTAATGCTCAGGTGCGTGGTGTTGCGTACGATGGGAGCGTTGCTCCCGGTCGCCACAGGGGATCTGTGATGTCCAAGCGATCTCATCGAGGTCAACAGAAGTGATGAGTAAAGGGATTAAAGAAAGTAGAAGGGAACGGTGTCACGTGAAGCGTAACGGAACAGCTAAGAGGAACAAGAAGGAGGAGGGCCCATCAATGCAGACGAATCGTGTTCGCATTTATCGAGGTGCAACCCGTGTGTTGTCATTTGTTGCAGTGATTCTTATCGCTGTCTTTGGCCTCACCATGATTGGTGGGAGCGCTTACGCTGATAACGAAAAGACTGATAAGTATGATTTTTATACTTTGTCGTCGAACGTTACTGCGTATTTCTCTGAGGCAACTAAGCCTGGTGACAGTAGCGGCCTCTCAGCGGACGAAGGCTGGGATAAGATCGCCCAAAACGCCAGCGAAGGTGGTGCTTTGCTAGGTTACGGGGATGGCGATGTTTCCAGTATCTCTGGTTGGTTGACTTCCGCTACGACCGGCGCATCTAATACGGTTGGCTACGATTCATTGAAGGTTCGTGACAATGGGTCGAGTAGTGCAAACTCTGTGTATAGCGGTGTTCTCGCATATGCACAGTATGGCTCGCTGTTGAATGCGTTGGGTCTTGATTCCACGTCGACTGGTCTGGGCCTCCATCTCCAGAATATGCTGTTTGGATCCATTATGGCGTTGCTGTACATGCTTGCCGGTGGTATTGACACTATTTTCTCTGCTGTCATCTGGATTCTCGAAACCCTCAACCCGTTTAAGCTGTTCTTCTCTGCTATCTCTGCGTCGAGCATGGAAATGGCTAATGGCATGACCGGCGGCCAGGGTGTGCCCGAATGGATGAAGAGTCTCGATGCATGGTTCAGTGGGTGGTATCAAGCGCTTGTGAACTTGTCGTGGACTGTGCTTGTTCCGCTGTTTATCGCTGTGTTCATCTTCTCGTCGCTGATGTGGAAGAAGGGTAGTGCGCTGAGTGGTTTGAAGAAGCTTGTGGTCCGTATGCTGTTCCTTGGTGTGGGTCTTCCTCTCATCGGATCGATGTACACGGCGTCGTTGTCTGTGATGAAGGATGCGACGGCGGGCGCCGGTATGGGTGCGACGCGCGTTGTGATTTCCACGTTTGCAGACTTTGAGGGTTGGGCGAAGGCGAATCGCCTTGCTGTACCAGATGGTGCCACGCTCCAGTGGGATTCGTCGAAGCAGGCTCCTACCGGTGAATCTGTGAACAAGCTGCGTCAGACTACTGTGGCCATTAACAAGTTGGCGAATAAGGGCGCTTTTAAGGATGTGGCCGATATCAATGTGTCGGATCTTGGTTCTATCTCTACAGCAGCGATGGAAGCAGATACGTCTGCCGACGGTGGTCTGCCTCAGCATACGTATGTTGCGGCCATGGGCATGTTGTTGCGCTACACGAATTCTCAGTCGTACCAGGCATCTGACTTCGAAACGGCGGCTAAAGGTCGGATTAGTCAGTTGGCATCTGGTGGTAATGAGAAGGCCAAGACCTGTGCAACAACGTGGTTCAATGTTCAGGCAGACGGTTCGACAAAGGCTGACGGTAAGTCTAGTTGCTCGGAGACTAAGGCTTCGCAGAATCCTGTTTTGAAGGTTGCTGAGGGTTCCGGTCTTAAGGCCGATACCACGAAGGGCGGTGTGGTTACGTTTACAACAGGTGCTGGTGGTGAATACGCAGGTGACTGGGTGATGTCTACCAACACAGCCGATAAGGGATTCAGGAAAGCTAACCTATCCGCATTGTCGATGTACAACTACTTGAATACATGGTTCGGTAAGAGCTCGTTGACGGTGTATTCGTCGGATAAGGCCGTGTCTTCTGCGACTCGTGAGTACCATAACTCGGTGAACCTGGTCGGTTCTGCCGGTGTGAACTGGCTGTACTGGGTGAACGGCGCTACGACTCTGCTGTGCTTCATCGTGCTTGGTCTGGGTTATGCGTTCGGTATGCTCACGGGTGCAATCAAGAATTCCATGCGCATTATCACGGCTGTCCCGTTTGCGACGTTGGGATCTCTTGCTGGTATTGCCAAGGTTGTTATCTACACTTTCACAATGATTACTGAGATCATTGGGACGATGTTCATCTACCGTCTCGTTCAGGAGATTATCCTGTCGATCCCGAGCATTTTTGAAGGCGGTCTGGAACACATGTTCAACAGCCTAGGTGGATTTGGTACCTACCTGAAGAACAGCGGTAATGTCACGCTCTTCACGTCGCTAGTCTCCACTGTGCTACTGTTGATTCTGACGTGGAAGATGATGCATTTCAGGGGCGCGTTCGTGAAGGCTCTTAATGAGGCTGTTACGAAGATTGTGGATAAGTTCCTTGATACGAATGTTGCTCCTCCCGTTGGTGGCGGAAAGCTCATGCCAGCTCTGGCTAGTGGTATTGGTGCAGGTGCTGGCTCTGCTGCTGCTAACCGTCTGATGAGCGGTCGTGGTGGTCTGGGTTCTGGCTCGGGACGCGGCGGTGTGTCGAGCGGTCTTACGACTGGTTCTGGCGGCATCATGGATGGTAACGGTAATGGTGGTCCCGGTATGGGCGGTGGATCGATGTTGTCGATCAACGGTACTGATGGTCCTGGCCCTGATGAGGTCGGTCCTGGTGCTCCTGGTGGTGATCCAAGCGCCCCTGGTGGCGGTGGCGGCGGTTTGCTGCTCAGCGATGGATCTAGTGGCGTTAATCCCAATGTCAACAACGACATTACGAACGACAACGACAGCTCCAATGCGTTGGCGACCTCTGAGTCGGATCGTCAGATTGCTCGTGAGGTTGAGGCTCGCGGTGGTCTGTCTGAACCGTCTGCATCGTCTGAGTCTTACAGCGGGGATGACGTGACTTCTTCGAGCACGGTTGTGAACAATTCGGATGATGCCATGAGCGAGACGACCAACTCGATTCAGTCGACGATGGATGCCCACGACAAGGCTGACAAGGCTCGTGTCGATCAGGCAACATCGGGTGTGAAGGCCGCGTGGCACGGCGGTAAGGCTGCTGCTAAGGCGTACGCTGGCGACGTGGCTGGTGCTGCTCAGGATGGTCAGAAGGCTTTGGGTGATGTCCAGAACGCGCAGACGAAGGGTCAGGAGGCGAAGGCTCACCGTCAGGCGGCGGAAGCCCCGCGCTCTGTGCAGTCTGTTCAGTCGACACGCCAGACGAACCAGCAGCAGCAGTCTCAACCACAGTCTCAGACGCCACAGCGCGGTGTTGTGGGTGGTCAGCGTCAGGCTCCGTTTCAGCGAGCACAGTCTGCACAGTCTGCTCCGAAACCTCAGTCGACGGTTCGGCCCCAGCCTCAGCAGGCACCGACCTCTGCGCCATCGACTTCGCGGCCTCAGGCCCCGTCTCGTGGTTCTATCCAGCGAGGCTCGGCTACAACGTCGACGGCTACGACTACGGCCGGTAAGACAGGTACTTCTGTGAAGTCTTCTGGTAAGACAGCGAAGGCTCCGAAGAGTTCTGGCGGTCCATCACTACCATCGACACCACTTGCTGGTGGGGCTATGTGAGCGACTGAGTGCTTATGAGGCACTTACAACGCCCTCGATTATGCTGGTTTTCCAGTGTGATCGAGGGCGTTTCGGTTGCTTGAAGCGTGAGACTTGTGTAGTATGTATTTAGGTCATGGGTATGCATCTAACATAGTTGTGCTCAGACCATTAGATGTATATGTACAACTACTCAAGGAAGGAGGGACTGTATGTCTCTCGATATTCTCACCACTCAGGCGCTGGATGTTCTCAATACCCAGGCGAATCGTGTACTGTTTGAGATCGCGGATAACCCCCTTTTTGCAAAGTGGGATCTTCTATCCGCAATCACCAACGCAACAGTTTTTGCCAAGCTCGTTATTGGCGCGCTAATTGTTCTGTTCGGTACTTGTGCCGTTGGTTGGGCCGTATACAAGTTCTTCGGTAAGTTGGGGAATAGCCAGTCCGCCGCACAGACTTCGTGGTTCACAATCGCGGTGCTTTTCATCGCGGGAGGCGCTGCTGTGGCTGGTGGCGGTACGTTTATCTTTGATATCGCCCAGGGCGGTAAGGACACCATTGAGCAGCTTGGCGGGGGTATGATCCTGCCTTATTTTCTGACCATGTGGCCCTAATAGTACGTACAACGCGACAATGGTCGAATGGTCACTGTGACAGCCGGGGCCGGTTCATCCGGCTCCGGCTGTTGCTATCCACATATCACATATGCAGCCCCGGATGAATACATATAAGAGGATGAAAGGATAAATCTGTTATGGCATGGAAGTTTGGTAAAGGTGGGCAAACGGCTCATGAGGCGTCGGTTGATGACTACCATGATGGTAATGGCGCAGCAGTCGTGGAAGGAGAAGCATCTCCTGGTTTCGCTGAAAAGTTCAAGACATTTCAGTCTCGTTTTAAATTTGATTCACATCATGCGATCGAACGGTTCGGTGTGGCTGTTGCTGTGTTTAGCCTGACGGGTGCAGCGTTGTTTACCGGTGCCGGCGTATCGTCGTATGCCAATGGTCAGGAGAAACTCAGCGCGACTGCGTTGTATACCCAGTCTTTCACCACGTCTCGTACGCAAGTGGACGGTAAGGTGGTAGGTGTCTACATCGATCCGTCGAAGACTCGGACGATGGTGCTTCTGAGTACCAGTGATGAGACGCTGCTGCCGTCGAGCGCAGATGACTACCAGGTGTTTCTGACGGGCACGGATACCGAACTGCATCATCACACCTTGAAGGGTAAGCCTATTACAGCCCGATACGTCGCCTTTGGTAATAACTCCAAGTACATGGGTGTTGTCTTGGATGATCCTGATAAGTTCGGTCTCCAAATTCTCAATATGACCATTCGTATTAATCGAGAGATCTCGTATAAAGATGGTGAAGGTGCGGCTGATGAGTCCGCTCAGTCGGGGGGTTCGTCGTCCTCGTCGAAGACGGGTCCTAATGCTGGAGATAAGTCTTTCCAGCGGTATGACCAGATGCGTATCGCTTTCAACCCTGTGGCCTCTGGCGCGATCGAGACAAACCTGGGCACAGCTGGTTCCGAGTTTGATGCTGGAAGCGTCTATCACGAGACGGTGACTCGTGGTGCTGAGCAGAAGCTACGTGATCAGATGGATGGTCAGTTGCTTCGGATGCAGGCTGATCTAGCTAAGATCGATCAGTACGACTCGCAGATCGCTACGGCTTCTGTGAATGATCGCGGCACGATATTGAAACTCAATGAGCCTGATGAGCCTGATGTTATTGCGGGAGATCGCGTGACGGGTCAAGATGCGAAGAGCGCTAAAGACGGCAAGTCGACGCTGTTTCTGTCCTCCAAGACTGTCGTGCCTGGTGGTTATGATTTCGACTGGCGACATGGCAGTGTGAACGAGGGTTACTTGGATCAGGTTGTGCCTGAGGGTATGAGCTACGTTGACTTTATGAAGTCGCAAGCTTCTCTTTCTGCCGGTTCGCCGGATTGGGAGAAGGTGGAGTTCACGCTGAACAATGGCACGCCGCTCACGTCGTACACGAACCGTGACACGTTCATGAAGCCTCTGCTAGATCTACGAAGCAACCTGATCAATGCGTGGCAAACCTATTACGATCACAAGAAGGAGTATCAGGTCACGTCATACAACGATCTGCTTAACCTGGAGATTGAGCTGCGTAATGTTCGTACAAACACCTCTCAGAACGTAAGTGGGAATGTGCTGACTCTTTACTGAGTTGAGTAAATAACATCGGATAATGAGATGAAGGAACGAAAGGATAAGTAATGACTGTTTCTAAGCTTCCGCCGCTTGATGGCGGGGCAGGTGGTATTCAGCCAGCTCAGACACAGCCGGTTCAGCCTCAGTCGATTAACGAAGCGCCTCGCAACGATGGTATCGACGGTGTTGGTATGGGCGTGAATGGCACCGATGTTATGGGCCCTGGTGGATCTGAACCAGGTGGCCAGCCAGGTGACGGTATCCGAAACGGTGCCAGTAAAGCTGCTACTGGTGCGGCTGTCGGTGCTGGTGCGCCTATTGCAGCCCAAGCGGCTGCGCTGACGATCTTCCTGAATTGGCTCAAGATGCTCATGATGTCGATCATGGCAGCAGCTCAGTCGCTGTTCTCAGCGATCGTTGGAGCTATTGTTGCAGCCGCGAAGGCCGTCGTTGGTTTCTTTACGAGCGCTGGTGCGGCTGTTGCAAGCGCAATGGGTGGTGCTGTGTCGGCTGCGACTGCAACCATTGCTACGTTTGCCGCAACGGCTGTTGGTGCAATTGCTGTTGTTGCAGGCGGTGTCGCAGTAGTGCGAGATGGCGAGATGATCGCTCGTAGTGATGGTGTGATCGAGCCATGTACTGTTGCGGTAGATAAGGCAACGAAGGCAGCGGATGACGCTGTTGCTGATGTGTCTGCTAAAACCGAAGAGAACGCTAAGACTGTTTACTCTGTGTTGTCTGCATGGGGTATGTCGGATGAGAATATCTCAGGTGTTCTTGGTAACTGGTCTCATGAGTCGGGTATCGATCCCACGGGTGTTGAAACCATTTTCGACGAGAAGTTCACGATCGGTCCTCGTAAGAAGGATGCAGAGTCGAAGGGCTTCAAGATCTCGCAAGTGGATCCAGCGTATTCTGCGCGTTTCCCGGCTATTGATCTCATGGGCATTGGTTTGGGCCAGTGGACGAACGGTCGTAACGCACTGCTTACTGAGTACGCGGCATCGATCGGTAAGCCGTGGTCAACGTTGGAAACCCAGCTCGGGTTCATGATCTCGAAGGATGATCCGACTCGTGTTGCTCAAGTGAAGGCTCTCATCGATAACTCTGAGGGCGGTAGCGTCTCTGCGTCGACCTCGTACTTCCTCACGAAGTGGGAAGGTATCAACGACGGAACGCTCGGTTCTCGTGAGAGCGCTGCCGGTACCTGGTTCTCGAAGATGGGCGGCTGGGAGAAGAATAAGTCTTTGGCTGATTCGATCCTCGCTCAGTCGGGTAGTGCTCTCACCGGTGCGAACAACAGCTCGGTTGTGGCTGCTGCTGATAAGTGCAAGTCGCACAGCGGCAAGGTCGATAACTCTACTCTGGTTAATGCGGCTATCTCGTATGCGTGGCCGTACAACGACGATGGTAAGGGCAACGACGGTACTGATATCTACAAGTACCTCCACAAGGAGGTGCTTGGTGAGTCGGATAACTATTTCGCTTCGTGTGACCGTACTGTCGCAACCGCTGTTCGTTGGTCTGGAACCGATGACACGTACCCTGCTGGTGGTGTGTCGAACCAGCTAGAGTATCTTCAGGGTCAGGGTAGTTCGAAGTGGACCAAGGTCGACTACAACGGCGATAAGTCCAAGCTTCAGCCAGGTGACATTCTCCTGCGCACGACCGGTGGTGTCTCACATACTGTCATGTACGTCGGTGAGGACGCTGTAAAGGAGGTCTGGGGCGAAGGTAATTACGAGCCTCAGGGTGAGATTGTCTCGGGTTCGCTCAACGATCGCTCCCCCACAGTTGGTCAGTTCTACACTGGCTCAACCGGTCTCAATACGGATTACGTGGCGTACCGTAACACCACGAAGGAGTCTTCCTCGAAGTTTGCGTCTGTCACGGTTCCGTCCTCGATGCAGAAGGGACAAGGCGACAAGAATTCGCGTCTGACCCCTGGTCCGTGAGATCTGCGCTTCAATTGTGAATCTCCCACCCCGTACTGGATGATTGCATCTGGTACGGGGTGCTGTGGTAGAATTGATTGTGTTGATACACGAGTAGAATCGTAGTAACCAATAAACGAGAGAAAGAACAAGGAAGAACAAGAGAAAGGAAGTGATTCGCATGGCTGATCGTGATCGTGTGTCCAAGCTCAGCGAATGGGCGAAGACACCAACGCCGAAGCCACACTGGAAGAGTGGTCAGGAATTGGCTGATGAGCTGGAACAGAAGCGAGCTCAGCGAGCTGAGAAGAAGGCTCAGAGCAAGGATGGTGATGGCAAGAATCGCCGCATCGATCTGAAAGTTGCAGCGGGCCTGAGCCTTGCTGTGATGGGAATCGGTATTGCCATTGTGGGCACTCAGAGTGCTCCGGTTGATCGCAGTGCTGAGATTCAGGCACTGACTACTCAGGTCGCTCAGGCTCAGCAGGCATCCGAGGTTGTGCCCGATGTTGAGGGTGCGAAGGTGGCTGTGAACGCTCTTCAAGAGAACAGCCAGAAGGTGGCTGATCTCCAGAATCAGTACCGAGGTTGGTCGACGACCACCTCCGATGCCGATGCGAAGCGTGTGGCTGATCTACACGCTCAGCTCAGCGAGCTTGTTCCTGACAAGGCCGCTGTGCGTTGGTATGCACCTCTCGCGAAGGGTGCGTCGGGACAGACGAGCGCATTGCCCGCTGATCAGTACGAGTGGGAATCTGTTGTCACATACGGTGTGACAGATACGTCGGCATTGCCGATCGCATGGCTGTGCAAGGGTGCTGATGGCACGTTGCTTGCATGGACGACGGCAACGTATGATGCCACGTCAGGTACTTTCTCCGGTGTTCGTACCGGAGTAACAAGCGCCGGTGCTCGTTTGCTTGTGAGCGACGACACCGCTCATGAGAACGGAGTTGGCTAAGATGACGCAAGAGACTAAGAAGCCTTTTATTGCACGTTTCGGTGCATTGATCGCAGGGGGTGCGATTCTCCTGAGTGGTGTTGGTGTTGCTGCAACGCACAGCGATCATGTGGCTGATGAAAATGCGCGCAGCGCAGCTCAGGTGCAACAGTTACAGTCGCAGCTCGCTTCGCTGGAAACGTCGACGACGAACAACCAAGAGGTTGTCTCGTCTGAGGCAACCGGTATGTCCCCAGCACGTAAGCGTAGCGACGATGAGACCATGAAGACGATCATGGGGCAGGCGCTGACGTGGAAGAGCGGGGAAGAGTATATTGCTGCTCGCAAGGCGCTCATCGATCGGTGGCACCTGGACGAGGGATCCCAGTTCCTCACGGTGTTTATGCCTGGGGAAGAAGCTGGCGCATGGCGTACCGACTCGTCTGGAAAGACCTACTTCGCCTACGAGGGTGCGAACTCGTCTCTTGACAGTTTCACAACCTCTGTGACGAATGTTGACGGCACGAAGTACACGTACTTCGCTGTCGTTGGTATCAAGACCACGAGCTCAGATGGTAAGGCGACGAACACGTCGTACTCCACGATGAGCTATACGTTGGATAGTGATGGCTCGATCTCGAACATCACTGGTTGGGCCGGTGCCCCTGGTCGAGATCGTACGTATTAACACGCACTAATATGTGCGGTCCCACTGTCCCTTTTCTTTTTCCTCACTTCTCTTTTATCACTCTATGAATAACTCGAAAGGAAACCTGTTATGAATCTGTTCTCTGCTATTAACAATGCACGTACCCCGATGACGACCGATGAGAAGAGCGCGATTAAGCGTAGTGCTCGTATGGGTGTCTACGTCGTGCTTCGTGTCATTGGTCTTGTCTCGTGGGTTCTTGTCAGCATGTGGATCATGCTGTGGGGTGCTCTCAAAGTCGTGCCCAACATGGGTCGACTGGTTCAAGACGTTTTGGGTGTGACGAGCACGAATGCACCGAGCACTGAGGTATTCATCGCTTATTGGGTGGCTCCTATGCTGCTCATTACAATCGTGATTGCAGCCGGTGTGATTTGGCTGTGCGTATTGGGCCATCGTGGGCTGGGCAAGGTGTTTGCTGTTTTGCGTCGTTGGGTGGATCGAGCTGCGTTTGAATCGGTGACTCGTGATGAAGCAACATCTGATGCCACGATTGGTGGTCGTATCGGCCATGCGAAGAAGTCTACTCAAAAGGTCGAGAAGGCAGAGAAGAAGTCGCGCAAGCACTGATGTGCTGGTGTGTCCATTAATAAGTCCAAAGTCCAACGAAAGGATGACAGAATGAGTACGGTAACCGCTATGCGACGCTCCAATCCGTGGATGTCGCGCGCGTTGTCAATGCAAGGTGTTGAGTCTCGTGGGGTTGCGGGCGAAGCTGATATCAAGGTTTTCGTCGAGACTCTCTATTTCACCAACCATGGACCGCGTTCGAATTATCGACCGGTTCTTCACGTGCGAGGCCAGCTTGTTGGTCTTACGCCCTATGGATCCCCCGAGATTGCATACGGTGTTACAGAAGTCAGTTTCGACCGCAACATGGAAGGCGGCAACGTCACTGTTGACGCTTTTTATGAATTTACCGACGAGCAACTTGTCTCGTTGGTAAAGAAGGGGTTCTTTAACGAGGGGTTCGAACCTCCGAATGATCTGCTCAATCAGATCTGGATATTGCCAGCCCATTACGAGGGTGTTGTTGTTGCGCCCCGTAACGAACAAGAAGCACCTCTGGCTTTCATCGATGTGATCGATCGAGATGGTCTGATCATCGATGCTATGACATCGGGTCTTGATCTTGAGGATTACTTCCCGGACTACCTCACCAAGCTTCGTTCTCATGAGCTGGAAGATGATAAGTCCGCTGAACGTACGTTGGAGCGTACGAACCAGGTGGATGACATCTTTGCCGGTATGGAGTCTCAGTACAATGATGAGGGTACAGATGGTCGTACCAATGAGGCCGAGGGTGCGTCGATTGCTCAGGCTCTCAGCGGTGAGATGGGCGCAAAGAGTATTTTGCCGGTGATGGATTCACCGCTGTTTGATGCTCTGATGCGTAACGCTCAGGCGAAGTTCAACATCACTGAGGATGAGCTCGTGAACGAGTCTCAGGCCGAGTCTGAGATCTCGGCCATCAATAAGCCTGAGCCAGACGTTGCCGTGTCTGAGGTTGCCACGAAGAATCAGCAGGCGACGATCACGACGGACGAGCTTGCGTCGACGTTCCGAGATGTGATGGGCGACTTTATTGATTCTTCCGTTGCGAAGAATACCCCCGCATCCAAGTTGGCCGATATTGTCAACGCGGGGGATGAGATTGAGTCGCTTGAGGATCTGCACGAGGCTGTTGCTGAGGCGGAACAAAGCACAGCGCGCAAGCGCGTGTTTGCTCGCGAAGCCGTTGAGGTTGCAACAAAGGACAGTATTGACGCTCTGCCCTTTGATGACGAGCCTGGGCTCGGATGATTAAAGAATCATCAATGCCATGAGGTGAACGATACAGGGGCGGTGGGTGTAACCTGCCGCCCCTGTGCCCTCAGGGTTTATTTATGAATGAAAGAACGTAGAGAGATAGAAAGAAGGTAGTGCGTCGATGAGTCTGAAACAGAGCATTGTGGTGGTCAACGAGTTTAGTGTGCCAACACCCGGTGGTGGTAAGCATGGTGGTTCTCGTGGTGGTACGCCCGGTGCTTACGTCATGCGCTACATGGCTCGCAAAGGTGCGACTGAGCCTGTCGCTCCTATTCGTCGACGTGATACTGAGGATTTCATCTTGCGCTACATGGCGCGAGAAAGCGCTACTGAGAAAGCCGTGACGCGGCATCAAGTGAAAGATGGCGTTCTACATGTGTCTGGACAAGGCGGTATTGCTTTCGGCTATGGTCAGCCATCATTGTCCGATGAGGGTGTGCGTCGTGCCAGTGCTGACATCCAACGTCTGTTTGACGAGGGTCATACAGTGATGAAGACTGTGTTGTCTTTTAGTCCTGAATATCTTCAGGAGACGGGAGTTGTTCCCAAGGGCTTCGTGGCTAAGAACAAGGGGGACTACCGAGGTCATATCGATCAGATGCGTCTGCGCATGGCGATCATGCATGGCCTTGAGCGTATGAGTCATCGTTTCGATGATCTGCGCTACGTGGGAGTCATCCAGGTTGATACCTTGCATGTTCACTGCCACTTAGCCATGGTGGATGCTGGGCTCGGTCGACGTGTGCGTACAGAAAAGGGTGTCCAACAGAAGGGTAAGCTCACCAGCACCGATATATCGTTGTTGCGACGCGGTGTTGACTCGTGGCTTGATGAGAACCAGCACGTCGCTCATATGTCCAGTGCCGTGGGGTATGAGCGTCTCAACGTTGCTGCGTTCGTGAAGCGATGGGCTCACGAGAAGGTGCTTGATGAGTCGCTCCCTCAGTTGTTGTTGGCGTGTCTACCTGCTGACAAGACGTTGTGGCGTTATGGATCTCATCGACCGGAGATGCGACGTGCGAATAGTGTTGCAACGGAATTGGTCACTGAGTTGTTGGATCAACCTGGTTCCCCTATGACATCGGCAATGTTGGCCGTGGAAACCTATGCGAATCGTCGAGCACAACGTGAGGGTCTGAGTGATCAGGAGAAGCAAGCGCTTGTTCAGCGTGGCTATGAGACGATCATGGAACGAAGTATTAACGGTTTGTATCAGGTGCTTCAGTCTTTGCCTGTTGAGGCTGTGACTGTACGTACGCCAACGCTTGACGCGATGAGTCAGGATGTGGAGACGCTGATGGCAATCCAGGCTCAGCGCATGAAGACCCAAGCGCAGGGCGTGAGCGCTGATGATGATCTTGTTGGGTTCTCATTGCGTCTACGTTCGTATGGATCTCGTCTGCGAGAGCACGATACAAAGCGTGAGCAGTGGCGTATGCGAGCCTCTGAGTGGGAGGTGGGTCTCCAGGCGGGTACTGTGTCGCCGCAGTCTGAGATGATGCATCAGCTGTATCTGGAGGAAGAGGAATACCACGCACGTTGCGTGAGTAAGTATCGATCGTTGCTCGGGCCATTGGCAGTGGGTGTTGACGGTCAGCAGAACGACGACTCGTGGAAGGATGTGCTGGAGTCGGTGGATAAGCGACGTCAGGCAGTCGTGGGTCTTGAAGCATTGCTGGCTGACCGATCGATTCCGAAGATGAAGGATGCTGATGAGGCAGAACGTCTCGGTGTTGCTGCTCACGGCGTGAATGGTGGACGCTTGTTGGTTGCCGGTGGCAAGGCTGGTCGGACCGCACTGAAGCAACGTTTAGAACGTGCTCGTGCATCATTGGCGTCTCGAACAGCGGATCTTGTGTCGATGTTGTCCGGTAAAGGGCTTGTATTAAAAGCAATACAAGATGAATCGCGCGATGACGATCACGACGATCAGAGCGATGTTGTGACTGTCGTACCAGGTGAGCGGTGGGAGTTGTCTCAAACGAAGGGTATGGATCTGCATGACGTGCGCTTGGATACGGTTGTGGATATGGCGTTGGGTCGTCATGTTGCCGCGCGGTTTGTGACGTGGGCGCGCAGGCGTCAACGTCTTGTCGACGATGCGCAGAAGTACCTGCGTGAGTCTGGCCAGGAAGATATCGTCGAGATGGTTCTTCCACTTGATGACGTGCGTCGCATGAATCGCGTTGCTGATGATCTGGAACGCCAGATGTCAGAGAAGAAGACCGGAGATCTTGTACTCACGAGTGCTCTCAGCGATGTTGTACCGATGTCGAAACGCGTTCGCCGTAGTGCAACAGTGAGTTTCGATGAGGGTCTCGCTGGTATCGTGCGGACAAGCACGTGGAGTGAGACGCAGCGTTTGGTGCCTCAGCTGGAACAGGTGTTGGAGGGGAGCGAAGCCGCATCGATGGATTTCGTGGATTCTGTGGAATTGGGGTGAGATTCGCCTTGACATCCAGCGTTTACTTCGTCTATAATAAAAGAGCGCTACATGGAACGAGTCCATGTATGTGAGAGGGCTGATTAACCCTCGACCGACATCCTGCGGGATGATATATGAAAGGAGTGGTCACAATGGCTACTTTTCGTGGTAAGGGTTCGATGAAGGATATTGAGTTGGTCGTTGTGGAGTATCCCAACGCCAAGAGCAAGACCGGTAATCGTGTCTTCCTGGACGTGATGGTTCGACCTCATGACGGCGCTGCTCCCCAGCGAGTTCCTCACTTGGTTTCGACCAAACAGGATCTTGATGGTCGTACTGTGTACAACCATCAGACGGGTTATAGCGCGTCTCAGCGAGATACGTTCCTTTTGGCTGCGGGCGATAATGTTGTCCAGATGCCGGAACGTAACGGGCGTCCTGGTCCACGCGTTTTCGCTTTCCGAGCAGATGTCATGCCCGCTTCTGGTAAGCAGACGGGTCTGGTCATCAACTCCAAGACGGTGAAGCGATCCCAGCTCCCCCCGATCGACGAGAATATTCTCACTGAGATCTATGCATCCACGAAGGCTGCCAATGAAGCCGCTAAGGCTCTCAAGGCTGCTGAGAAGGAGGCGCAGACCGAGGTGGCTGCTGAGGTCCATGCTTCCGCTCCTGCTCAGGCTCAGGTTTCTGAGCCCGAAGTTGAAGAGGTCGCTGAGATCGACGAACCGGAGTTCTGATTCATCGAATCAATTTTCACACGACCGCCCCTGCTGGAGAAATCCAGTGGGGGCGGTTTCTTGTTGCTGTTCTGTTTCTGTTGTCATTACCAACTATGCTAGAATGACTGGTGTACCAGTCGAATCGATTGAAATGAGAAATGGAGGAACGATTTGTTCGATGACGATCGTTTGAATGACAAGTATCCGATGCTTCGAGACTTTGCGGCGAAGCTTGCACCACCTGTTCGTGACATCGTGGGTCGCGAAAAAGAGAAGATCTCGCTGATGAGTTCGTTGGCTCGGCCTGAGATGTGCAACGCAATGCTGTTGGCTTCGCCTGGTACCGGTAAGGCTCATCCGAATGATGAGTTGATTCCTGTTGCCGATGAACGCGGATATGTTCGTGTGGGTCTGCTCAAGGTGGGCGATCGTGTCTTTGATGAGCACGGCGAACCTGTGACCGTGACGGGTGTGTTCCCTCAGGGTATGAAGCGTGAGTATGTCGTGGTGACGAACCATGGCGACCGTGTGCGTTGCAACGACGAGCACTTGTGGACGGTGCGATCGGTTGGTGATGCAGAAGGTGTGCAGCAAACGATGTCGCTGCGTGAGATCACGGACGCAGGGCTTATTGGCTCTGATGGCGCACCCATCTGGCAGCTTCCGGCCTCTGGTGCGCTTGTGCGACAGAGCCGTCTTCTCCCGGTTGACCCTTATGTGTGTGGTGCGCTGTTGGGCTGGGGCGTTCGCATCGATGAGCGCGGGTATGTGACTGTTCCTCATGAGATGCCCGATGAAGTCTTTGCTGCTATCGAGGACCATATGGGGTGGGAGCGTGTGTATGGCAGTGGTGACAGTGGTGAGCGTTCGACGTTTATCAACCGTGCGACAGGTAAGCGTCTGACATCTAATGAGGTGATGACTCATCCGGTGATGACGAGTGCCATTGTTAAGCCGGAGAATCAGCGTCATATTCCGTACACGTACGTCACCAGTTCGGTGAAGGATCGAGAGGCTGTGCTACGAGCGCTGCGAGACAGTGAGTCGTACCGTCTGTCTCAAGGGGCTGCATGGGTCGTTGATGCTGATATGCGTGAGCTAGAGCGCTCCCTCGATGCAACTGGCGATATGATCGCTGAGGTGATCGAGACCGATCACGAGGTTGAGATGACGTGCATCATGGTTGACTCCGAGACACACCTGTATCAGGTGGGTCGAGGCCATGTTGTTACGCACAACACGGTGCTCGTGCAGGCATGTATGCAAGATGACCCGGATCGCATCTACCTGGAAGTTGATATGGCGAAGATGATCGAGGGCTTGTCAAATTCCGAAGAGATGGCGGCACGTCTGAAGATGTTGTTTGGCGAGGCTGAGAGTTTTTCGCAATCCAAAGATCAAGAGGTTGTCCTGTTTATCGATGAATTCCACCAGATTGTACAGTCGTCTGCTGCTGCTGTGGAAGCATTGAAGCCGTTGCTCGCAAACTTGGGGGACACCGGTGTTAAAGTCATTGGGGCAACAACATATGATGAGTTCAATACGTATATTGCGTCGAATCTTCCGCTTGTTGAGCGTTTTGCGCGTATCAATATCCCTCAGACGAATCGTGAAGTGACGATTGAGATCATCAAGGGTATGGCGGAAAAGTATGGCGTTGCCGATGAGATTTTTGATGACTCTCTGTATGAGCAGATTTTCGATTACACGGATAGGTACGTTCCCGCCTCTGTGCAACCGCGCAAGTCTATCCGTGTGCTTGATGCGATGATCGGTCGTCATCGAGCCCAGGGTGAACGCATGGATAAGGCACTGTTGGCGACTGTTCTCAAGGATGATTTGGGTATTGAAGTGGAGATCAATGTCAACGCTGCTGAGATTAAAGCCGAGCTGGATAAGCGAGTGTTTAGTCAGGACTTCGCTACCACGTCGATCGCGCGTAGACTTCAGCTATGTGTCGCGGGTCTGAATGACCCGAGTAAGCCTATGGCATCGCTGTTGTTCACTGGAGCCACAGGTACGGGCAAGCTGTGCACGGATTCAACTCGTGTACCAGTCTTTTCCGAGGATGGTTCGGTGTCGTGGAAACGTCACGGTGATCTAGTTCCAGGTGATCGCGTGTTCCAGCGCGATGGTTCGCCTCAAGAGGTTCTTGCTGTGTTCCCTCAAGGGGAACAGGACATCTATCGTGTTCATTTGTGGGATGGTCGACATCTTGATGTCGGCGGGCCGCATCTGTGGGGTGTATACACCGCTAAGATGCGCTCGAACAAGCACAAGGGTAAGGATGTTCAGCCACGTGTCATGACGACATTGGAGATGCTGGAGGCTGGTGTTGTGCGCACTTATCCGGGTGATACACGGGAGCGTGTGAAGTTCTTTATTCCGATGAATGAAGCGGTGCAGTGGCCGGAAGCTAATCTGCCACTAGATCCGTATGTGATTGGAGCGTTTATCGGGAATGGGGGTTTGACTCAGAATCCGTTGACGCTATCCTCGGATGATGTTGCTGTTGTGCGCCGTGTTGGAGAGACCCTTGGTTATGAGCCTAAGAAAGCGAGTGTTCATAATTACAGTTGGGTTTTCAAGACTGGCGAGAAGTTCGGTAAGAGCGACAAGCTGGCCCAGACAGCAGATCTATTCACAGAACTTCCTGAATTGGTGGGGGTGTACTCTGCGGAGCGTCGTATTCCGCGACAGTACATGACGGCCTCTATTGAGCAACGCTGGGAGTTGGTGCGTGGGCTCTTTGACACCGATGGAACTGTTGATGCGTCTACCTGTCGATACAACGTCAGATATTCGACATTCTCTCAGGGTCTTGCTGAGGATGTGCGTGAGCTGTTGTTCTCGCTTGGTGTATCCAACACTATGAAGGCGTATACCCGTACTAAGGACGATGGTCGTGTGTTGGTGGAGTATGTCGTTAATGTCAAGTCCAGTAATGACGATAAGGCTCGTTTCTTTTGGTTGGAGCGCAAGCGTGCGATTGCTAAAGAGGCGCAGACGGCAACTGAGGGACGTGAACGTGTGAAGCGATTTGACATGGTGGGCATCAGCAAGATCGAGAAACTCCCGTATCGAGAGTCTGCTTCGTGCATCTACGTTGATCACCCCGAGCACCTGTACCAGGCCGGTGATTTCATCGTCACGCATAACACCGAGGTGACGAAGCAACTAGCAAAGATCCTGTTTGGTGACGATCAGCGCCACCTTGTCCGGTTCGACATGTCGGAGTGGGGTCGTGACGACAGCGTTGATCTGTTCCGTGAAGAGCTCTCGCGTCAGGTGTGGGCGATGAGTCACTGTGTTCTTCTCTTTGATGAGATCGAGAAGGCGTCCCCCCTCGTTGTGCGCTTGCTGCTTCAGGTGCTTGACGACGGTCGACTCTCGGACAAGGATGGCCGACAGGTGTCGTTCCTGAACACCTACATCGTGCTGACGACGAACGCTGGTTCGGAGATTTACCGCACCATCGGTGAATACAACGTTGATGATCACGGTAGTGAGGCCAGCATGCGTGAGTACGAGAAGGTCATCGAGGAGTCCATCAAGAGCACAGATGGCGGCAAGTTCCCACCTGAGCTCCTGGGCCGTATCGATGCGATCGTGCCTTTCCAGCCGTTGTCACGAGCGACGCTACGCAAGATCATGATGAAGAAGCTGGCCAATATGGTTAGCGATGTAAAGCGTAAGCACAATATTCGCGTCCATGTGGATAAGCGCGTGGTTGACTTTCTCGTGGAGGATGAGTCTCGTAGTGACTCCGATGCCGGTGGTGCTCGTGACATGGTTCGACGTATGCAACGGTATGTGGTGACGGAAGTCGCTACGTTCATCAATGAACATCCGTATGAGCGTGAGATCGCAGTCAAGATCGATGGCACATTGCGTAGCGAGGATGTCACAATCTTGAAGTCGAGCGCTCGTGTGATTGTGCAGCCGTACGATCCAATGGCGATTTGACTTCGTTAATCACACTGTGTATGTCGAATTCGTTCGTACGTGAGCGGATTTGACGCAACGTGTGATATCCTCGTACACGAGTGCAAACCGTGTGCTTGCCGGTACCTGTTGGCATTGAAAGATGCTGGCGGGTACCGGCTCACATAACCCACGATCGAAAGGAATCTGATTCTATGTCGTTTTGGAAGAAGAACGTCTCTGGCGAAGAGACGACCCCTGTTGTTGATAAGAAGGCGCAGAAGGCTGAGGCTAAGAAGGCTAAGGATTCCTTGGCTCTTGTCATCGATGAAACGGAACCCGGCGCAGCGTTGGATCTCATTCGCGGTAATCAGCCGTGGCTGCTGCCTAATGGCGTTGGCGTCATTCTCTCGCTGCCTGTTGATGCTCCTGTTGATGAAGGGGGCATCGGAGGTCTTGGTAAGATCTCTGCCAAGGGTAACGAGGATAAGGGATCGATTCTTCAGCGAATCGCGAATGATAAGATCCAGGTTTTTGAGACCCAGGACATGTTGCGTCATAACATCCTGGGCATCATTCCGACCGAGCAGTCTCTTGGCCCGGAAGGAATGGGCGAGTACACCCTGTTTGATGGGGTTATCTTTATGCTGACCTCTGTGGATATTCGCGCAGATGGTTCTATCTCGGTGAACCCGATTCATTACAATGAATCAACTGAGAGTACCGATATTCCTGCCGGAGATAAGGATACTGTGACATTGGAGCAGGCTCAGTCGATCTCTTCTGGTGCCGTTTCCTTGGCTTCCTTTATCCCGTCTCTGTGGCGTCGACTCGGAGGTGAGGTGTCGGTTGAAAGCGCCGATGAGACTGGTGAAACCGAGGATATCAACATTGTCACCAATACGTCCGATGAGTCTGTGGATAACGTCGATAATTTGCCCGACTTTGATCCAGACGAGATCCCGGATGACGATATGTCGTTGGACGATGATCTACCCTCCGATGAAGGTATCTACGATGACGATGATGCTGTGGAGGATCCTTTTAAGGATCTCGATGCGGATTCTGAGTCTGAAACCAATGATGAAGCAACTGTAACGACCGCTACGGATGGTGTTATGCCGGTTGAGGATGATCGTGTCTTCAATCGTGAAGCGGTGCGTGACACGATGGCTCGTAGGTTCCTTGATGAGGATCTTGGTTTCACGGTCGATATGACGCCGTTTGAGGCGTTGTTTGGCCGTGAAGTGGAGAATCCGACCGGATTCTCCCTTGACCATCTCGATAACGAGAACTGGCTTGACGGTCAGATCAAGCTGCTGTCGCAGCAGGCCAATGATAAGTTGGCTGACCAACGCCGTCGTAATATTGATGAGCTGCGCGATCTTTTCTTCTCTCTTGTGTCGAACACAGGTGATGAAATCGCCGCCAAGATGAGTACGGAGGCAGGGGCTGAAAATGTCTGGGCCCAGACTCTGGCTGAGGCTAACGTCAATGCCCAGAAGTCTCGGGACGCGCTTGTCGACATTATCGGTGCTCAGCGTGCCGCTATTATCGCTAACTATGAGCAGAAGCGAGAAGAGTCCATTCATGCAGAAATGGTTGGCGCTCGGGCTCGTTATGATACGTACCATAAGCCAGCGCTCGATCGTGAGCTTTCTGAGCTAGAGCCAACGCTGCGTGCGTCGATCGATGATACGTATGCAATTCGTCGTCGTGAGATCCTGGATGCGCGCAAGGCGTCTGCGCAGGCGTCGTTCGATGCATCTATCACGAAGGTGATGGACTATCTCATCGAGAAGCGCTCGGAGCAGGTGACTCGTGAGGCTGAGCTGATGGAGCAGTTCCGTATCCAGATGGGTGAGTTCCTTGACGAGAATCGTAAGGAAGATATCGCTCGCGCCGAAGCGTTGCGTGAGCAGTTGGCTCGCCAGAACGTTATCGAGGAAAAGACTGCTGAGTTCGCAGCTCGTGAGAAGGAGTTGTACGAGCAGATCGCGCGTGAGCGTGATGAAGCTCAGAAGCGTTTGTCTGCCTCGCAGGAGGAAACTGATAAGCTCATCGCGCGTATGCGTGAGGAGAATGAGGCTGCTCTGACCCAGGCCCAGGCAGAGATCCAGCGCGCTAACGAGCGCACGGCAGAGGAAGCTGCTCGTGTGAACGTGGTGCGTGAAGAGATCTCGCGTCAGTTCGAGAGCCAGATCGCCTCTCAGGAGAACGACAAGAATCTTCTGATTGCCCAGATCAACCGCGAGAGTCTTACGGCGAAGCGTGCGAACCGTTTGTACGTTGCTCTTGCCGTGCTTGTCGCTCTTGCATTCCTTGCGGTGGGTGTTATCGCTGGTATCCTGCTGAACACTGCGATGAGCCCGAGTGTGGGTGGCGCGATGGTGATGCCGTGGACTGCTCAGGTTCACACTGTTGTTGATAGTGTGGCATCGATTGGCGGAATTGGTGCTTAGTCACAATCGCTTGTTACGCGACATAAGAGATGCGGTGGGGTGAATCCTCACCGCATCTCTTTTTGTGTCCGCTGTTTATCTGGGCCGCTTATATCTGATATGATTAGGTTGGTGAATCAGCCAAATCGAAAGATGTAGAAACAGTAGATGAAGAGAAAGGTGGTTCGTATGGTGTTTGGGCGAAAGAAGCCCGGTGGATCCGCACCTCGTGAACGTGGTAGCCAAGCGTGGGCTCAATTGGGTAAGCAAAGCGAGCTCGATTCATTGGCATATCAGGATGTTCACGGCGACCAGCAACTAGAGCGCAGCGACATTGAAGAGAAGCTATCGCCTACGTCGCGTGAGATCGCGTCTACCATCGTTGGCGTTCTCGCGTTTATTCTCGTATGGGTGTTGTTCTCGTTTGTCTCCATGGGTGTGACTATGGCGGGTAACGCTCTGTGGCGTTCATCTGTTCCTAGCTATGCTGTGGAGAATAAGGCTCTCACTGAAGAACTGAACAAGCCTATGTGGAGCGAGAAGTGTTTCTCTCCGGCTTTGGAAAACGGTGAACCGGATCCGTCTGATACTACGTGCTACGACAAGGACGATGTGCCCGAGCCGGGGTGGCATGTTGCTGCTGTGTCGGCGGAAAAAGCCGATCATGATACGAAGTTGTCTGCGCAACCGCAGGGCGTGATCGGTTGGATGCTCTCGCTTAACTGGATGAAGTTTACTGCGTCATCGATTGCAGGTTTGCTCGCATGGTCGTTGCTTCGGATGCGTTTGATGCGCAACCTCAAGGCACAGAACCTTATGAGGGATACGACTGATATCAACCAGTACAAGAACGATCAGCATGTGGCACTCCCGGAAGAAGTGCGTGAGCGTTTCGACGTTGTTCCTGATGTTGGCGCACACACAGGCGTGAGTGCGACGACGTTGATCTCTCATTCGATGGTCTCGAATAAGGGTATTAAGAAGGTTGCATTCGCACAGCGCACAGATAAGGACATTCTCGATGAGGATGGCGATGTCGCGTTGTTTGCTGGTGAGGCTCTTACCGACGAGAATGGTGACATTGTGACTGAGATGGTGCCGATGTTTGACGAGGAGTTCGGAACAGCTCTGTGGAACGCATCGGGTTTGCCAGACAACAAGAAGCTTCGTCGTCGCCTCGACCCCCGCAACGTGCCCTACAATCCAGGCAATGCAAACCGAGACAAGCTCAAGGGTTTCAACACTCTTGCTGATCTTGTGAATGGCGAGTGGGAGCTGCCCTCGTATGAACCTCAGCGTCCAGCAGGCGTGTATTACGTGGATACTGCTCCTGCGAACACCATGATTCTTGCTATGACTCGTGCTGGTAAGGGTCAGACGTATATCGAGCCGATGCTCGACATCTGGATGCGTCAGAAGCGTCCAGATAACATGGTCATCAATGATCCTAAGGGTGAGCTCTTGGTGAAGAACTATGTCCGCGCTACCATGCGTGGATTCCAAGTTGTCCAGTTTAACCTGATTAACGATATGAAGACAGATATCTACAACCCTCTTGGAATGGCGGCTGAAGCTGCTCGCGAAGGCGATCAGACAAAGTGTGCTCTCTACGTTGAGAATATTGCTGACGTGTTCTTCCCTGTGGACGGTGCAGAAGATCCTGTGTGGCCGAACGCTGCAAACAATGCATTTAAGCGTGCGGCGTACGGTCTCATTGATTATTACTTGGAGGAAGAGCATCGTTTGCGTCAATACGCGATGCGACACGGTATGGATCAGAAGGTTCTGGAACAGAAGCTCGATACTATGTGGGGTAAGGTGACGCTCTACAACTGCTATCAGTTGTTTGTGCAGCTTACTTCGAAGAAGCGTAAGTCTCCTATGACTCAGATTACCGAGCGCATCAAAAACGGCTACTACGATCAGCAATCGTCGGATCCTGATGAAGTCGACGCTCTTATCGAGCACGACAAGGCACAGGCTGAGCGTATTGAGTTCCTGTGGGAAGGCAAGCCTGAATCAGATTTGCTGACGTTGTTCTTTAACGCTACCGAGGCATTACCTCAGTCGACAATGCGCACGCTGATTGCTAATGCGAACAACGCTCTGCGCGCAATGGCAGGAGCTGAGAAGATGCTCGCATCTGTGTACGGTATCGCTATCACAGCGATGTCATTCTTCACTGATCCGACGATCTCGACGTTGACTTCCGGTACTCCGTCGCAGAACACCGATCTCGGTGGCCTGTCGTTCCCTCGTCGTTTCGGCGTGCGATTCGCTCAGAACTTCACCGAGCGTGATGGTTTGGTCAATGCCCAGGCAAAATGGGATGCTTTTGCGGATCCTGAGCTCAAGCACAATCTGGGTAAAGATTTCGAACACGAGGATACAGTGGTACGCACGGGTTGGGCCCGGTATTACTTCGATGGGAAGTTCCCCCACGATGTTGCTTACTTGCGACTACGTTTGTTCAATCCGCATACGGGTGTCTTGCTCAAGACGTTCTACTTCCAGTTTACGAAGGGCTATCAGCTTTCGTTGAACGGTCGTAGGTTCGTCAAGGATCCGATCACGGGTAACAAGATTATTCGTAATGGTGTTTTGATCGAGATGGTGAAGGATTCCAATGGGGTTCTTGTGCCAGGTAATCTGCGTTATTCGACAACCCGTTTGCTGGATGAAGCTGGTGTCCCGAAGGCCGTGAAGGAAGACGTGCCCGCGATTATCTTGTCATCGGTGCGTTACTCGGAGCAGCCGAAGGCTGTGTTCCTGGTGACGCCACCCCACTTGATGAAATACGCGAAGCTTGTGCTGATTCTTGTGAAGCAGCTGGTGGATCTGAACTTCGATAAGTCGTACATGACGAAGAGCAACCAGAAGCCGCTGTACAAGACTCGCTTCATGCTGGACGAGCTCGGTAACTTGCAGTCCGAGGGGCATGGTATTGCTGGTTTTGAGACCATGCTGTCAATTGGTTTGGGTCAGGAGCAGCAATTCACGCTGATTCTTCAGACGCTTCAGCAGGCCAGAGACGTGTATGGCGACAGTGTAGACAAGATCATCCAGGGTAACGTTGCTAATATCGTGTTCCTGAAGTCGACGGACGATACGATGATTGAGACGTTGGCTAAGATGTCGGGTACGCGTCACCGTGCGGTGCGTGATTCGAAGACGGTGACTCAGGATACCGAGCGTCTCATCGAAAGTTTGAACGTCGAGGGTAAAGTGTCGTATACGGTGAGCGCGAAGGAAGAAAGTGTCATCGGGTACAACGATCTGGCGTTCTTGCCTGAGCGTAACTCGATCATTTTCTCGGCGGGTGTTTCTCCGATATGGAACCGTAATGCAGAGATTTTGCCTATGTCGTGGCGTTTGTTCAGTAACACGATCAAACACCCAGGGCACAAGTATTCGCTTCAGACCATCCCGACCCTTTCATCTGCTCTTGAGTTCGATGTGCGATTGAATCAGCCAAACTTCATGACAATGCTGGATAAGCGCATTGAGCAGGCTGCGAATGCAGCTGAGGCGATGGAGTTGTATCAGGAGGCATATGGTCTTGATGATTACGGTATCTCGATCTTGGATCCTGACGTGTACTCTGCTGAGGTCATGGACCTTATCGCTTCCATCGAGGAAGAGCGCAGGGGTCACAACATGGAGAACGAAGAGTACGACATGGACAGCGAAGACGCTCTGCGCGCTCAGGTGGGATCGGGTTACGACATGTTCAACGAGGATGACGAGATCAACGAAGAGGTTCGAGAGGATCTTGCTGCTCGTCAAGAAATGTTGGCCGATCGGGCACGAATGCGTTATGCCGAAGGTCATATCAGTCGTGCTGACCTTGTGAGCGATAGCGGGCATGTGTTGCACCAGCTCGATGGTGACATCGTTGCTGCTTATCGTGAAGCGAAGCACGCAATGGTGGCTGATGCCAGTTTCTTCAGAACTGATGAGAATGGTTCGCTGTGCTCGTTGGATGGGAAGGTCTACATCAGCCAGGGTGTGTCGAGTGATGAGTTGCGTGCGTTGCAAGATGCATCATCCGATGAGACAAGCGGTGTGTACGGAGATGACGAATCGATTTCTGAGATCGCAGATTTGGGCTCGTGGCGAGTCCATGATGCGTTCTACAAGTTCTTGCACGGTTTGGAGTCGTGGGAGGATCTTGGCGGAGGTGCTTTCGATCGAGCTATTGCGCGAGTGTTCGAACGTCGTGAGAATGAGTGATTCTCGTAGCGTGAGAGATGCGTAAGAACCGGGTGGTAGTCCAATAGACTGCCACCCGGTTCTGCGTTGTGCGCTATGCGGATTCAGCGCGCAACGTGTTTGACCCAGCGGGTCTTGCCTGCGTCATAGATCCTGTAGAGCTTGTTGGCCAATGCTGCCTCATGCTCAGTTTGACCAGACTGATACGTGAGGTCAGGATCGTTGATGAAACGCTGCTTGGTGTACGTGGAGCGGTGAACGCGTTCCCACCGGGTCTTGCGTCCGACGTAGCTGTAGCTCGGAGCCTGATGCTTATCCACGACGAAACCCGCTGCTTGGTACATCCCACCGTCAGAGATGTCGTTGTCGCTCCATGATGTCCACGTGTCGACAGGTACAAGCGTCTCAGCGTGAGCAAGGAGCTTGGTGAAACCGCCGACAATAACACCCAGTGTTGCATAACGCTGGATGTCCCATGTTCCATCTGGCAGCGAGACACGTGAACCGTGGTTTTTGTGACCGATGCCGAGCAGAGCACGCAAAACACCGTCCTGGTCATAGAGGCCGACATTGAGGGTGCAATGAACAGGCCCTTGGAGATGATTGTCCTGCCAGAACTGCCTGGCAACGCCTCCATGGACACGTCTCGCCGTGAGGTTGCGTGCGTAGAGACGTTGACAAGCCAACGGGTTGATGTCAGGGAGGACATCAGGCAGGCGGTCAACAGCATGCAACCTGTGGGCGAGAGCGCGTAGAACGAGCTCACGTCGATGCAGCCAGTCATCTTCCCACACGTGAACAAGCTGGTAGCCTTGCTCGCGTGTTTCGCGCGTTTTGTGAGCGTGGTAGCCGTGGGGGAGAGACTTGGAGTGCGCCTCGATGGATGCGGCCTCAGAGTGCCAGAACACGCCGTTGAACTCGATAGCCACGTGGTGGTCAGGGACGACAATATCTAGCTCTTTACCCGAGGGGAGAACCGTATGGTCGTCATGAAGGATTGCACTATTGGGGACAAGCGCTTGAACCATCTCAGTGAGAAGTGTTTGAGATGGGTTGGTGTGGAGCCTGTAGCAGATTGGACACCCCGAGGGTTTCACACGGTTGCTTGGAGCAGCAAGCCATGTGTGTTCCTGGTTGACCCGGCATTGCCAGAGCACAGGCTCGCTTCCACCTTTGCTCACCACAGTTGTCAAAGACTGATCGACGAGCTGCACAGCCAGATCGGGGTGTGTGGTTGCGAGATCATTGACACCAGGGACGATTTTTCTTCCCGAGCAGTACGGACAGCCAGTCTTTTTAGCCGTACGGCTGTACGGCGTTGCCTTCCACGTGTGTTTGGGGTTTGCTGGGCACTGCCAGAGCACGGATGTGTTTGATCCTGGCTTGAGAGTGGTAGCAAGGGATTGATCAACGAGCTCAGCGGCCAGCTTGGGGTGAGTAGTCGCCAAGTCGCTCTTACCAAAGACGGGATGACGACCCGAACACTGAGGACAACGCGTTCCTTGACGTGCGACGTTGCTCAGTGGTGCGGTCCAGTGGTCGTGCTTAGGGTTGCCGCACCAGAATTCGACCTTCTTGTTGGAAGACCCAGTGAGCTTCGTCCGTAGTTTCTTATCGACTATGAGCGCAGCTGCTTTGGGATGGGTGGTCGCAACATCGTTGACACCGGGGATCACAGTCTTTCCGTTACAGACGCTGCACCCGGTCGGGTTCTTCGAATTAGTGCGGTTCATGGGGCTAGCCCACCACACGTGACGAGCGTCAACGGGACAGCGCCATTGGACTTTCTTGTCCGAACCGCGAGCGATCGATCGGAGCGATTGATCCACAAGCTGGTCAGCGAGAGCAGAGCTGAACTGTTCGAGAGTTTGAGAGGGTTTTCTTGGCATGGTGTCCGTCTCCTTTTCAGGTGGTATTTACATTATTCAGTGTATCATAGATGGGTTGCTATCCACATTCGTTTCCCTTGTGTTTCCAGTCGAAATAAGCATTTTTCTCAGGTATAATAGAGGGTGCAATACCCGATCGATCCGACTGGATCGCTTCTGAAAGGAGAATGCGTTATGCAAACGCGAAATGCCGGTCTACGGCGTTACATGTATGAGTATATGATTGCTCGCACAATCAATCGAACCTCGGAGATCACGAAGACTCCGATTCTCGTATCTCAGGGTCGACGCCTGAGGGATCTCATGGAAGAGCGTCTCAATGAACAGGGTCGTTCTTTCAACGATGGTGATCTACCTGTTGCCGATGCGTTGGGCGCTATCCAGAGCGTCATGCAGAAGAATGTACCTGGTTACAAGCCTTTGTTCCAACCTACCGATACGTCGAGTAAGGGCTACAAGGCTCTGTACAACGAGTTTACGTCGATCGTGGGTCTAAATGGTTCAGCTGGTGCAGCTGGTCCGCGCTTGCCGATCTCTCCGTATGATCCCAGGTGGGGTAGCCGCCGCACCGTGAAGCAGGCTGGGACATCTATTCTGTATGCGCTCGATGGTGACATCGTCGCATATGCAGACGGCAAGCCAAGCAACCTGGAGCGAGTGACGACCTCTGAACTCAACCTGTATCGCCTGACTGACGAAGGGAAGGCGAAGGAAGCAGGCCGTGCACTGAGTCTCGATGATATCGCGGGTCTCACCGAGCTCATGGATCGCATGTCAACGTCTGAATACAATGACGTTCGACAATGGGTACTCGATGGTGCTCGCAATCCTGAAACAGGACGCTACAACGCCCGTCAGTTCATGAGCACTGATGCGCTGGCTCGTTCCCGAGCTGTGCTCGATGTGTTGGCTGAAGAGGGTATCCCCTACACGATCGAGAAGGATCTGCGTCCTGGTCAGATTCGTGCTCGTTTGACGGGTACGAACATGACCGTGCGCCTGACCGATACACGCGACAAAGAGCAGTGGGTTGGTCGCGTTTATGACAACGGCGCGACGTTGTACTTCTCCACGACTGCTCGTCGAGACAACAAGCAGGTGGCTTATGTGCCAACTGTTGACGAGGTGTGCGACCTCGTGCGTGTCGCTCTGGGTCGACCGGTGGAGCGCAAGGATGGCAAGGGCCTCGTGGGCCGAGTGGGCGAGCGTCAGACCAGCAAGGGTAAGACGGTCCAGGAGTCGTATCTCTCCACTGGAACACTGACGAGTGCGTACAAGGACATGCCTGGTATGAACGGCGAGCAGGTTGTGATTCGTCGTCAGACGAAAGAACGTTCTGCGTCGTCTCGGTTCTTTGCTGATACGCCGGAGGGTCGTGACCAGGCATCTATTTTTATCAACGATGCTGTGCACAGCGCACGCAAGAACGTGGCCGAGCAGCTTGATGTTGACGGTCTCATTCAGCAGTTCCGCGATCATGAGGATGCCGCACGTGAGGGCACGTACATCCCCATGCTGTCTGGTGATCCTGATCTTGCAGCCGTGGGTCGTGCGTACTGGGATGTGCTTCGCGGTGCTGAGACAACTCTGCTGAAGCCCGAGGCCACTCGTGCTGAGTACGCTGAGGCGACGGGTCTGCTCGATGATATGGATCAGGAGAGCGACTTGTCCGGTGTTCACGACATGCTGGCTGGTTCCGTGGCATACACGGGAACCCCGGAAGAACGTGTTCGTGCTCATCTCCGGGATCTGCTCGATACTCAGATCGGTATTGATAAGTACATCGACTCTGATGATTTTGTGTTTGATCCTGTGCGTACCGCTCGTTATATGACGAGCGAACACGGCCAGTGGCGTAACAACGATGACCTTGTTGCTGCTATGCGTTGTGTGGGTATGCCCAAGGAGAAGATTGTTGGGGATTCATTCTACTCCAACACGTTCCGAGATCGATTGATCGCATTTGATGAATCGACAGCACTGTCGATGGACGTTGTCGATGATGAGTTCACACAGTCGATGCTTCAGGTTGTCTCTGACACGCTTGAATCGTGCGCTGTGACGCCGGGTTCCATCCGTGTTGACGCCAACGGCGTTGTGGAATGGACCGGTGCGATTATGCGCTCGCAAACAGGCAAGGAAGAGCCTGTGAGCGGCACGATCGGACAGATCTTCGCTCGCGGCGAGAACGGTGAGATCATCACCCACTTTAATTCCGGTAACGATCTCATGATCGTACCCGGTTTCGATGCACGTGTGGTTGCGCAGAAGGCTGGAGAGAACAAGTCCCTCGAAGAACGGACTCGGCTGATCGGTTACGAGCAGCGGATGAGTGATGCAATTCGTTATCGTATTCAGGCGGATGTGCTGTCGGGTCGCTCTCGCGTGGGTGAACCCGCGTCATTGAATAGCGTGTATCGGCGTTTGTCGGACACGCGCCACCGCGCGGATCATTACGAGCGCTCTCTCGAAGAGGGTATGGATCCAAAGATTCTTGGTGCCATTCTTGCCACCGAAGCGCGTCGCGTGCGTTACCCGAATGCTCTACGTGATGGGTCGACGATTGATGCTGATTTCCGTGCATCTCGTGCTCGGGAACAAGGTATCGGCGGTGATCCGGCTAATGACACGACCATGGATCCGTGGGTGCTCACCGGTGGTCGTAATATGTCGCTGCTGAGTGAAGAAGCCGATGGCTATTTCGATCCGATTATGACATCGAGTGGTGTCAACCAGGGTGTCACTCGCTATCTTGTGTCGGGAGCCCAGGTGAATCCTGATGGTTCAATCGTGCGTTCTCGCAAGGATGATCGCGCACCCCTTATGTTGACCGAGCAGGCTCAGCTTATGAGCTACGATCCGTTCGATCGTCAACAGATGACGACTTCTAATCTTATGAATGCATCGAACGTAACGAAGCCCGTGGGTACGGCGTTTATGACTGTTGGTGGTTGGACGATGGAAGATTCCATCGTTGTGTCTGCTGACTTTGCTCGTCAGTATCGCGTTCGTGGAACGAACGGTGAAATGCGTGATTTGATTGTCGGAGATAAGATCTCCGACATGCATGGCAATAAGGGCGTGATCTCCCTTATTGTCGATCGCCATGCAGACTTGTCCCCTGAAGAGATGAAAGATCTTCATGGATCGACCGACATGATGACTCTGTTCCGGGAGAATCCCGGTTTGGATGTTGTTATGGCACCGTTTAGTGCCGTGTCTCGTTTCAATGGTGGTTCGGCTCGTGAGGCAATGCAAGAGATTGCGCCGCTTCGCCTTCCCAACGGCACGGTTGTTGAAGCCGGTATGGGTAAGGTGTCGTTTATCGGTACCCACATGACCGTTGATGCGAAGACGGCTGCGTACGACGAGGCCGCGATTCGAGCTGGCCAGGGTCGTAAGGCGTCGTCGCAGCTGGCATGGGCGTTGCAGTCTCAGGGCTGCGACAAGGTGCTGGAGCAGATGTACGGTGGCAACCTGCAAGCGTTGGCACAACTGCGAGAAATGGCATTGGTGTGCGGCCTCGATATCGAACCGGATGGTACGCTTCGTGACGGTCATGACGACCTCGCTGTTGGCGGAGAGCGTCGACTTATCGAGATGGGGGATGTGCCTCTCACTGAACGTGGATCGTTCGACGTGCGTCGTGTGCGTCGCGATTTTGCCGCATTGATTGGTGATGCTGGCGGTGATATGGAGATTCCGTTCCCGCTAACGATGCCCACGGGTGCTCGTATTCCTCACGCAACCGACACGACGTGGCGTGTGCCGGTGCTCAGCTCGCATCTGCGATCGGGGCAGGATCTGGATGATGGTACGTCGACGGTTCATGACTACACGTATCGCTATCTTGCGATCCGTGAATGGTCGCTACGCTACAAGCATGCTGCTGATCGTGCGGCTTCTGGGAAGCTGTCGAGCAAGGATCTTTCCGATGCTCGTCGAACGATGGCCGAGGCAATGCATCGTGCGCAGACCGCGTACGATGGTATTACGCAAGACATCATGCGTCGCCGGTTTACCGGTAAGCGTAATGTCTTCAAGGAAGGTCTCATGGCGTCGCGTCTTCCGCACTCTGCGACGGCTGTGTGGACAGGTGATCCTCGTCTGGACATTGACCAGGTCGGTGTTGGCCCGGAGCTCGCGAAGAAGCTGCATCTGCGTGATGGTGATTATGCGCTTGTGTGGCGTGACCCGGTTCTTCGTGACGCGGGTGTCCGTTACATGCGTGTGGCGATCGATGATCGTCTCACGGGCGTGAGTGTCAACCCGAACATGGTGAAATGTTTCGATGGTGATTTCGACGGCGATTCTGTCGCCGTCGTGAAGCTGGGCAATGGTCCGGCGCATGATCAAGCGCTTGAACGCTTGACGGTCGAAGCTAACCTCATTGATCTGGGTCAGAGTATGGATGACGAGGGTCGTTACCCTCTCGCCATGCATAATGCCTTGGACGTGAAGGTGTCTCAGCACTACGACAAGCGTCATGCGGATGCGATGGATGAGGTTCATCAGCGCGCCAATGACGCCTACTACGATCTGACTGAGGGGAATGCGACTCGTGAGCAGTTCCTGGAAGCAGGTCGTGATGTTGTGGATGCAGCGTCTTACATGTATCGTGACGCGCTCCAGCATCAGTACGGTGAAGCAGTACTGTCGTTCGGCTCCGTTCAGGAACACATGAAGTCTGTCGAAGTTGCGTGTATCGAGACCGGTGCAAAAGGTTCGCCTAAGAAGATGCTGGATTACGCTCGGTACATTGGGTATGATCCAGAGAATCAGGTGGATCTGACAACCACGTGTGTCACGCGCAAGGAACAGCTCGGTACGATGTATGCAACGGCTGTGAAGTCGTTTGGTACAGGCGTGGCTGGCACATTCTCTCAACGTGGTGTGCGCGTTCTTCGTAACGAGGAGCTCAAGGCTGTGTTGGAACTGACCTACCCGGTGACGCAGAGTATTCTGCAAGCGAAACACGATCCAGTGGATGCTCGTAACCGTTACGAGTTGCTTATGGGTCCGGCTCGCAGTCTGTGGCGTGGCCAGTTGATTGCTCAGGATTCTGACTTCGGTGTGTGGAACACTGTGATGGGCGAGGATCGCAAGCCGGTTCAGGCTACCAAGGATCAGTGGGTGGAGGCGTTTACACGATTCTACGGCGATGATGGTCTAGGCGTGACTGTGAACAGCGATAACATCACCAAGGTTGCCAACGCGCTCAGCGATAGTAACGGGATGATGCTGAATCTGGAAGACGAGAAGACTGTTGAGCAGCTTGCGTCTCCAATGGATCGCTTGGCATATGGTGGTGATTTCACCACGATGCAAGCGTTGGCGGATGCTCGCGCGAACCTTTTTGAGGGTGAGTGGAACGTCAAGTTTGCACCAGCTCGTGTGCGTGAGGTGCTGGAGGCTGATGTGGAGACACAGGCTGAGGCACCGGTGATTGCCATGGAGGACACTATGGCACGCGTGGAGCGTGACGAGAAGATCGGTCGACGTAAGTCGACATCGTGGGCTGTTCCGGTGCGCTCGCATACGGGGACCAGTGCAGCTGAGCGTTACGGTCTAGTTGCTGATGAAGTTCAGCAGCGCGAGGATGATGGTTTCGAGCTGTGATCACTGTGTGACGGCGCGTTGAAGCCATGAAGAAGCAGGTCTCGCCTGACGGGTGAAGCCTGCTTCTTCGTATTTCTACGTCTTTATGTGCGGGATTTGCATCATAATCGTTGCAATAGTGCGATATACTGTTATACGAGTCGAATGCAACGCAACGAAAGGAATGATCATGTCAACGATTTGGTATGAAGGCCCAGCCGATGGCAATTGATGAGAATCTATTGTCTCTTACCGCTGCGGATGACAAGTATGTGATCCCGTTTGGCGCGGAGTCTCTTATGTATGAATACAACAAGATGCATCAACCTGATTACGGAAGTCTTTATCAGCAGCGTCAGCGTGATTCTGTACAGGCGCTGTATGGAGATCCAACAGATGATGAGATCAAGCAGCATTATGGTCTTGATCCGCATGAGTGGACGGGAAGCCTTGCTGATAGGGTGATGGCGATCGTGAACAAGAATGAGCCTGGGAAGGAAACGCATGTGAATGCGCTTCTGCGCGATAGCGCTAGGCTGCTTGTTCAGAATGCTCAGCTTTATATGAACAGTGATAATTCGTATAGGTTTGATGCGTTGATAGAGTGCGGTGGTGAGGAGCTGCGTTCTGCGATTTCTGATGCATCATGGAGTGGTGTTCTGATCAATGATGAGGCTATGGATGCCATCAAGCTTGTTGAAAAAGGGTATATGGCCTATTACGGGGGTGAGTCGTTGACTCGCTCGTATGAACAGATGCGCAAGTTGAACGATGCACGCGTTCATTATCGTGAGGCTGCGAAGGAGATGCGTACGGCTGAGCCTGCTGCTCCAGCTCCGGTAACTCCGAGCTTCGATCGATCTGCTCCGCCTCAGGGCACGCGTGTGACGACCGCTCCGCCGCCATCGTCTATCAGAGCTGCTCGGTCTGTGCAGTCTGTTCCTCCGATTCCGCAGTCGAAGCAGAGTCCTCAGAAGCAGTTTGAGCATGTTTCGGTTGCGAGTGGGAAACCGGCTCGCACCGGTGGCCCTGTGCGGGTAGGTGATGTCGCTAAGAACTGGTTGGCTTCGCATGGTCGCGACGAGAAGGGTCGACCTCTTGTTTCTGCGTCTGCGCCGTCTACGCTTCAGGTTCCGGCTCAGCGATCGGGTTCGATTCAGGCGGCGCTTCCTGGCAGCGGTATCACTGTGGGCCGATCGACGCCGCGTGTTCCACCGACTGCTCGTCGTGTGAATACCCCTGAGCCACAGGCGCAGACTCCGAGTGTCGACGACGGTTTCGAGCTGTGATTGCTGTGTGCTGAAGCCAGGACGAAGCAGGTCTCACCATTTGGTGGGGCCTGTTTCTTTATACTGTCATGCATTGTTTTATGCTGTCATCGTTGCAATAGTGCGATATACTGGTATACGAGTCAAACGCATGATTTAACGAAAGGGGATGATCATGTCAATATGGTACGAAGAGCCAACTGATGACGAGATCAAAGAGCATTATGGTCTTGATCCGCATGAAGTCTTGCCGACAAGGTAATGGTGATTATCAACAAGAATGCACTTGAGAAAGAAACGTATGTCAATGCGCTTCTTCGTGACGGTGCCAGACTGTTTGTATAGAGTGCGCATACTCAGCAGATGTCAGGTGATGAAAGGAGAATGACACAATGCGACCCCCTCGTCAACTTCCCGCCCCTCGTTATGGTAAGGGTGTTAGTAGGCCGAATACAGCTGATTTTGAAGACACCATGGTCACCACTAAGGAGCAGATTTTTGAACCGAAGTCCGAACCTGCGAATCCTCAGGCAGGCGCGTCTGTTCGACCGATCGATTGGGCACAGCAGCTGCGTCTCGATATGAGGTATAGCGCAGACAACTATTTGAGTGTGTTGTCTCAGATGGACATGCGATCCATGAAGCGAAAAGCCGACATTGCCTCGCGTATGAATGATCTGCAAGGTAAGCATAAGGCTTATGCTTCCATGATGGTGCTGAGCGCGTTGGTGCCATTGAAGGACGGTATTTCGATGTCGGCTGTGGCAGAATCTGTGGGTATGGGTGTTACGATGTGGATGCTCTCCCCTAATTTCCGTCAACAGATGAAGTCGTTTAAGCGCGATGCTCGTATGGCGATCGAAGATATGGCGGAAGCTCGTCGACGGGCGCAATCTCAGAATGTGCGTGACAAAGTTGAGCATTACCGAGAGAAGCATGGTGGAGAACTGCCAATGTCTTTGAAGTATCGTTTGGCCCGTATTGAGGCCGAAGATCGTAACGGTCGTCTTTCGTTCAATGAAACGAGTGCGGCGTTGACGTATCTCGGTTTGAGCGAAGCGATGTTTAACCAGATGCGCTCTTCCGATGTTGATCCTGCTGTGCTTCAAGAGAATTATGACTGCCTGATGGAGCGTTTTTGGGACGATGTCCAAAAGGACGGGTTGAATCAAGAGCGTGTCAATAGCGTCAGCCGTATCATCATGGGCCAGCGAATGCGGTATGAACCCCGCTGGGCGAATATGTTCGTTGAGACTGCTCATGGCGAAGTCGATATGGATATGGTGGATCATATGGATCCGCACACAGGTGAGGTTCGTCGTGTGTGGGCCGGTACTTGGTCAACACGATTGAATGAACCTGTGACTGGTGGTTCTTTTACCGCACGGCCTCCGTATAACGAGATGCAGCATGAACTCTCTTTGAGTACAGCTATGGCTCGTGAGATGGAGCGTGCGGCTCTGAATGGCAATACCAAGGATCTTAACGAAACGTTGCTGGCATATGGATCTGCTTGGTCTGTGCGTGATAAGGCAATGGATGTTCAATCAGTGCCTGGCGCGATTGGTGAGAAGATCCGTCGAGCTCGTCGTGGTCTTGAGGCTATGGAATTTGATGGTTTCGATCGCGATCAGCAGCGTGACATTTATGCCACGTCGTTCGTCCGTGCAATGGATCTGGTAGCGCAGGCTCACCCGGATATCGAGCGTCATTGGGCTCAGCAGTATGGATCCCAATGGAGGTCCGAAATGAGGGACTTCGCAGCGACGCCAGAAGAAACCTATAACAGGTGGCAGCGAGGGGAGTTTTACTCTGATGCTCGTGAGTCGCCTGGCCATGACAACGCCCATGCAGATCCGCATACGGAGCGAATGAGAGAAGATTCCAAGCGTCGACGTAGCGCGTATAAGCGCGCACGTAACAACCAGGAATATAACGATCATAAGACTTCGGCGTTCAAAGCTGAAACGGACTTTGAGCTTAATGATGTCGATGACGGATTTGAGATGGGTGGTGACAATCGCCCTTCTCGTAACGATGGTTTTGAACCGTCGTTGTGAGCCTATGCAATGCAAGAACAACATAGAAAGAGAGGAATGGACAATGAGTGGAATGAATGGTTTCCCCCGAGATGGAGGTATTCTCGGCGATCTGTTCGGTGTCAGTGAGGCTGATCGTGCTGAATGGGATAAGCAACGTCAGATGCGATTGGAGCGGCAGAAGATGAGGCAATCCGGGTTGCTAAACAAGGCGACACAAGCTGCTTACAATATCGCCGCTGCCGGGATTACATCCCAAATGCGAGCGGCTTACATTGAGGAGGCTCGTGGCACGATGGTGAAAGAGACGACAACGACGACTCGTAGCCAATCCCGGAATATCGATCCTGAGTTCGAAGCAATTCGACGAGACATCGGTGGCTACGAATTTGGTGGTTGATGCAGGTTGATAACGGTATAGCCCCGGAGGTGAAACTTCTGGGGCTATATCTATACATGTGTTAGACTGGTATACGAACATAATCAAAAGCGGCGTCAGACGTGTGTGTATGGGCGTCGTGAGACATCTGATGGAACTAGTGAAAGGGGAGAGGTTGAATCATGGCGCTCTTCAAGAATGGAATTTCAAAGGTCGACGAAGGTGGCGAGAATCGTAAGAATACTAAGAACGAAGCGGTTGATCATGATCGTATGACGAAGACGAAGCTGATACAGGCCGTGTCAAAGCGGACGGGTATTGATGCAGCGACGGTGCGAGCTGTGTATGCGGCTATCGTCGATGAGATCATCACGACGACCCGTTCTGGCCGATCGGTCATGCTGACGGGATTCGGTCGTTTCTATCGGCTGCATAAGGCTGGTCATACGGTGCAGTTCACCAAGTCGGGTACGGGTGTGGTGCCTGGTTACGATGTGCTGAAGTTTTCGGCGTCGTCGACGCTGAATCGATCGTTGACTGCATCGGATTCAGACGATGATGATACAGCGTAGGAGACAGCTGGGTGAATGACAATACCCCGAGCACGCAATGTGCTCGGGGTATTGTTGTTCGGGACTGGTCAGGTCATTTTAGGTTAAATCGACCTGACCAATTTGCCGTTTTTGACTTTCCATAGACTTGGAATGTGTATTCGCCCGCGAGTACAACTCATGCCAACGACGTATGATTCCGTGATTGGGTTTTCACCGATAAAGATCATTGGATAAGCATGTTCGAGGTTGTAGATGTAAGCGATAACATCTGGCATCTCTAACAATTCACATTCAACCCCGATAGTTTTTCGGGTAATCGCGTCAAAAACTGACAAGCTCCATCCGTTGTGCCAATATTCTTTGATGAATCTGTCCACCAAGGAATAACCTGCGTCGTCACCGGCTAAGTCGTGTCCTTTCCACAGCACGCCACCCATCGGATGGAGTGTTTCCACGTAAGTCACCGTATTTTACATCCTCTCTGCGATCTATGCGCCTTTATTGAAAGATTACCTATGATGGGCATTATCATCGTAGGTAGTGCAAGTTTACAATGGTTGTGGGGATGGGTGTTGCGTGGGTGCATTTATTTAGTGCGTCACAATTCAGTCAAGGCCGAGAGCGGTAGCGATACCGTCCTGAATGGTCTCCAGCTCATGGTCCGCCACATGGCCGATGCAGCTCGTGAGTCGGGATTTATCGACGTTTGCCACCTGATTGCACACAGCAATTGATTCTCGGCTGTTGACGTGAACCGTGGGGTTGATGGTGTTGGTACGACGCTGCTTGTTTGGGGACGTGAGATAAACGACTTGGACGACACCAGATCGCTGGTTGATACCATCGTTGCTCACGATAACAGCAGGTCGTCCAGACCAGATTTCATTGCCAACAGTTCCGCCACCGGGGACGGGTGCGGCTTCGACGAACCAAACGTCGCCTTGGCGGATAGCACGCATAAAAAGCGCTCCTTTCAAGAGGTTGAAGAAGGTGTGTAAGGGTATCGCGGATCCCCATGGCTCCTGAGAAATCTCAGGAGCCATGGGGTGATGGAGCAAAAAGCTTCGCGTGAAAGTGTTACTCTTCGCTCGTCACCGTGTCGGCTCCAGAGTTGAGACCGTTGATGATGCCAGCAATGATGTCAGGGGTGACGACATCAGTTGCATTGATGTTGTTTGGCGCAATCCGGGCAGACGGTGCAGCCTGAGCAGGCAGTGCAGGCGCGCTCTGACCGGGTAGGCTGTCCTCGATGGCGTCGAGAACATCATCTTCCTCAATGACGATTGCGTCGACGGCATAGTTTTCACCATCGTCATCAACGTCGTTACCAGAGGTGGATTTGATCAGCGAATCAACAATGAGGTTGTAATCGCTGACGATACGCGATGACAGAGTTACCCCATGAGAGAGGATAAAGAGGCTGTTCTTAGCACGCGTGAACGCAACATAGTAGAGCCGCTTCTTCTCCTCCGACATATCAGATTGGTCTTTGTAGATGACAACAACGTTGTCGAACTCAAGGCCCTTGACACCATGCACAGTAGAAACGATGAAATCAGCCTTGGTCTCAAGGTTGCGGATCTTTCGCTCTTCGTTATTACGATGCATGAGCGCATCGCGGATCGAGTTGTACCTAATCTCGTAGTCGAGGATGCACTTCTTCAAGCGATCGAAGAAGATCTCCTTGGTGATAATGTGAGACTGGTACTCGTAGACCCACCCCTGAATGGCGGCTGCCGACGTAGTCCACCATTCACTAGTCATTTTTGCAAGCGCCTTTTGAGCGTTTTGGTTGTTGGCCGGACCCCGGTTCACAACCTCCTTAGCGAACACGTAAGATGCGTTCGCTGGATCGACTGCCTCGATGTCGTCCCAGTGGTGCTCGATGAACGACGAGAAGAACGTCGACGCGCGACGGCGATCGGAGATCATCGAAATGACCGAACGCCCTGGGAATAGCTCCTCCAAGCGTTTCTGAATAGCGAAAGCCTCCCGACGTGTGAACGCCAGGAATGCAACCTGTTCCCCACGATTCACGCATTCCTGAATGTAGGAATATACGTGCTTCGAGAGAAGTACAGGCAAATCGGCGAGGAACTTTTGATCTGCCGTGTAGTGCTCGTGCACAACGCGCACCTTCTCTTGGAAGGAATCCGCCGTGACAGGCTTGAGCGAGTTGGCGCGCAAGCGAATCTGCGCAAGCTGATTCGCCTCAATTTCCGACAAGAGGTGGACATTTGCCATGTCGAGTACCTCCTGATTCGAACGGTAGTTGGTCTCCAATTTGTAAGGCGTAAATACACCGGAAGCTTCCAGTGCGTTCAATGCCTTTGGGTTGGCGGACCTAAACTCGTAGAGGGTTTGCGAAGCATCCCTAGTTCTTCTCACGATTGAAGAACTCTACGAATTGTTGATGTCGCAAGTCGAGGTGCATCAGTTTCCTCGTTTCGTGATTTGGTTGACTATATCTTCATGTTTGGTAGATTTACCAAACATGCCCATCATTTCGCAGACCACATGATGCGTGTGCGGTCGCTACTCTACTCGCTTCACCATGGGGTTACCCATGGCTTATTACTGACAATATGTCAGCGCTTTCGATAGTCGATGAACCTTCCTCCCACGGCTTGACGTTTGGGTGGCTGGCTGCGGATTGTCATTAACAACAACGGTATTACCGTCCGATGAGCGTTATCTCATCTGCTGCACTATTGGTTTCCCAATAGTCGCGGTCGTTGTCGCGAAAACATGAGTTTCCCGCAATTAGTAGGGTTTAACGTGAGCAATGCTTACCCACAATAAAGAGCGAACAGCCCAGTTTGTTCACCAGACGAAGCAGGTAGATAAACTCGAAGACAGAGTTATCTTGGACCTCATCGATGATAAGGTGACGGATGTTCAACCCAGCAGGTAGTGGCATCCTATCGATCATCTGGTAGGCCAGGATGATCTCTAGTTCCAGAGATGTCTGCTTGATGAGGTTGAGTGCGTCAATGGTCTGCTCCAGGTGTGCCTCGATGAAGTTGTTCAGCGAGGTGTGAGCGCCTTCGGAATTGCGACCCTCCAACCTGCGCAGACGTTCAGCAAACTGGAACGCGAATGGATCCCAAGGCATGTAGATACCCAAGGAGTTGGCGATTGTCTCCACAGAGCTGAGCTCGTGGATCGGGAAGTACGACATGTACAGATCGTGAATCATTCGCGCGATCGTCATGGACCGGACATTGGGGTTCTTACGGACGATGTTGTCAGCTGCTGCGTTGGTGAATGACAGCACGGTGATGTCGCTCGGGTTAACGCCACACAGGCCAAGCTGCTGGATACGAGCTAGGATGACCGTGCTCTTGCCAGCACCTGCGCCTGCCTGCGTCAGGATGAGCGGCTCAGTCGAGCACACAGCAGCAAGCTGCTGAGGCGAGAGCTGTCGCTGCACAGGAACAGTCTTGATGGTCTCTGGCGCACGCTCTAGCTGATCACGCTTGCCGCTAAGATCGTTGAGCGTGTCGTTCATCAGTAGGTTCATGTTCTGCTTGACCAGACGCGAAGCGGTCTGCGGATCGCAGAGCATGTTGATGAAGCCGTAGATTTTATGGTATGCCGACAACGGAACGTTGTACTGCTCCATGTAGCGCAGCTCGTACACCATCTGTGCAAGCTGCTCGTCGTTGTAGGGGCGCTTCTTCGACACAAGCGCATCGATGGCATCGTAGATGTCGTCGGCGATGTCGTCGCTGCTCCAACGCTGGGCACTATTTGCAATAGCGTCGTAGACGCTGTAGTTGGCGTAGAACTTTGCCAGCGTGTCAAGGAAGTTGCGCTTACGCGAGTGATTGATGCCCGTAGCATGGAAGATCTCATCCCACGGCAGATTCTCAGCGTCTTCAGCAGGAGCGTAGCTCCAATCGACGATGGCCCACGCCAGGTTGGCATTGCTCATCTTGACTGCCTTTTTGGGGAAGGTGCTGATCGTCGTGCTGAGCAAGGTGGCTCGCTCACGATAGGTCTCATCCTCAGTAAGGATGAATCCGTCGGTTGCCTCGTCGTCGAACAGGTCGATGTCATCATCGTCGACCCCAATGAACTTAGGGTCGTCAGGGTCGATGGTGACAAGGTCGTTGACGAGAAGAGTGAGCCTCTGATCGCCCAGATCATCAATGTCTTCGGTCTGTTTGGGCGGGACAACGTAGATCATCGTGCGATACGAGATCTGAAGATCCCTGACCTTGTTCTTACCACTGTTGTCCTCGCGTAGAGCAAGGCCCTGCACAGAGCAGGATGCCCACACGTCGAAATCATCAGTGTCATCAGTGAGTCGCACGGAGAACTGATCCATGTCATCGGGGACAGGTACAGTCATGCGACCGTAGCCCTGCTCGTAAACGCGCTTCACGAGAGTGCCGATCGGGATGATGCGGCTGGTTACCGCGTTAGATGTCTGTGACATCTTGTAGCGCAGGTCTGTGGTTCCCATGCTGAGACGGTCCAGCCCTGTGGGATAGCGGCCTGGGATGACAGAGTTGTTGAGTAGGCCCTGCTTTTTACCGCGACCAGTGAGGTGCGACGAAAAGTACTTCGGCGTCGCAGTCTTGATGGTGCGAGCCTTGGTGGCTTCAACAGTGGTGCTGGACTTAACTGCTTCGTCGAGGTTATCAAGGAGGATGGGCATGGAGAGCCCTCCTTTCTGTTTTGAATAAACGTTATAAGAATTGAATGAATAGATGCGCTGTTCTATGGTCGGTCAGCCCGTCAGCGTGTTTTACCAATAGGCCGACCAACCGTAGAGATGGCGCAGTGATATACGTGGGGATCTTAAGTGTTACACGAGCGTGTAGCCGACGATCGGCATATCATCGCCGGTGTCAGGATCAATGAGTGTTCCCGAATCGGGCAGATCACTCAGTGGCTGCTCATAGAGGCGCTTCTGTTCGTCGGTGTAGACGATGTGCATTGAGTCAAGATTCTTGTGGATCTTAGGTGCATAGGGCGACAGCAGACCATAGAGTGCGAGGGCGCTATCGACCTGCTTTTCCCATGCCGGGGCAAGGGTTGTCTCGATGAGACGTGCGAGGTCTTCCTTCGTCTCGATGTTCTCAAGCATGTGAGGTGTCGTGCGCAGATACTGCGCAGATACTGCGCAGCACGGCGTCGACTCTTATCGGTGATGATGGCTTTGTAATGATCGTTGGGGTCGTCTTCTCGTAGCCAATACCAGCCATTGTCAAGTGCGAACATGGGTGTACCAGTTCGCACATCGACAAGATGAAGGTCGATGAGTGGGCGAAGCCATGGGAACGCCTGGAGGATATGGTCATGAACCATGCCAGATTCGTCAGGCTCGCTATCAAAGAAGTACCCGTCGTTATCTTGGCGCTCGTAGTACACCTCACCGGTAACGATGATGCGATCGTTATCGACGCCGTATTCGGCAATGACCTTAATGCGAGTCCCGTTGGCTTCGGTGATGATGTCTTCAACGGTATGCATGTGACGCATAGAAGAATGTATGGGCACGTGTATGGCTCCTTATTAATAAATGTGTGCGAATGGTGTTGGTTTGCCCACGCCATGATGTACATTTTGTAGCAATGCGTATGGCGTGGGCAAACCGGATGCGACTCACATGAGGGCGATAGAGAGTTGTGTTAGAAGCGCGTTAGAAGAGGCGTCTTACCGCTGTCCGAGATCAGATCTTCAATAGCCCTATCGGTCAGATACTCGCCTGCTGCGGAGATCCACCCAGGAGACATGTCATCCCCACGGAGGTATCGGAAAAATACCTGACCGTCGAAATTGATGACGGATCCTCCAGGGATTTGTGAGGTCTTCGTTAGGAGATTATCTCCGGAGGGAAAAGCGATGACTGAAATCATTTTTGAATACCTTTCTTTTATGCTTTTTGATGCATTAGTTAGTTGCGGACGAGAGTAGGGAATCTTCGATGAAGCTACGAATGGCACGAATTGCAGGGCGAGCACCCTGGTCGACAAGCCAAGTTTCCTCAACGAGTCGGGCGATAGTGCCGTCATCGATGGGATCAAAGCTCATACCTGGGTTCTCAGCACAGATTCGTGCAACCTGGCGATCGTACTCATCGCGCAAGATCTCAGCGTATTCGTTGGCCCCTAGGGGCATGAACGCAATAAGGTCATCGAATCGGCCCAGCAGTTCTGCGTCGAAACTCTTTTGAAGTTCTTTTGCCAACGACTGTTTGGAAAGTGTGTTCTTCTCTTCACCAAAGCCCATTCGGGATCCAGAGAGTTTCTGCCGACCAGCATTCGTCGTTGCAATGACGATGCAACGAGACAGGTCAACAGCAGGGCCGTTGGCCATCTGGATCTCGCCGGTGTCGAGGGCAGAGAGGAAGAGCCTCTGCACCGACATGTGCGCTTTCTCGAACTCATCGAGAACAATGACACGGTATGGGTTCGACGCCAGAGTATCGAACGGACGCTCACGCGCGCTGTCAGACCCAACATAGCCAGAGGGCGAACCGATGATCCTGTTGATGGTGTGCGCATCGTGAAATTCCGCCATGTTGAGCAGAATAGGCTTCTGCCCAGTGACCATCTTGGCGATGATCTTGGCGGTCTCGGACTTGCCGACGCCGGATGCCCCGGCGAAGAGCCACGACGTTGGTCGCGTCTGTGGGAAGATGTTCAGCTCACGTCGACGCAGTGCATCGACGATACGTGGGAGGACATTTTCCTGGCCCTTCAGACGGGACAGCTCATGTTCCAGGGTCTCAACGTCAAGCTGTGGCGGCTGCGACTGTCCGGTCACAAGGCGCATGGCAATAGTATTGAGGCGCTTTGACGTTAGCGGGATCTGAACGATCTGCTGAAGCATCTGCGCGTACGATGCGTTGCCAGAAGCAAATGCTTCCTGGATCGCGGCATGGTGACTGATCACGCTATGGCTTAGTGCTCGATCGAGCAGCGTGATTGCCGTATCGGGGCGATGCCCAGTACTCATCAGTCGATCGGCGGTGGTAACGATGTCATCAAGAACATCAGGTGCAACACTCACCTTGTTTTCATAATGGGTAAGCATGCCGGGCAGGACCACATCGAGAATCGAGCGAGTTTGCTCGCTTGTAAGCTCATCGACAATGACAGATGAGAAGCGGCGTTTGAATGCCGGATCATCGTCGAGACGCTTAGCCTCGCCTGTCGTTGTTGCGGCAATAACACGCAGGTATCCTCGGGCCAACGCAGGCTTGAGGATTTGTGCAATCTTGCTGTAGGTGGGGTTGCTATCATCGGTGATAATGTGGATCTCATCAATGAAAAGCAATGCATCATTTCCCGGATCCTGAGCAAATTTAATAATTTCAGTGATTCGGTTTTCTAGTTCGCCGACGATTCCAGCGCCAGCGACAAGCGTGGCGATCGGCAACTCATAGATGGTGGTGTTCTTGAGCTGCGGAGGCACAGATGCCTCTTGGTTGGCGATGCGCCGGGCGATTTCCTCGACGATTGCCGTCTTGCCAACGCCCGCCGGGCCAACAAGGAGGGCGTTCGGCTTACGCGACGATGAGATGATGCTCATCGTCTGTGTGACGATCTCGTCACGGAAGAGTGCTGGAGCGGAGCTCTTATATTCTTCGTTGTAGTTGATGAGCATGTCATCGATGTCAGAACCACCAGTGATGGTATGGCTATGAGATGGAGCGGATGGTGCAGAGGGACCAACACTGATGATGTTGGGTACACCAGAGCTACTGCCCGATCCAGTCGGGTTGTTGGTAGTGTCGTCATCATTACCGGGTGTGAAGTTGGACAGGCCCATAGGCGTGCCTCCTTTTGAATAAATGGGAATTGAATGAATAGTTTTTGGACCTTAGTCCCTTCCCTCTCACCAATAAATGGCGAAAGGGAAGGGAGAGGCCGCACAGTGTCACTTGGTCATGCCGAGAATACGGGACCCTGTACTGGGATCGATCACCTTCATGTGGTGAGTGAAATCTATAGCGCTTTGGCGCAAAGATTCGTACCAGTTATCGGGTACAGAAATTGGCACATAGTACAAGTTTTCCGGCACATCGATGTGATACGAGCCGGGCCACCATTCAAAGTCAGTGATAACCAGATTGAGCCTGCGCTTAAGCGGCGGATTCTCGTTAACGAACTTGTAGATCTGCTCGTAATCGGTTCCACCACTCACCTTAGGTACGGCAGCGAATTGCTTCCATACCTGCGTAAGGGAGCGATTTTTAATGCGAAGGCGCACAGGCGTTGCCATAACGTGGGAGAAGCTCGTGAAGTAGAGATCTACTCCCATCTTTTGAGCAAAGTTGATTAACATTTTGATTGTATCTTCATAGTTCTCTTCAGAGATAGAACCAGAAGTATCCAGATAGATGTGAATGTCCGGCATGTATTTGCGAGATACAACCTTGCCTGGCTTGTTCGGGTCGTTCGGCTGACGCCTGTTTGCTCGAACAAAACTTGTACCCACATTCCGGATGGCATTGAGCGATTGGTTGACCTTCGACATGCGCGTGAGAATACGCATGACCGACTTGTAGATGTCAACGGGCCGAGTGGGTCGCTTGCGGAACACGACACGACCGCTACGGCCAGCCTGGTGCTGTGCATTTGACAGGCTGTTGGCAGCTTGCGCGGATGCCTTTTGCTGGGCGCGAGCAAGTGCGGTCAGCTTGCTGAGCTGGCCCGGCGTGACAAGCTTGATCGGGTTGTGCAGGGACTTCATGATGATGTCCCATTCAGCGTTAATTTTTCGCATCGATGCCCTGGCATGAGCCTCGACGTTGATGAGGACCAACGTACGGGGCAGCGCCAGTTCAGCGATACTGAACGGCAGCATGCCACACGTTTCGGGCGTGTTCGTCTGTCCGGTTTGATTCATCTGCTGCATGTGGGTCCACGTGCTGAGAGCCCACATAAGGATGCGCGCGAACGAATATTCATCGAGAGCCTGCGAATCGTTTGCTCGCAGAATCAGAGACTCGGTGAGGCCGTTGAGATCGATCTTGTCGAACTGCTGGAACATCCGGTTGTCAGCCGGAGTAATGTTCGATGAGATCTTGGTGAGTTCGCCACGCAGCCACATCTTGAAGCTGTCGAATTCGGTATCCGTACGGAACCAGAAGCCGACAGTATGGGGATGGAAAGTCCAGCCCAGGGACACCAGTAGGAGGTCCGTACCGGCGTTACCAGCAAGCACGTCTTTAGCCGTGGGTATCACGTCGCTCTGCGTGGTGTACAGAGCTTTACTCGGGTCTGGCAGCTTGCAACGCGCTGCTGCCTGAGTGATGAATGCTTCGTCGACAGGCGATGATGCCGATGGGATCCATCGAACAAGGGACTGTTCGAAGATCGCACCCATAGTGGCCTGTGCGTTTGCATCGAGAACCTCGCCAACAGCGCGAAGGAGCAGATCGTTGACTCCATCAGAGTCAAGATTGTGCCCGTCGATCGTCAGATTGACGTTACCGCCTGGTGTGAGTGGCTCGAAGATGGTCTGCGTGATCGCAGTATCGAGCGTAGCAAGCGGATCGCAATCACCCGTGAAAGGGGCAATATATGCGTATGGGTTAATGCAATTGGGCTTTTGCCCAACGAGGTTAATGGAAGCCATTAATACCCCTTTCTGAATAAACGAGGGGGGAGAATAAGCAAGTTATGTATGGCCGTGTCCGGCGTAGCTGAAGGAGAATAAAGTGCTACGCCGGACACGATGTCTATGAACTCAGTCGAGATCCATGGCGGCAATGACCGTGTTGATCTTCAACGCGAGGCCATGGTCGAGACAATTGACTGTTTCGCAGTTCTTTGAGTAGAGTGCGCCGCTTGACCACAAGACGATGAGTTCGTTGATGTGGTTCTGAGCAAGTTTGTCCAAGCGTTCGTTCAATGCCTGGATGATCGTAGTGTTGTCTTCGCGCTCGTACATGGCGAACACGAAGCATCCTGATGCATCGTTATCCGTCATGGTTGCAATGACCTGATTGATGGCGTCGATGCTAGTCTTCGATGCCTCTTTGAGCTTATCGTAGATACGGGGCTTGGCAACGCGCTGAGCGTTCTGGGTTTCGGTGGAGCCCTTGCTCAGCTCATCGCTGATAATTCCCATCAACAAGGTGGTGAACGAGGTGTTGCCTGTGAGGCCCTCGATGACCTCCTGGAGATAGGAGATGTTCCGGCCATCCCGGGTGACCGATGGCGTAGCCATAAGACTGGCGATCTTATCAAACGACAGAATGTTGAGGTACCGTGACACACCATCAATGGTGCGTGGCGTAGCGAACGGTCGGATCTCTTCGGTTCCGTCGAAAAGATCGAAGACCGACACCGTGGCGTCATCGTCTTCATCATCCTGACCGTCTACAGCAATCTGTTCATTGGTGTTCTTAACGAACACCGTTTCAGGGTGCTTTTCTAGCACCTTCTTCACCCACGGGTGAAGATTGTCGCCCAAAATCTCGATGAGGGTTGACGCGTCAGGTGCAACATTGATAATGGCGAACCTGGAAATAGATGCGTCATCAAGGGCAGTGACGTTGCCCTTGTCGTTGCCTGCGACAATGATGCGCAGGTTCTTGGGCAAATCTTCGTTGCCAATACGGCGCAACGTTACCAGGGTAAGGGTACCCGAGGTAACGTCGGAAGTAGTGCGATTAATTTCATCCAAGAACAAAATGGGTTGTTCATTCGGATTGTTCTTGGCGTAACTAATCGCCTGGGAGATGGTGTCGTGTGGGAAGAACTTCTGGGACCAGATACCAGTCTTCTCGTCCAGAACAAGCCGTGCGCCCGTGAGGTCGGCCTTATCGGCCAACAGATTGCAGGGCAAGGTAAAGCACCGGGTGTTGGTGCGCCTGGCCACGTCTTCGACGAACGACGACTTGCCGATACCTGGCTCGCCCATGAGAGCTGGAACGCGTCCAGCCTCAAGCAAGTCAATAGTGGTGTCTACGAGCATCTCGTTAAACAACATGAAAGTGTATCCTCCTGAATAAATGTGTTGTTGAATAAAGTCAGATTGGAATCAGACTGCGCCGTGAGGCAGTCTGATTCTCTATTTCTTATCTCGGGTCGTACTATGTACGACCGTCTTGCTCCAGGGATATAAGAGGGTGGAATTCTTGCGAAAACCTTGGTTTTTCAGTAAAATGCATGTGTATGGTTTCCTGTTTGTCGGAAAGGATAGGCTTATGCGCGGTTCCCATCACATTATCGCTGGATTGGCGATGCTCGGGATTGGTCGAGCAATTGTTACGGTTGGTGAAAATGTCGATTGGTCACAGGTGGTACCTCTGTCAGAGGCGATCAGCGATAGCGCTGATTCGTATGGCGTCATCGACGCTGTTCGATCGTGGGTGTCCGATGGTTTGGATGTACTGGGTGGAACCATCGCATCGTGGAGTACGTGGATTCACCAGCTATTCATCAGTGATGATGCGTATTGGTACATCAGTGTGGCAATCGGTATGCCGTTGTTTATCATCGGCACCTTGTTGGCTGATGCTGATCTGCCACACTCGTTGATGGGACGCTTCATGCCATGGGGGACCATGTGGCGTCGCCAGGGTGAGGATCGATCAGTTACGTCGCCCATTGCCCACAGAGGGTGGACACACACGCTATGGGCGTTGCTCGGAGTGGGAGCTCTGGTTGCAACGGTGGCACCGGTTCTCGTGTGGCTGCTCGCAGGTATGGTGACGCATGTTCTGCTCGATGCTGCCAGTATGGCTGGATGGGTGTGGTACTACCCGTTGATGCCGTCTACGTGGAAGGTGATCGAGAGGGATGACACGCGAATCGTTGTGTCGACTCGTAGCCGAAGTGTTGTTGCCAATCACCTGAGGTATCACGTTGGTGTGCCATGGTTGGAGCGCGGATATGTTGCACTCCTTGTTGTTGGCGGTGTTGTCGCAACGTGGTACACGTGGTGATATTTAGGATGACAAAATGTGCGTTGGGGCAATCGCCTGGTTTTCGCACAATTCGATAATGTCGTCGAGATAGCTAATAGCTTTATCTCGGATGTAGTTTTCCCATTCAATTCCATCATTGGTGATGCCTGTTTCGTCAACAAAAGAATCCCATATGCTATCTTCAATAGCGCTCGCACTAAATGTGCGTCCTTTGTAGTGAATTAGTGGATCATCTATTGAACCGCGATATTCGAAATCAATATCGCTGATTCCATACCAATTGGGTAGCATGTTAACCGTATCCTTATCGTAATGTTGATATTATGCGCGGGTAACAAGGTGGCAACAGGCCCTGGGCGGTTGTATTTAAAACTCCTTTTGTAGATCATTCATTTGTTTCTCGCGCTACAACAACGCGTGTTGCAAGGTTGAGCAGCAACGGCATACCGCTTCTTGTCTCATCATGCTTGGGTCGATGCTCCAAGTAGTGATCGAGCGTCTCGTATATTAACCATGACGCAGTTGTTTCATCGACGATAATGCTGTTCATTTTGACGCTGTTACCAGATGGCAGGCTGATCTCGTGTGGGCTGACGCGTAGCTGAAGCAAGTTGTTGTATATGTATTGTGCGTAGGCCCATTCATAGCGAGAGTGGTCGAATTCGAAGTTGTCAAGGGTTCGACCGAAGAACCTGGAGCGCGTAATCAACGTCTGGAGAACCGAGTCGTACCACTCGTGCTGGGGTCGCTCATCGATATCGATGCCGTCATAGGTAACAATTGGTGCGTTGTTGATTTCTTCGGCCACGGAACGCCAGACGCGATCCCAGAGATTCTGATCGACGGTTGTCGACACAGGGGTCGGCACAGGATTGCGAGTGTACGTGACGAAGTGGTTGGCTTGGAGAATCTCCCACCAACCGTGGGGGCCTTTGAGAACAGCTTTGTTGGCCGCAACAGGTAGCTCGTTGAACGATGCAGGCAAAGGGAGCAACAGGTGGTAGCCCTTGCCGGACAAAGAAGTCTCAGCGTAGAGAGCGCCGATCGCGAGTAGCTGATCGCGTACATCAGCGGGGCAAGTCTTTTCGATGTCAAGGATGACGCATCCTTGGGAGGGGGCGTCGACGAACATCGCGCAGTTAGATGCTGTGGGGAGCCCTGCTGTGAGTTCATCGAGAGTGACGAGTACGCGTTCATCGCGTGCCCATGCGCCACGTACGGGGCCTGGGTGTGTGCACCCAGAACAGCCATCAAGGAGATGCCTTATGTCGATCGGCATCTTGGATGTCGGGTCCGATACCGTCCAGATAGCACGAGGGCCGAGCACATGGGTGATGACCTCGTTGCCATAGAAGTTTGGGAATACGAGACGTGGATCAAACATCTCAAGTGATGGGAGTGCGGCCATACAGTGTACCCTTTCGTGCTTTTCATGTCGTAGAGATAAGGGGGGATGAAACGATGAGACGGATGCTGCCATCACTGGGTTACGCAGTGCGCGCAGCATCCGTCTCAATCATGCATCAGCGATCTTTGCGCTTTGCTCAGATGGACCAGGGCGAGTCAACCGTAGTTGCTTCGGGAGTCTCAGGCACGGCGGGCGCGACAGGCTGAGCCTCAGGCGTCGTACCAAAGGCGGAGCCGGTCTGAGCCTGTGCCTGAGCAACCGCTCCGAGAACCTGCGCCGCAAGCGGGTTAGGCGCAGCCTGTGCAGCGGCAGGAGCAACTGGAGCCACAGGTGCAACAGCCTGGGTCACAGGGGCGGGCATAGCCAGTCCCGATGTAACATCAATGACTGTGTTCTGCGGAGCTGCCTGTTGAGCCGCTGGAACGGTGGGGACAGTGGGAGCAACCACAGGGGCGACAGGGGCAGCAACCTGCTGGACGGGGGCGGCAACGGGTGCCTGGACCGTTGCAACCGGTGCGGCGGGCTGAACATCCGGGGTAACCGGAGCCACGGAAGCAACAGGTGCGACAGTCGCATTTTGTGCCGGTGCCTCGTTAACGACGACACCGGTCTGGGCAACGACAGGGCCGTCGAGGGTGATACCGAGTGCAGCAAGCGCACTCTGATCGACGGAAGTGTTGCTTTCGAACCACTCAGGCTTGCCATGGAAGATGATCGTCTTGATGCCGATGCCGTTGTTGCCCATCCCAGAGGGGTAGACGTTCAGGATGACGCTGATAAGCTGATCTCGCTTAGGCTCGGTGGGGATCGACATGGACGAGGGCGGAACGTCCTTATCCGTGATCTGCTTAGCCCTGCCGTCGACAACAGACAGGAGGATAGGGAGCTTATCTCCCTTGTTGTCAATGTTCCAACGTTTGCCGAGCTCCGGCTTGTCGGAAGACTCGAACATGCGTTCCCAGACGTAATACTCCTCAGGAGTCATCTGACCGTCTGGGCTCTGAGGAACAACCTCAGCGTTGTAGAGGGCAAGCCGAGTCAACGGCTTGTTGCGGTCCAGCTTGTAGCGGGACTTGGTGCGCGCCTGGTTGAGCTTGTCAATGTCCTCCGGCCCCATGAGGGAACGGACGCGGATGTACTCAATTTGGCCACGGACGATGATGTTCTGTCCGGGGCGAATCTGATCTGCTCGAATCTGGTGGTTGGCCATAGTAGGTCTCCTTCTGTTTGGTTATGGGTAAGTGTGGATTATCCTGCTACACCAGTATAATCTATCCTCTTTTCTCGGCATGTATGACACATATGCGTGTATAATTGGATTTGAGAAAATCTCATGATATACAACGTTAGAAAGGAGGGTGAATATGGGAGCGGATAGGAAGAGTCCCAACGCTGTCTTTGCTGTGTTGGGGGTTGTGGCTGTCGTACTTCTGGTGACGCTGATGACTGTGTGGATCCATATGGATATGGGTCGTCGTACACTAGCAGCATCGCCTCAAGTTTCTTCTCAACCACCCTCGGGGCGCGGTAGCGTCCCCGAGAAGCAACAACCTATGAATACTGGTGAGCCGGATGAGTCTGACGATCAGGATCATCAGGCACCTGCGGATCCTGTGGGTCCGGTAGCGCCACCAGTGTCGACTCCTGTTGAAGCAAACGACAATCGCGTTCGTAACATCTACATCATTGCGCCAGGAGATACCCTGTCGGGTATTTCGGCTGCAACGGGTGTGAGTGTGGATAAGCTCGCTTACGTGAATGGTATTGCAGATGTCAATCTCATTTATGCAGGTTCAGCTCTTGAGATCCCAGTGTCGTGACATACGTTTGTTGCTCAACAACGCCCAGCCATATGGCTGGGCGTTGCTCTTTTTCTTTTTAAGAATCAGCATCAGCACTCATCACTATCAGACCGCAACTGTGTGATCGCTCTGATCTGTAATCTTTTGAATGGCTCGCAGTCGTTTAGCGATTGTGTTTTCGTGGCCGATGCCAGTATCTGCCGGGTTGAGACGGAAGATCGATGCATCTGGATGGTCGATGAGATCATCGGGGAGATACGTCTGCGCCACGACATGATGCGGATAGTCGTGGGGATACTTGTATCCTACGCCATTGCCGTACAGCTTCTCAGCGTCCTGGTAGTGAGCATCTGCCAGATGCCTCGGCACAGGCAATGAGCCTGTGTTACGTACGAGTTTGATTGCTCGATCGATCGCTTGGTAAGTAGCGTTCGACTTCGGGGCCGTGGCGACCGCGAGTGCTGCTTCAGCGAGTGGGATCCTTGCTTCAGGCAATCCGATGAGTGCCACGCATTGCTGTGCAGCGACAGCAAGAGGTAGCACAGATGGATCTGCAAGGCCCACGTCTTCAGCTGCATGGATGACGATCCGTCTAGCGATGAACCTGGGGTCTTCGCCGCCTTCGATGAGCCTGGCCAGCCAATACAAGGTTGCATCAGGGTCAGATCCTCTCATCGATTTGATGAAGGCAGACACGATGTTGTAGTGCTGGTCGCCATCGCGGTCGTAACGTTGAATGGCGCGGGGCGCAAGAGATGTCAGCATGTCGATCGTTGCAGGTGCATCGCCGCGCACGGCATCGAGACTCTCCAAGAGAGTGAGCGCTTGCCGGGCATCGCCTGATGCGTTCATCGCAATGGTGCGAAGGACATCATCAGGGATGGATGTGTCCTGTGGATCATGGTTTAGCCCATCGGGGTGATGGAGTGCTCGCTGGAGGATCTTGTAGATGTCCTCATCAGTGAGCGTCGACAGGGCAACGACAACGCACCTGGATAGGAGTGCGCTGTTGACGGAGAAACTAGGATTCTCAGTCGTTGCACCAACAAGGCGGATCACGCCGTGCTCGACGCCGGGTAGCAACACGTCTTGTTGCGACTTGGAGAACCGATGGATCTCGTCGATGAAGACGATTGTCGGTGTGCCATCTGTGTCCAGGTGATGCTGCGCGTCAGTGAGAACCTTTCGAATGTCGGACACTTTGGCTGAGACGGCTGATAATTCAACGAAGTGAATTCCAGCAGTTGAAGCCATGATGCGGGCGATCGTTGTTTTCCCACTTGCTGGAGGGGCGTACATGATGGCACTGACAGGCGGCGCAGATGCATCGAGCATGTGGCGAATGATGGATCCTTCGCCTAATGCAACGTCCTGGCCAATAACGTCATCGATCGACGTTGGTCGAACTCTGACAGCTAGAGGCTGTCTCACGATGATCACCCTCCTTTCTTTGTCTTTGTGGTCTTGTGATTGATACGGGGGAGGGGTGCAACGGCCCAGATTAAACCGAGTGGCGATCCAGGCCGTTGCACGTGTGATGATGCTGCGCTGTTACGTCATGGTGTCATGATGTCTTCGACGGTTTTCTCGACAGCATCAATGAGTGACTGTTGCAGGTGTTCTTTCTTCTCTAGCGCACCAGGCAGCTTCTCATCGATCGTTCCTCGCGTGAGGATCTGATAGACGTTCACAGGATGCTGCTGTCCCACGCGGTGCAGGCGTTTGTTCGTCTGCATGTAGTGTTCCAGCGATGCTGGGAGCGTGTACCACACGAGCGTGTGACCCCCGTCTTGCAGGTTGAGCCCATGCCCGGCAGATGCCGGGTGGATGAGCATCACCTGGATCTCGCCTCTATTCCACACCTCGTACATATCACGGGTGCCATCGAAGACACGCACGTCATAGCCGTGGACGGTGAGGTAGTTGACGATGATGTCACGATCGCACGTGAAGTAATATGCGATCAAGACGGGGCTGTCTTGCTGCCTGAGTAGATGCAACAGAGCTGTTACTTTCGCATTGTGCACGATCGCGTATTGTCGCCCGTTGGGTGCAGTGAGAGACCGTGATGCAACGGGAAGCATCGAGATATCGATATGAACGCCGAATTGCTGGAGTTCTTCCTCTGTCTCTACATCCTCGGTGCCATCGAGGTAGATAGTGCCCGACGCAAGCTGCACAAGTTTGGTGCGCAGCACAGCTTTGTTGGTCGCAGAGACGGAGCTCAGCGTGCGATCGGCCTGCGGGTCGATACCGGAGGCTTGTGCGATGTCGAGGACCAATGTGTTTGCCAGCGTTCGATACGCCTGACGTGAGTTGTTGCTCATGTCGACCATGACATTGTGGAACGTCATGGGCGGGATCGGCTTGCGAGCAACTGTTGGTGCACTCATCACCAGATGATCGATGCGCCGGTAGATTGCTTCTTTTGCGCCTGGGCGCGGTTGCCAGTTGACCTGCGTACCGTTGGCAAGACGTACTTTTGATTCGAAGTACTTCATACGGTACTGGGTCATGTTTGGCCCCAGGGCCTGGCCCATGTCGAGCAGGTATACCTGCGACCAGAGATCCTCCAGACTGTTAGGCGCAGGAGTGCCTGACAGAAGGATCATGCGTGAGATCTGACCACGGGCAGCTTTGACAGCCTTGAAGCGCTGAGAAGATGCTGATTTGAAGCCCTGTGACTCATCGATGATGACAGTGGGGAATGGCCACACGGGAGTCTTGATCTTCTTACGATCGCGCGGATCAAGAGGTGGCAACCATGTAACGAGATCGTAGATGAGCTCTTGGTTGATGAACCAGAGCGTCGGCGGTGTCTTTGGGTCGAGAAGCTCAGCGTAACGATTGAGTCGTTGCTCGCGGGAGAGTTTGCGATCCTTTTCGTCGACGATCAACGATCGAGCACGAACGTTGACACCCCATTTCTCGATCTCAGAGATCCACGAGAGCCTGGCGATCTTGATCGGTGCAATGATCAAGACATGTCCTGCGGGCTGGATCTTGGAGAGCGCATGAAGCGTTGCCAGTGACTTGCCACCCGACATATCCAAGAAGACTCCTGCGTAAGGTCTCGTCTGGATGAACTGCGAAGCAGCGGCTTGCTGGTCCATCAGGATCGGAAATCCCATATGAGACCCTCCTTTCTGTCTGTGTTGTGCGTCAAATGCCTACCACTGGAGGTTTCTCCGGTAATGTGAGATCGCCCAGGAACATATGTCTTTCTGTGGTTAGGTATCGATGTATTTGCTTCTGCTTCTTGTAGGACTGTGCGGCTGCATACGTGCGAGCAGCCCATTGAAGAGCCATGCATGTTCTGACCCATTCAAGGGTGTAGTGTTCACCTGGCACGTTTTCTGGATCGAAGATGTTACAGGCATCTTCGGGATTCGGATCAGGCAAAATACAGTCGTATGCGGGATTCGAATTAGGTGAAATCTGAACGGGGTGATCAATAGAGAGATCAAGCAATTGGTTAAAAGGATGTTTTGCGTCATCAAACGAAATATCTTCACGAAGGCCATTCATGACCGGATCCAGATTATCGTGATTGGGTGTAACGCCCTCTTCGATAAACCATTGCGTGAGTGACTCTTTAACATCTTCGAAGAAAGCATCGGTGTCGATAGCCATAATGGCTGCGTTCTTTGTGTGCTCGTCCATATCAAGCTTTTCAGCCCAATAACCGATGGCAATACCTTTATCATTGCAGAAGTCGAGCAACATATCCTGGTCGCCGTAGCGACGAAGTGTGAATGCACTCATCCAATCACCGTAGATGGTGATGGACCCTGGCGCAGTGATGACATCGAACGAGCAGTTGTTAGGTCCGATTGGATCATCGGGCCAATAGTAGTGCAGGTGTCTGTATAGTTCGTGATCATGGCGGATGTCCATGACGTATTCGGATAGCTTGTGTATTATATGGTCCTTGTCAGCTTGCGTGACACGCGGTTCGTAGTAGACCATGGCATCCCCCTTCTTTCTGTTGTTTGTTAGTCCTGATTATCGGGAGTGATCGCCTTGATGAAGTCTGATCGGAAACCGAACCAGAACGTAAAGTCGCCGTAAACCGACGCCTTAATAGCTTGGTTCAAACGATGATTCTTAACGATTACGACTGGGGCACCTTTTGCTTTAAGCACTTGAGTGACAAATTCGTAGGGAGTTTCGTATTCTTGGTCAGTTAGCCTGATACTCTCATCTTGAAGATCTACTTCATGGAAATCAATACCATTCTTGCGCATTACACGCTTTGTCTGATCGCATTGAGGGCATCGATCTTTACTGAAAACAATGACATCATGGTCCATGATGGCATCGTGTTTGGTCTGTGCGATATGGGTATCGGTCATAAGAATATCCTTACTATTTATTGTTGTTGATTGATTGTTCATTTAGCATATGTAGTTCTTGAATAATGGCGTCAACGTCTTGTCGTGTATGAGCCGTGTATACGTGTGCGCCACTGCGACGCATATGCGTGATGACACGTATCTGTTGACGCCTTAGAGAGCCAATGTCGCTCTTCGTTTCAACGAAGATGGTTCGAGCGGGTGTCACCACGATCTGGTCGGGAACACCTCGCATACCGGGGGAGGTGAACTTCGCAGTCCACCATCCCCGGCGTCGACACTCGTCGACAAGGTAGCCCTCAACATAGTGTTCAGGGCGACCCATTAGCGATGACCTCCTGCTTGTGGGCAGCGTGCCATCGGATGCGTGCGCGATCCGATGGAAGAGGGTCTGACATTACTCCGCATGAACACTGGGCTCGACCCATGATATTGGTTTGATCGTCAGGGCCGACCTCAGGGAAGATCCGATCACCCCATCGGGTGAAGGGTTTCCCCTCAGCAATGAGAGTATGGCCCGGAACACGTACTTGTTTAGGCATTGTTACACTCCTTTCGTTTAGTTGAGGTGGGTGGATACCTTTAGTGTTATCGGTGTCATTTTTGCTCTGGAATCGTATTCCTCCAGTTGGACTCGTACGAGTTACAGAACATCTGGGCGTACGTGTCCAGATCCAACTGTGCAATGAGAGCTCGACGCTGATCCTCGCTCAGGCACATGAGATCCTCGTTGAGAATGATCATGTGCCACGTGGGCTCGATGCCAGTGATCTTACGGACAGAAATATCCTGATCGACCGGAGCCTGCTGGATGCTGCGCTGATGCGCAGTCATTGCATCTGGTGCATAACCGTTGGCGATCATGATCGCGTTAGCGGTTGTATCGGTGCGCACCACAGGGGCGTCGCCGCGCTTTTTGCGAGACTGGGCCACCGTGGCGTTGACTTTCCATGCACCAGCAGCACGCAACGAGACTGCGCCAGGGGTGCCAGGCTTGACGACGAACACTCGGTTGTAGTGTTGGAGCGCTCGCGGGTTACGAGCAGCCAACTCAGGGGAGTCCTCTTCGCCCACAGGGACAGGATCAGCCGCATAGTGGAACGTCAGCATGCCAGGGGAGGCTGCGATGACGTTCTGGAAGAGCAGCAATGCCTCGACGCTGTCTGCCTGGTTGGCGATCGCATCCATGATGCTTCGCGCCGTTACTGGGTCAACCGGCTTGTTGATTAGCTCAGGGTCGGATACGGCGATGGCTCGTAGGTATACAGCCATTGCTCGATCGAGGGCAGCGGGGTGCGCCAACGAGTTCGTGGGTGACGGCTTGCGCCAACATGCCAGAGATGAGCCTGATGCGCTGAGAATCTTTGCATCCTGCGGCTTCGCAGTACCGTCTGCATACGCAGGTGGTACAGACAGCTCGATACGGTTGTTCGAGTCCTTGGAGACCAGAAGGAGCTCTTCGGGTTCGATCAAGACATGGATGCGCTCAGACTGCTCATCGAGCACCCTGTTGTTTGTCTCTAGGTCGATGTCTGCTGAGTACAGACCGTCCGTATTTGTCGAGATGATGCGAGCACCCTCAAGAGTCTGAGCCTGTCCGATCATCCAGGAGAACAACTGGCCGATCAATCGCATGGAGATGATCATGTTGTTCATACGGATGGGCGAGCCTTCGAACTCTGTGTCACCTGCACCCGAAGCGCTGTTGAGCAGTAGCTTGACACCGCTTCGTTTGGAGCTAAACATGTCTCGCTCATCAGCTGTGATGGAGGGATCCTTCATCAGCTGACCGAATCGCTCTTTATCCAGGTAGAGCTTGCCGTAACGGTCTTCCCCCAACGCCTCGTTGTAGAACGCAGAGAGGTTGGTGAGCAGCAGGGGGTAGTACGACGAGAAGTCCTCGTGGACTGCCTTCGCAACGGATGTCATCGCATACTTGGGATCGAGTTTGGTCGACCCGTCGCTACGCTTGACAAAGAGCTCCTTGTTGCGTACCGGTTTGAAGAACGCACCTCGCTCTGGCTTGGGCGACGACTTACTCATCAAGACCTGTTGCCAGGGGATGACCTGACTGTTAGGCAGAGTGACACGAATGCTCTTGCGGATGGCCATGGCTTGCTCTGGCTCAGGTAGATCCTGAATCTGGAGAGTCTCAATGACTGCGTCAATGAGATCTCGCAGAGTATTTGCCTTAGCGTTGTGGTCCTTGAAAAGGACCATATTTGCCTCAGCACCATGGATGCCACCGGTTGAAAATGTCGCGAAGCACGATGTCGGCGTGCCGTCTGCTCGGAAGTAGGGGACGTTGGTGGCCCGCTTGGGAATCTCATTAAGCCTGTAGGCTCCGATAACCCCATCGCCGTCGACATTGTTACAGTCTGGATCCAGACTGTAGTCTTCTGCGTATGCTTTGGATCCGTTGAAGTTCTTGCCTCGGATGCTCGCGTAGTATTCATACACCTCATCGAAAGCAGCGCGAGCGCGGTTGTCTTCGATGTTCTCGTAGAAGAAGCTCTTGGCCAGTTCGAGAACGTCGAACTGTTCGATACCCAGTTCCTGGGCACGTTGCTTGGATGGATACATGAACGAGACTGTCTTGATGTCCTTCAGCCGTTCGTAGGGCGCGAGAACGCGCGCAACGAACTTAGCTGAGGTGGAGTCAGTGGTGAGGCGATCGCGCCGAACACGGTTTGGCCGACAGTCTGGCTTTGACTTGGAACCGTCGACAGCCTGATAGACGGTTTCGGGGTAGTCGACCATGAGCGCATGCTTGAGGTCGAAACCTCCTGAGTATGTCGGGTGATTAGCGAGGTATGCCAGGTTGACGACATCGCTCACGTTGTAAGCGATGAGCTCAATGAGGTCGTCCATTGATTCAATGATCGAGTCATGGCCGAGTCGATCGGACTCAAGAATCTGGTATCCGAGCATACCAAGCAGACGCTTGAGACCCACACGTTGCTGTTTCTCATTGAAGCGCGCGATGTCGAGGTGCCTGCCCGAATGGAGCATGGCTCGTCGGATTTTGTTTGCTGTACCATCCCAACCCTTGCCGTTAGAGATAGTTGGCGACGTAAGGTAAGACGGCATTCGACGGATGTATTCGTCAGTGAAGAGCGCGTTGTTGTGCCTGCGGATTTCACGCGCAGTTACAGCAGTGGTGCGCATGAATGCGAGTTTGCAGGTTTCCATCATCTCTTCGCAGATACGACGCTTTTCGTCATCTGTTGTTGCAAGCATGGCGCGTTCACGAGCCTGACAAACAGGTTCCTGCGTGCTTTCCATGACACTTGCCAGATAGATGCTCATGATGGTCGTGTCATAGTTGGCGGAGTTGTAGCCACAGATGAACGGGTGAATCTCCGGATCGTAGTTTGTATCCGTGTCGCACACGGGCCGATACACACGTAGGTACGTGCTCTGGGACCGTGGGTCGTTCACTGAGGCTGCATCGCTGAGTCCGATCATGCGGGCGAGCAGATGGTTGGCTTCCCATGTCACTAGGTTGTGTAACCGAAGGATGGGAGTTTCGCCCGGTTTCCACAGACGTGCCCATGCCGGATTACGCGTGAGAATGGCCGTGAGAACCGCGTTGTGGTCCAGATCGGACGTACGCAACGCATCACCGACCGGGGTACCTACGTCGACGAGATAGAACACATTGAGAGCGCGGGTTTCTCTGTCGAAGAATGCAACTGTGAAGACGTTGGTGAGTGACTCGATGTCCCAGAAGACGAATCGAGCTTTCTTGTAGGTGGTTCGCTTCATATGAGCATTTACCCCCTTTCGTTGATAAGTGTCAGAAGAGCGTCTCTAGCTGAGGTAGCTCATGTGGAATGTAGTTCTCGATGTAGTGCTTGACGGCAGCTTCGGCGTCGTCAGCGTAGATGCCCCACAGCGTGTCGTAATCAGGGTGGTCGGGGGACACCATCCACACGTCACCATTAGCCCACATGACAAAGGTGTCAATATTGCTACGAGCAGAACCGTAGCCTTCCTTGGCGGCTGCGATGACAGTGAACCAGGTGGACTGGTCGTAGCCATGACAGGCGATCATGTCAACGTCGTATGGGATATTGCGCTTGGCAAGGCTCTTCTTCCAGTCGTTCCACCACTGGGTGGTGATGTCGCTTGGGTCATCGATCTCATCTCGCTCCATTGCTTGGAGAAGGTCGTCGATCGCTGGGTTGTCATCGTAGTCATTGATATTGTCGGTTCGCGTGTTGCGATCGGCGTTGATGACAACGATGGCGACATCCTTGTTGGGGATCCACGACCTGGGATCTCCACTATCGGTGTCCTGGCGCACGGTGTAGTTGACGCCGTTTTCATCGGTGTACACGTCGTCCTGGCTGATGTAACCGGCGTGAGTGGTGTGGGTCAGATTCATGAGTAAAGCCCTTTCTGGGTGATTGAATAAATGCCACACAACCCCTGCTCAGCGATTGTGAGACAGGGGTTGTGCAGGGTTGGTTATTGGCTGTTTTAGCTGTCCTGATCGTCATCGTCTGATGCAGATCCAGGTGAAGCCGTAGCGGTGGCTCGTAGGAGTCCTCTCGTGGAGATCGGCATGTTATGGGGGATACCAATCTTTCTCATGGATCCACCGGCTGGCTGGATGTCGATCCAATCGTGAAGATCGTATTCGACAGCCAATGGCTCATCACCGACAATGCGGTTCTGAGTACGCGTGGCTGCGGGCGTGACGATCCAGTTCTTACCCTCATCGGGTGTGTCTTGTAGCACGAGTGTCAGATGCTGAACGAACTTGTTGTAGCCCAAAGGCGGGTTCGATGGCTGATCTTTGACCAACCACGCTCGGTATAGAGCGTAGAGGAATCGCCACGGAAGCAGATCCCAGACCATGCGATCGAGGAACTCTTCGACAAACGCTCTGATGGGGTCGTTTTCGATCTTGTACCGATGGAGCGCCGCTTTGACAGCGGCTGGCTCAGACAGCTCGTAGAAGTTGCCGCTGAGCACACGGTGTAGGACGTATTCCAGCACCTCAGTGCGATGCATGTAGTCCTGCTTAATGTACTTGCGCTCAGCACCCGTGAAACTCTTGTTGAACGGGATGATGAGCTGTCGACGATAGAGTGAGCCTGACTTGTCTCGGAACCGGGGCGTGTCGTTCACACACTGAACCATGAACCCCCGAAACTGATATGCGATGGGGGTCTTGTTTTTGCGGTTGATCAAGATGACATCGTTGGTGATGACAGCCTTGAGATTTGCCGCTTTGTCGACGTACTCGCCGACATCGTTCTCGTCAACAAGAACGGCATTGGTCCTAATGAGTGGTTCGAGATGGAAGTCTTTGCCGAAATCAGCAACGGGGATTGAGGTCCATGCCCGCTCACCGCATAGGTTACGCATGAGGGTGAGGAGCGTACCCTTGCCGTTGTTGCCGACTTCGGACAACAACCATGCAGTCTTGTCCCACGCAACGTTTGGCCGGATGATGGCTGACATGATTTCCCACAAGAGGTTAACGATCTCGGGATCGTCGTTGAGGTCAGCCATCCAGGATTCGATGTCCCAGTCGGTACCGTCGGCATTGTTATGGATGACGGGGTTGGCTGGGTTTTCTTTGTAGTCGATTGCTGATTTCGCCGTGAAGACGACCTCGGGGGTGAACGGCAGGAGAGTCTTCGTTTTGTAGTCGAAGATCCCGTTGTTTACAGCAATGAGATCGCGGTCAGTGTTGACCGTGATGCGAGGGGCGTTATCTTTCAGCATATCGATCACATGGTCAAGCTCTTTAGGTGAGATCGAGTAGTTGTACGCACGGGCGAGTACTCGGATCGAAACCTCATCGGTGACGTAGATGCCTGTGTCGGGACCGTGATCCATATACACGGCGAGTACATCATAATTGGGATCTGTGTTCTTATCCGATAGCATGATACGCACGATCCGATTGCGATGGAGCATGCAGTCAGCAATCACCGCTGGTGACAGGGCACTCAGTGTTTGAAAGGCTCGTGTGCCTTTGAGGTTGTAGTTCGCGTTTTCTGCGATTAACCGGTTGTTGATGCGGTTAAGCAGCTGGAACTCAACACCTTTCGCATCGAGAACCTCTTGGTTTTGGGTAGCAAAAAATAGCTCGACCTCATCAGAGATCAGTTGGTTGCGTGGTGGCAACATGGCCTGACTAGGCTTTGCCTGTGTCTGAGCAGCGGTAGCAGTGGTGGCTGTATTTGCCGTTGTATTTGTTGTCATTGGGGCCACATCCTCGTCATGTTGGATGCGGCGTCATTAGAAATGAGCAACATGTGGGACCTTCTTTCGATTGTAAGGAGCACGGGTGTTGGGACCTCTGCGTATGTGGGATGCGCAGAAGTTACTCGTACACCAGAAAAATCGTACATCATACGTGGTTATCGCGCAAGCTGCGCATAGCGATGAGCGACTATGCGGCCAGTCGCCATGTTCCGCCGCCCCTCGACGCGCGACAGCGCGTTATCCGAAGAGACTACAGGACGTGGGGTCTCGCGTGCTCTAAATGCGTCTGTGAGGCTCTGGGGCTACATCAATGCATCCAAGTGCCGGTCTGTGTCCCCCAGGGCCGTAGAGACGCGCCTGGAGGCCTTCTCGTGGATGTGGAGCTTCTTCAGCGGAGCGCATTGCTCATGGGGGTGGGTTGGTGGATGCCGTGAGAGGAGCCTGTAGCAGTTTTTCTTCTCGGTGTAGCAGATTTAGAAAAATATCTGCTACAGGGTTTTTCGGCGGTATTACACCAGAAAGTACTTATTGATAATTATTTCTAATAAAAAACTGCTACATACATAATCGTTGGTATATCAAGGAAAAACCTGGTTTGTAGCAGATGTAGCAGATATTTTCCTTGCTACGCACGCATGTGCGCACGCGCACGCGTGATACCTGGAGAAGCTGTTTCTGTCAACCCTGAGAATGTATGTATTTCATATGCTGAGATTATTACTTGACTATGTGTTTGGATGCGTGTATCACGCACGCATGCGCGCATGCGCACCTGAAGACTTGGTGCCAAAAAACTGCTACATCTGCTACAAGTGGCACTTTTCGTTGCAATGATGCGCGAAAGTGCTGTAGCAGCGATTTTTGGCCTTGTAGCAGTTTTTGCTACACGTGTTGTTTGGCTTGATATTTCAAGGGAAACAGGGTTGTAGCATGTAGCAGTTCTTGGCCCAATATCTGCTACAAAGACCTCTTTGGCTGTGTGTCAGTGATTGGCACCACAGTGTTGAGCGAGGTTATTTTCCGATATGTAACAGGGATCACAATCGGCCTAGTTGTCTTTACGTGCGTTGAGGTTGCGCACGAGTGTCTTGCTCATGTATGATGTCTTTGACAGGTTGATCCGAGTTCTTCGTTGAACGTTGTGAGGACCTGGGGCGATGTGGGACCGCACATGCGAGAACGAACGGGAGCTGGTGGGACGGCTCCCGTTCGTGCTTTATTCGGTGTCACGCCGGGAGTCGTTGTGTCAAGATAAAACAGGGGCCATCCTCACTGGATGGCCCCTGTTGCTTTCATGAAAGTGATCCGCTGTCAGCCTCCGTGCTTGTTGCTTGTTGGCGTGGGATCCGGGTCTCTTGTTTTACGCTCTCATGCGATGAGGTCTTGCCACCATGCCTTGAGGCGCTCTTTGCGTGCTCGCTGACGCGCCCACTTCGCCCGCTGCTTAGCGCGGTGCTTCGCGGGGTTCCATCGCGGGGAGTGGTAATCTGCGTATCGATCGCGTTCGGCTTGCTGCTGGGCGAGGAGCTCGGCTCGGGTGAGGCCGCCGTTGCATTGGCGCTCCATCCAGAGCTTGAACTCAATAGAGCTCGTATCTGGAAGAGCATAGACGAACTCCGCCGCGTAGACGCGAGCTCGCTTCAGGAAGACGATGCGCTCTCGGATGAGCACACCGCGTCGATCGTGGATGCGGCGCTTCGTCTCGTGGTACTGCCAGTTGGCCAGAAGGTCTTGTTTCGTCTCGCTGGGGAGACGGTTGTAGACCACGTGACGCAGGATTGCGTTTGGCGTACCGTCGAAGCCTTCGATACCTTCCCCAGGCTTCGGAGGATTCCATGGCCCGAGCTTCTTGGGTAGAGGCGGAACGACGATGTTCTGCTTATTGTCGTACATGAGTCCGTACTGAATGATCATGACAATCCTCCTTTCTGAGTAATTGAGCAACGATATATTAAAAGATTGAAATGAAACTTGTTTCTTCGTTTCAATACCCGGTTCGTACCGCGTACGAACCGGGAGGGGTGACGGGGTATTCCACCACCGTCACCCCTCCCCTTTACTCTCTCACTTGCATCAACAGATCACTGGACCTGTCGTGCTTCCTCCCTACGTGCGATCTCTCGTGGGAGATGCACCCACAGGATGAATGTGATGGGCAGTAGTGCCACTGCGATGACTGCCTGAGTAGTCTTAACAGGGACGCTAGGGAGTATCAGTGCGATGGCATTGAATAACATGTGAGCACTGATACATGCTGTGAGATTCTGCGTTCTCTCATACAGGTAACCTAGAGCGATACCCAATGGGATCGTCAGAACGATCTGGATGAGGTTGCCGTGTAGCAGCGCGAACAGTAGCGTTGTGATAGTGATCGTCGATGTGGCCGAGAATCGTGTTCGTAGGAGCGGGTACAAGAACCCTCGCATGAGTGCTTCTTCCCCGATCGGAGCAATGATGAGGCTCATAACGACGATAGCAATAGCAGGTGTCGTCTCTGTCAGTTTCTGCGTTGGTGACGGGTAGTTCAGCGTCTGTTTGACCCAGAGCGCGATGAGCGTCGCACTCAGGTTGACGACGATGATGACAATAGGCACTGCTGCGCACTCAAGTGCTGTGATGCTCTTTCGGTTGATCGTTGCGATCGTGTTCTTGTTCCTCTTGCGCCAGAAGATGACGCACGTGGCTGCGAACGCATTGGTGTAGGCGATTGCAAACACAGGTTTCTCTGTGATGTTGTATGTGAGCGCCATGACTCCCACATATGCAACGATTGTTACAATGGCGATGATTGCCACGCCAGCTCGACTCTTGCGGATTTCTAGGATCTCTAGCCAGAGCTCCTGGATCATTTCTTTTAGTGGCATGTGGCTCCTTTCTTTGCTTGTTTGTGTTCTCTTATGATTCTGGCGCGATCTCTACCTCGTGATCAACGATTCCTTGCAGGGTCGTGCGACCTGCAAAGGTGTTGAGACTGAGTGTGACTCGTAGACGGCACATGGCGTCTGCTACGTTGATGCTGTTCTTTCGTTCGCTGAGCAGTGGTGCGAGATCGGCACGGTTCCACCACAGCAATGCAACACCTTCTGGTGTGACGATTTTGAGATGCTGCTTTTGATCACCCATTGTGTGAATCGAGCACGTCACTAGGTTGATCACCATGTCGACTGGTGGGGCCGGGAAGCCATGCCCGAACGGTGCAAGTTCTTTGACTGTGTCCATGTATTGCGTGATTGCCTTGATCTCATGGAGTGGGGCATCGGCATCTGAGCTTGCGCCCAAGACGAGAGCAGCTGGATCGGAATGGACCAGAATGCCCGTTTCGGCAATGACCTCATCTCGACGCTTCGGAACCAACGTGGCTAGTGCGTCGTACAGTACCTGTGGCGATGGCGCATGGACACCACACGCGAACTCATGCCCCTGTGCGCCGATGCTTGGGTCACCCAGAGAATTCAGCTGCTCGATGACGGGGAACCACGTGGGGGAGCGCATGGATCCAGAACACGACCCGTCAGGGTGGATGCGAACAACTGCAACCGGGTGCCCATGCATGAGCATCAGGTTTTGTGCAATGAGTCCCAGCATGCCGGGCAATGCATCCGTGGGGAACACATATGGTGCCCACGGTTGATCGCTTTCGAGGATCTCACTCAGGATTTCTCGCACCTGAGTCTTGCGCTGGAGGTTGTACTCAACGAGCTGCTGAGCGGCTGCTCGTTGCTCATCGGGGGTGTCGGCAGTGAAGACAGCGAAGCCTGTCCTGTAGTCCCCGTCGACACGCCTGGTGGCATTGAATGCTGGAGCTATGGAAAACCCATATAGCTGTTCATCAACACGCTCGTGGGTTGTGCCTAGCTCTTCGAGTAGCATGCTTAGCCCTTCGAATGCTCGCATGTACACCGGATGGTGATTCTGCGATCGCAACATGGAGAGCAGCGTTGGCGTCCGATCGATGGTGATGTCGATGTCGTCGAATTCGTCGGGCTCTTCATATTTCGACTTCACCTTTTTGTAGGTCGGCGCTGGCTGCGGTGCTGCAATGAGCAACCTGGTGAACATGAGCGCTTCTCGGACGAGATCTCGGTTCTCATACACGAGGCTCATGACATCGGCCACTGTCCCAATGCCTGCGAATACCTTGAGCCAGGTAATGGCAGAGAGAGCGTGTGGCTGGTAGAGCGACGCGTATCGTTCTACGACTTGGTAGGCTACGTGCGCGCCGCATATCTCTCGGTTGGGGTAGGTTTCATCAATCCTGTTAGGGTTGATGAGGATATGGGCCAATGACTGAGATTCCTCGACGTGATGGTCTGTCACAAGAGTGATGAGACCGAGGTCGTTCGCGTGGTTAAGAGCAGCAGTGCTGTTTGTACCTGCGTCACAGGTGATGATGGCGCTTGTGTTTGGGAACTGTTGTTTCACTGCATCGATGACCGTAGGTTGGATCTCATGACCCAAGTGGTAGTCGGGCACGTGGAGATTGGTTGTGGGACCGATCTCGTTGAGACCCGCATAGAGAATCATGCCAGCACAGATGCCGTCGGTGTCAAAGTCTGGCACGATGGTGATTTCTTTGCCTGAGTCTCGTAGGATCTCCAGCGCCATGACCATTCGATCTACGTCCTTGAGCAGTGGATGCCCAGGGTTGTTGATGTCTGTGAGGTACTGATCGGTCCATCCCATCCGTTCACGGACACGATCGAACAGATCTAGACCACTGATTTCAAACATTGATTCATCGATGTCGAGAGGCTGCGGAGCCGTTTTGGATTCCATACGGTGGTGACTCCTTTCGTAGAGTTTGTTTTGATACTAAAACCCCGTAGCGGGTTAAGATCCACGCTACGGGGTTTGGTTGATGCTGTGCTATTAGACGACGGGCAGTGTCGTTGCCGCTTTGCCTTGTTTTGTCTCAGGACTGCTTTGCGGTTTGATGGGTCGCCACAGCATCCTTGAGAGGTGCCAGGGATTCTGCTACATCGGTGGCCTTCTGTTCAACGGCATTGGCCTTTTCGATGGAAGCAACAGCTTCGTCGTAAGACGTTACAGTCACCGTGGTCGACAGCGTGTGCGACTCATTTGTCACAGCCTTGAGAGTATCGTATGCGGTCTTCACAGTGCTGTTTGACTGCATCTTTGGGTCAGCTTCCACGATGGCGAGCTGCTCAGATGCGTTTTTCTGAGCAGTCGCTAGATCGGACTTGGACGACTCCATCAGATCATTGGCTTCATCGGTGGCTTTGCTGAGTCGATACGCATCACGGGTTGCGATGAACGACTGGGTTTGACCCTTAAGCGTCTTGATGGCCTCGTCGATGCTTGCGTAGTCTTGTTCGCCGGGGCACTGCGGAACATTAGCAGCGTTGTCGTTCTTGAACTTCTTAGCCTTGTCGGTGGCTTTGTCCAAATCCGCGATTGCCTTCTGACCCTCGGCAGACAGAGGGAAACCATCAGTGTGCATGAGTCGAGTACCCTCACCGGGCTCTAGGGATGCGTCGACGGAGGCGAGAGCGTCCTTGGCGTCCTGGATGGTCTGGTCGAGTTGTGCTTGCTTGTCTGTGAACACTTGCTGTTGATTCTGACAGGTAGTTGCCTGTTCGACCTGCGAATGCGGATGCAGAATGGCTGCGGTGATACCCATGAGGGCACACAGCAGGGCGATGATCGCGATGATAATCACGATGATCTTGTTGCGCTTGCTCTTGTCATTTGGGTCGGTTTCGGTGTCTGGCACCTTCAGTGCCTTCATTGTTTCCATGTTTTCCTCCTTGGTGATGATGTCTCTGACCTTATACCGTTTGTTCTTTGTTCTTTGAGCACCATCACCAAGGATCTTGGTTAGGCGTCTTCGTCGGTCTCGGTGTCTGAGTTGTTTGTGTTGATGTAGCTGGGTGTTGCAATGATTCGGATGTAGGTGTCCGGATCAAGTGCGGATTGAACAACCCTGTATTCGGGCGGCATCATAAGTGCGATGAGCGCTTCGCTGTGAGCACGCTCCCCGTGTTCGTTAACTCGCAGTAGCTCTTCTTGAGCTCGGATGATGATGTTGCTTTCATTGGGTACAAGCGCAATACCCTCTTCTGGGTTGATCGCGATGTGCTGAGCAGCGGGAACGACGATGACCATCGTGGCTGTGTCGTTTTTAATAGTGTCAATGATGCCCTCATCGTCTACGAGCGTAGCGTTGTGGCCATGCTTGTTGCACCACTTGTTGAGATGCTCACTGTTGGTGATAACAGTGAGTTCAACACGGGGAATATCGACGAGCATGTCAATGTCGTCAATTGCGTGGGGTGTGTTATCTGCCATATCTGTCATGTGGGGCAGAAGTGCGAGCTTTGTCTGCGCGATTGCTTCTGCCACCGTCTCGCCCAACTGGAATGTCTGTGTTGCCGCCTCTGTCACGATCGCCATAGTGATCGTGTTGTTGTTCTCATGATCTGTATGACTCATATGGGACTCCTGTCTCGTGCGTTTCGTTTCATTGGTTCTTATCTGGCCATGCCCTGACCACAATAAGACTTTCTTTCATTGCTCGGCTCGCCAGCGGCGAGCTAATCCAGTGGAACGAAATCATTACAGGAATGATTTACAGTTTTCAGTAGCATACTCGGTGCCACCGGTGGTGGCACTCAGTGGAACGAAGCGTGTGGAACAATCAGCCCGATACAGGGGTGGGTTGTTCCTTTTCTTCTTTCTATGCGTTCATCGTTATGTTGTTATTTTTATGCATCAACTGAGACTCTTGTGGGTCTCAGTTGTGTGTTCCCACCCTTCTTTCCTTTTTCTCCTCTTGTTTCCCTGTTCTTTTTAGTGGTGGGGGGGTGGGGATATTGAAGCATTGTTGTATGCTTCCCGAAACCTGTTTCTGGGAAACACATGTATAGACGCATGGAGTTGGTGATGCATACAGGTATTTATAGCTGTATGCATCAGCAGTATTGTTACTGGCTTCTTGTATCTTTTCTTTGTTGCTTACTTGTTTGCCTGAATGGAACCTTTAGGTTCCTGCTGTAGCTGTTGTAACATTTGTTGCATCTTGTGGGTGCGTTGTTGTACTCTTTTCGTTTTCTTTATCCTGCTGCTCTACTTATGTACAACTCTTACGTTTTTGAGCACAGCGATAAAACGTAAGAGTTGGGTGATGAGCAGCAGGGGTTGTTCAGGGTCTGAGTGATGAGACCGTGCATCGTATATGTTGATTGGGGGAATGTTACCTAATATTGCGCCCAATCGACATATACGACCAAGGTGTTTTGTGGTAGTCGGTTTTGATTCTTAGAATCGAAACCGACTATTTGTTTCCTAACGCCTTGGGTCACGGGACTCATCGGGAAGACCCGATGGCACAGATGCATAGACAATACATCTGTGCCGTGTTTCAAGCGTCGGGAACCGACGCGCAGAGGGCACCCGAGACAGCCCCAGTGGGGCTGTGGAGGGCAAGCCTGTGAAGCGATAGCGTAACAGGCGCAGTAAGAGCCCCGAGGAGCGTAGCGACGAGTGGGTGAGGGAGGGGTCGAAGCGGAGCGAGACCACGACCGAAGGGCTGTCGGCTATGCCGACCGAAGGAGTACGCGTAGCGTACGACTGAGCCAGCCCCTCTTATGCCCTTTTTTACCTGATCCACCGCCAGCGACCATTAGGGAGCGTAAGGTGGGCAAAGTGGCGTAACGAAGGGGAAAACAGGCGATACCACCGGGGGTGGTACCACGGGTCGTTGAGGCGGTACCGCCTCCGAGACGTGGTACCACGTGTGCCTGTTTTCCCTGTTAAGACGGGGTTTGGGCGGTACCACGGTCCGAGCTTGCTTGGCACCGTGGTACCACCATGCGGCTTCAGCCGCGTAACAGGGTGACGAACCGAGCGAGCGCAGGTTTGGCACACTGCTGTGACCCCCGTCTTGCCGGGCCTGGAACAGGCCCGTAAACGCCGTAAGGAGCGCGGTGTAACCGGGCTCCGTTGCATCACTGTAAGGCCCTGAAACAGCCGATGTAGCACTTCTGCTGCATCGGTGAAGTTCTTGTTTCAGGGGCGTTTGTTTCTGGGCTCTGAGAAGTAGAGGCAGCGGCTGTTGTAACAGCTGCAACGAGTGCACCAGATGCAGTTGCATCTGGTGTCTGGCAACCCTTATTTCATACCCACTAGAGGAGCCCAGAAACATGTCGGCGAAGCCTCCATTAACAGTCCATCGGATAACGCGTAACACCGGCTGATTCACATGCTGAGCAGGTGAAGCAGCCGGTGTTATAGAGTCTTTATATAGAGTTATCCGATGGTGTATTACTGCCACATGTAACAGGGCTATAACAGCTCTTTTTAGCGAGCTTTGTGAGCAAGCTCTGTTGCATGTGTGAAAACCTTGCAACATACGTGTATGTTGCGTGCCTGTTCATTTATTTCTTGTTCCCATCTGAGACAGGCTGGGACAGCCTGGTTCATAGCGTGGTTCAGATGGGGTAGCAACGCAAATAACAGACGTGATAGCAAGCGTTGTAACAGCAGTAATTCTGGCGCTGTTACAGACTGTTAATGTGCGCTCGCGGATGTTGCTGTTGCATGCCCATTATTTGCAGTATTGTTGCTTTATCGTAGAGGCTGAGAACATGATGGTTACGTGCCTCTTTAATCAGCGTTGCATCAATGTTTTTGCTATCGATCGATGCAGCATAAATAAACGTCGTGATGCATGGTTATAACAACCCTGTCACACCCTAGGCCCCGGTTGATGATTACTCTCCCGCCCTTCTTGTCCTTCTTTTTAGGGTGGGATGCGTAGCTGCAACCGGGGCTGTCACAGCGAGTAGCCGTGCGTTTCATGGCTCTTTGATGGCGCAACGTTGACCATGAATAATCATGGTGGTGCAATGATGGCCAAATAACGGTCAATAGTGACCAGTTTGAGGCCAGTGTTGTACCCGATAAGTGACGACCCATGTACCGGTCTTTATCTGGCCCAATGATGACCCTGTAACAGCCTAATGATGATCTTATTGTGGCCGGTAATGTGCCTGGTTGTTATCTGGTTCGATCCTGGCCCTGTAACAGCCTTATAGTGGCGCTTTGATGACCAGGTGACAACCTGGATCAATGATGGGTCGTTGATGAGTCAATGACAGCCTAATGATGTGCTTGTTATGACCCAGGTATGGTTCTTTCCGGGTCAGGAAAGCGCTAGTAGCCCAGTTGCTACCTTGGTAATTTCCTGGTCAGATAAGAGCTCTGAAAGCGCTAGTAGTAACAGCCAGCGACAACAGAGAACAGTACTGGCGGCGCTGGCAGCGCTGAATGAAAAACCCCCGGACACAGAGATCTGTGTCCGGGGGTGGAGAGAGATAGGAAGGGCGTGCATTATTGCTGTCTTGTTGGTCAGTGTGTGCATCGTAACGATTTGTTGCTGCAACAAAATTCGTTACAATACTGCTGGCCCGGTTGGTTTATTGCGGATCATATGGCGATAACCGGGCTGACCGCC